GTTTTGTACCTACTTCGATGATACGTGGTTTACCAGCTTCAGTTTCTTTACCATTGACAAGTTTAGATTTCTTACCTGGTTCCACTTCATTTTGTTTACCAGACTCAAGTTTATCATTTGGACGATAAACTGTTACAAGTTCACCTTCTGTTACAGAGTCTGGTTTTTCTGTATTAAGCTTCTTCGTACCAACTTCAACGATACGGTTCTTAGGTTCAGTATTTTCAACAACTTCTTCTTTAGGAGTTACCTTGCCAGTGTTTGCATCGAAAGTATAAGTTGTACGAGTAACCTTACGTCCTTTGACTCCCTCTTGAACAACTTTACGTTCACCTTCTGGAAGTTGTGGATTTGGACGAGTTTCTTCTTTAAAAGGAATTTCTTCAATTTTTTCTGAAGGTTTAGTTCCTACTTCGATTACTTTCTTACCACTTTGTTTACCATCATCAATGACTTTGATTTCACCTGGATTCAATTTAGAATTCGGAGTATAAGTGGTAGTAATAGCTGTAGCACGAGAATATGTAATTGGAGTAACAGTTGCAGTTGCTTTTTTATTGTAATTTTCTAAATTACCTTTTGAATGTTGATCATTAGCATTAGCAGCAGAAATCTCCATATTAGTTCCCCAAGTTGAGTTTTCTTCTGGAGCTTGACTATGAACTCGGAATACAAATTCATCATTAACAGCTTTATCAGTTCTACTTACTTTTTCACCAGTCCATTCAATAATTTTATTTTTAGCTGGTTCTGCATTATAAGTTGGAAGATCTGCACGTTTAGCCATGTCACTTTCAGTCATTACATTTTGGCTACCGAAGAAAAGACCATTTGCAATAGACGCAAGAGCTTTATTTAAAGGCATTACATTTCCATTGGCATCAAGGAATTCAGTTTGAACAATAAAGCTATATTCGCTACCAACTTTATATTGTGCTTGCTTTTTATGAGTGTACAACCACATATTTTCTTGCGAACCTAAGTAAGGAGATACGTAGTTTACAGCTTTACCATTATCATTAGTAAACGGATTACCTTTAAGAGTGATTGAACGTCTTACTCCGTACACTCCGTAATTTTTTACCAACTCTGAATTTTTATCAAAATTATAATCGTAAGTTACTGTTTCGCCTGAAGTCAATACAACACCATAGTGAGGAGTTGTTTTTCCTTCCATTTTAGAGTCTACAAAAACCGTACCCTTATCAAAGGAAGTTGCGTCTGCTGGAAGTGGACGAGCAGTATGTTGAATTTGCTTGTAGAGTTGAACCAATGAAGGGGTATTTGTTGTACCTTTATCAAGTAATTCATCTGCTTGAGCAGCTTCAGCATATTCTGTAATTCCAGGGGCGCCAACTGAGCCAGCCTTCAAGAAAGTCACTTCTCCTTTAGATGACTTGAAGTTTGTCGCAGTATTAACGCCATTTGACGATTGACTTTTTGCTTGCTCATAATAAAGCGAATTAATGAGTGTGAAATCCAATTCAGGAGAACTCAAAAGACTATTTTTGAACGCATCAATCTGATCTTTATTAGCTTTAAGCTCAGTTGCTTGTTTTTTCGCATCTTCCAGATTTTTAATCTGAACATTCACTTTTTCGTTCGCTTCAGCTTCTAGCTTTTTAGCATCCGCATCATTAGTAGCAGTACCAACTGATACAGCTGGTTTTTCAGTCACTTCAACACCAGCTTTTTTAGCTTCGTCAACTTTAGCTTTCAACTCTGCTTCTTTAACTGTCACTACTTCAGTTTTTGCATCTGAACTAGTAGGTTGTGCAGTTGTGGTTGGTTGAGCTGGAGTTGCTTCATCCGCAGACACAGTGTTTGCGCCAATTAACAATGCAGCTCCAAGGGCAATCCCACTTGCCAAACCGAAAGCTTTGGTCTTACGGAAAAATCCATGACCTTTGACTTTTTCATCAAATCCATTTTTCATTCGAAAAATTACCTCTTTTCTTTTTTTATGTATAAATTATACCAAAAAACATGATAACTCACCACTAAAATCTTGTAAATAGACAAAAAAGAAGGTTTTCACCTTCTTTCCTTCTTAACTTTTAGTTTTCTTGTTTTTTCTTAGAAAGAACAAGACTTGCAAGACCTGCTACTCCAAGCCCAGCAATAAGCAATGATGCAGATAAAGATTCACCTGTATGAGGAAGAACTTTACCTTCTTTTGTCGCTACTTTTGGTTCAGTATAAGATACTGGATGGATCTTAGTTTCTACACCTACTTCATGAGCTTTAGTTTCAACTTCACCAATTTTCACACCTTTTGCTTTTAATTGAACTTCAGGAATTTCAACAGATAAAGCTTTAGGAGCTTTTGGTTTTTCTGGAGTTTTAACTTCTCCTTTTTTAGGCGCATTATTAGGAACTTCTACAAGTTCTTTAGCTTCACCAAGCTTAGTTGGTTCAAACTTATCTGCTTTTGCGTCTTTAGAGTTTGTATCTGCAACAACAATAGACCCTTCAATTTTAGAAGCTTTATTATTGGTAGAAGTAAATGTGTAATTTACTTTGTACTCACCATCTTCAGCCAAAGCACCTTTGAAGGAAACTTTATTGTCTTTAACTTCCAAAGCTTGTTTTTTACCACTTGGAGATACCAATTCAGCAGAAATAAGTTTAACACCTTCTTCAGGAGTGATAGTTACAACAGCTTCTGACTTCGTAACAGTTGTCGTAGAAGAAACTTCAGTTGCAGTGTTCTTAAATTGAGTAATAATTTCTTTTTGAACTACATCTGCGGATTTTCCAGTAGTATCATAAATATTTGGATGTCCAAGTTCTGTCATTGATTTAACAGAGTTTGGATCATTGTTATCAGTTTCAGACAATTTATTGCGATTTACTACTGACATAAATGTTTTAGCATTTGCTTTTGCCCATGCTGCAAAAGTAGAATCCATTTTTTCTGTGTCTGCCCAACCATCAGTAAATTGAATTACTGAAACGATTTTATTTTTATTTGGTTGAGAAGTATATACTTCTTCAAAAGGAACAGTTTTAACAGTTCCACCTGTTGCTGTTTCGTTAGTCTTAAATGCTTTATCACCGAAAGCTTTTGCGACAGCATTAAAGTAGTCTGAATAGTTTGCTGCTCCACCAGGAGTGTTTGGAGCTTTAATTGCCAACAAGCGATCAATAACTTCTAAAGCTTCTTTTTTGCTCAAAAGAAGAGTTGAAACCCCAGTTTCCCAATCTTTTTCACTTAGTTTAGAGAAATCCAATTGAGCTCCGTGAGCAACAAACGAATTTTCTTTGTTATAAATATAAGCTTGAAGCATTACATTATCTTGATCAGTTAAGTCATTTTGGATCAAAGCTTTCAACTGATTCAAAGCTTCTTCTCTTTTACTTTGGTAAGAGGAACTGTAGTCGAGTACAGCGATTGTATCCAATGGTACATGGCTTACTTTTGTATCAGTAACTGATTTTGCTTTTGCAACAGCTTTAAGAATTTGGTTGTAAGAACCATCTTGATTTTTGGTAGCTGTTGAATCTTTAGTTAATTGAGATTTAGCATTGCTACTATCTTTAGCTAATTTTTCATTTTCAGCTTTGATTTGTTCATTCTTAGCTTTTGCTTCAGCTACTTTTTTGTTGAATTCATCTAAAGCTTTGTTGTAATCAGCTTCTACTTTAGCTTTTGCATCTGCAACAGCTTTATTCCATTCAGCCAAAGCTTTTTCATAAGTGTCTTTGTTGAATTTAGTGTCTGAAATAGCAAGCTCTACTTTTTCAGTAGTCTTTTTCGCTAATTCACTAGCTTCTTTTTCATCAAGAACAACTGTTTTACCTTTAGTAACTTCTACACCACCAGCTTTAGCTTTTTCAGAAAGAGAGTTCAATAAATTAGTTAAAGCAACTTGTTTGTTTTTAAGGTCAGCAAGAGTTTTTTCTGCACCTGACACAGAAACTTCAAACTCAGACTCTTTACCTGGAGTCAAAACAATTTTTGTTTCTCCTTCGAATTTAACTCCAGCTTTTGAAGCTTCTTCTAAAGATTTAGAAATACGCGCTTTAGCATCAGAAACCAAAGAAACTAATTTTTCAATTTGAGCAACTTGTTCATCAACATCCTTTTTAGCTGCGTCTACTGTTTCGTGTGTAACAGTTTTATCTAAAGTAACATTGATGTTTGATTTTTTAGCTTCATCAATTGCTTTTTTCAATTGACTGTTTAATTCTGCATTTTGCTTAGCAGCATCTTTGACTGCTTGTTCTTGTTTTGCAAGATCTTTATTAGCCAAATCAATTGTTTCATGATTTACTTTTTCTGTTTCTTTAGTTACTACAGATTCTTTTTTCGCTAATTCTTTAATACTTTCGTATTTTTTATTAAGCCCTTCTTGATTTGTAGCAGCTTTTTCTTCAGAAGTAGTAGATTTTACATCTTTATTTTCTACAACTGTTTGAGCTTTTGAGTTTGTTTCAGCAGTTGTTTGCTTTGCAACACTATTATCATCTACCTTATTTGCCACGACAGCACTTTCAGCTTCTTTAACAGAAGGTTGTGCAGTGACTTCATCCGCAGAAGCAGATTGGCTTCCAAAGACAATAGCTCCAGCAAGTGCAATACCACAAGCTAATCCCCATTGCTTAGTCTTACGGAAATATCCGCGACCATGCAAATTCTTATCCAAATATTTTTCCATCGGAAAAACTCCTTTTTTTCATTTTTTAAAGATGAATACACCTTCTTGCACTATTATAACATAAAGAATAATAAAAAAGCTGGTTTTAACCAACTTTTTTACTTTTTTAATTTTCTTTCTTCTTAGAAGCTAAGCCTAACAAGCCTAATGCAAAGAGCACAATTGAACTTGCAAGACTTACAGAACTTGAATCTCCAGTATGAGGTAATTGATTTGAACTTGCTTTACCAGAACGAGATACTTGAGAAGTTGGAGCTTGTTTTGCTGGTGCTGTAGGAATATTTGGCACGGCTTTATACCCAACAATATTTCCTTTTGCATCAACAATCGCTACTGGTGTAGAACCAGATTTTTTAGCTTCTTCATATTCTTTTTTAATTTTAGCTTCACGTTCAGCATCTTCTTTTGCCTTCAAGTATGTTTTGTAGGCATTGTAAACATCTTCATAATGTTTTTTAGCAGCTTCTTCTTTTTCTTTAGCTTCTTTCAAAGCTTTGATAGCTAGATTCAATTCAACTTTAGCTTTTTCTAAATCATCATTAGCCTTCTCAGAACGTTTTTTTGCTTCTTCTAAAAGCTTAGGAGCATTTGCTAATTCTTGAAGGTGTTTTTTAGCACTGTCCAAATCAGCCTTAGCGTCTAAAAGAACTTTTTCTGATTTTTTAACATTTTCAGTTGTTGCTTTTTTAATTTCAGTCAAGCGGTCCAATTCAGAATTTTGCTTAGCTAATTCTGCTTCAGCGTCTTTCATTTTAGCTTCTCGTTTTGTTAATTCTTCTTGAGCAGCTTTCAAAACACCAACTTTTTCTTCGTTCGACTTAGTTAATTCTGCAACTTTTTCATTAGCTTTAGTCAATGCAGTTGTTTCGGCATTCAATACTGTTTTAGCATCATCCAATTGCTTGTTAAGACCATCCAATGCAGAGGTTAATTTTTTCTCTGATTCTTCTTGTTTAGTCTTAAATTCATTCAAAGCTTCTTGAGCTTTTTCGAATGCTGGATTTTTAGGATGAGTAGTTTCTTTCCATACATAAACGAAGGTTGTCTTCGGAAGAAATTTAACACGTTTGCCATTAAAGTAGAATTCTGAGTGACTCATATCAGAGTCTTTGTTTTCAGCTTTTGCTAAATGCCATGTGCTTGTATAACTACCTTCAACGGTTGGATAAACTGGGTGATTTGGGTCATCAGTAACAAACTGCAGAGTTCCATAATTTCCAAATTGCGATTTTTCGTCAAAAGAACTTCCAACAGCAATACCTGTACCAGAAGCAGCAAGTAGTGGAATTCTGTGCCCATAATTCATACGGTTAGCTTCGCTTGGAGTTTCTGAACCATAACTTGATGCATTGCTATAATCATTAAAGTAGCGAAGGATCAAGTTGTAAGCAAGTTCTTTTTCACTAACAGTATCTTCGTATGGTAAAGTTCCTGCAGAAGCATTCTCTGTACTCCCACGCAAACCAAAGTCTTCTTTTTTCAACTTAGTAGCATGGCTAAGTTCGTCTTTTTCAATCATTTCATCAGCACGAGCTTTTGCATATTTTAAAGCTTTATCTGTGACTTCAGGGACAGGAATATCAATTCCATTGATTTTACGCAACTCAATCAAATAGTTACGAACTTCTTCTGAAACCTTTTTGTAATCAATTACGTGAGGTTTTTTAAAATATTCTTCCGACTTAACTTCAACAATTTCTGTTTTCTCACCATTAAAATCCACATTTTCATTAGCAGCAATATAGTAAGTTTTACCATCACGTGCAACCATTTTATCAGATGCTAAAGCAGGAGTTTTAGATTCGTAATCAGGTGTATCTTTTCTCTCCAACTCATGAGTAACAATCTCTGTCAAAAATTCAGGACCAGCGTTTTTCAATTCTTTTTCAAGAGTCAAACGTTTTTCTGAACCAGAAGCTTTCAACGTAGTTAATTCTTTGTTAGCTTCTCCTACTTCGTTTGTAAGACTTTTAACCTTTTCTTCAGCAGTAGCCTTCTTTACTTCTAATTCTTTTGCTTCTTTTTGTGCTTTCACTAAAGTAGCAGAATCGAAAGCATCCTCTGCCTTTTTAACAGCGTTTTCTGATTCACGAACTTCAGTAGCTTTGTTTAAAACATCTTTCTTTGCTTCAGATACTTTTTCGTTTTGCGCTTGAATCGCTTTATCAGCTCTTTCGTCATTTTTTTTACTTTCATTCAAGACATTTTCAGCCTTTGTAACAAGCTGTTCTTTTTCTTGAATATCATTTTCCGCCTTTTTCTTTTCTTCTGGAGTAGCTTTAGACACTAACTCTTCTGCAGTTTTTAAAGCAGTTGAAGCTTCTTTACTTTCTTTTTCTGACTCTGTAACTTTTACTTCAGCATCTTTTGCTTTCGCCTCGGCCACTTCTGAAGCTTTTTGACTTTCAGTAAGCTTAACTTCCGCTTGTTTAACAGCCTCTTCAGTTGGAGCTACAGTTTTCGTAGCTTCAGTTTGTGTTGTGTTAGGTGTGACTGGTTCCGTTTTAGCTGTTTCATCAGCTTTAACACTATTAGCCCCAACAATCGCAGTTGTAGCAGCTAAACCAATCAACATTTTTTTCTTATCCATTAAATAATTCCTTTCTTATTTAAGAAAATTTACTAATTATTATAGCATGTTTCTTCTATTTTGTCCTTGTTTTGTCGAAGTTTTATCCTAGAATTTTTTTCAAATCTAAGTCAAACAAAGCGTCCCTTTTTTGATCCGCGTTAAATTGACTTGTAATAACTTGCTTATATTCATCACTATCTCTTGTTAACCCTGTTTTAGTTGCTAAAGCTTCTAAAATCAGCTCATCTTTAATTCTTGATTTAACATATTCAGAACGTCCAGCATAATAATCACTCTTACTTGCATTAGTTTTCTTAAAGAAGTCATCTTCGTCTTTATATTTTACACCCATAAAGAATTCTTTATATTCATCTTCCAAACGGGAAACAACTTTTGCTGGATAAGCCTTGATTTTTGTATTGTCGCGAATATAAACTTTTGCATCTTTAATTCGGTTATATTGATTCGAGTAGTTAGCGTTTTCTACCAAACTTTGATAAATCTTATCTACTTCTTCCGCAGATGGTTCTTCAGGTCTTACAATTTTACTTACAACAATCTTATAAGTAATCTTTTTCCCTTTTAATTTTTCGTTCGAATAATCTGAAGGATAATCCACATTAATTTCTTTTTCTTCATTTACACCCATGCCAGCTATAGCGTTTTCTACATAAGAATCAACTAACTTTGTACCTAGTGTAACTTTGTTCGCCCTAAAAGAGAATGCAGGGATTTCTGTCCCGTTTTCCAATGCAGTTACAGTTGCAATTGCCGTATCTCCTAATTGCACTTTAGCATCGGGGCCTTCTACGGGATGTCCAATTTTAGTTAACCTTGCTTGTAACAAAGCATCATCTCTAGTTGGAGCATAGTTATTAGCAGAAGCTGGAATATTAGCGAGATCAGGTAATTCAACAATAGAATTAATATCATAATCACCTTGAATGATTTCTGCTCCATCGCTAGCTTTCTTACTATTGTTATCAAATGTTAAATCCTTATTGTCCTTAATTTTTTCAGGACTCTCTTTAATCTGTGCTGTTTTAACTTCTTTCATCTTACTAGTTTTTTCTGGTTGTTGCAAAAGCATAAAACCTAAAACACCAACAGAAAGTAATCCTACACCACCAATAACAACTTTTTTGTTTTTTAATAAACTTTGAATATCCATTTCTATCTTCCTTATCCGTTATAAATATCGGCAATAACCTTTCTTAAATACATCTGGGAAAAGTAACTTTTTCAAACCTACTTTTTCGAAATTAATAATGATCGCATTATCTGAGTAACGAACTACTTTTCCAAGTCCATACTCAGAATGAGTAACTTTTGCGCCTGGCAATTTTTTCTTTATAGTAGGATTAAAAACTCCTTTATAATCCTCTTTTAATTCTATCAAGAATTTTGATTGAGTACCACTACTACTGATATATAAAATATCCATAGCTCTAGTCATTCCTACATAAAGAACTCTACGTTCTTCCTCTCTGCCATCATCCGTAACTACTAGTTTCCCTGGTAGTACCTTATCGTCTACCCCAATCAAGAAAACAACTTTCCATTCCAGCCCTTTTGATTTATGCATTGTGGCTAGCTGAATTCCATCATTAGAACGTTTTCTATTCAATTCCTTGGTTTTTGCTACCATATATTTAGCATGATTTAACCAACTTTCAACAGTTTCAAATCTAGTAGCGTCTTCTTTCAACATTTCAAAGATTTCAAGTTCAGACTCAACATCCTCGTTTTTCATAGATGCGATGTTTTTCAAATGTTTTTTGTAGTTGATTTTGTCTTTACTCTCCATCAATTTAAAAATTTCACTTGGAGAGGTCTGCAAACTAATCTTATTAGGTCCGAATGAAGCAAACCATCCTTTAATGGATTTTTCTGCGGCTGGATAACGCCATGTATCTTTCGAATGTCTTAGTGATTCTATTGCTTGCAGAAAGATATCTTCTCGATAAGGAATGTCTAAGAATTGTTGGCTATGAAGATACCTGTTTGGGTGATTCAAAACAGCAAACAAATTACTCTTATAATTCATTCCTAATGAAAGTTCGACATAAGCCTTAATATCTTTAAAAATATAAGATTCATAAACTGTTTTAATTTTCTCCGTTGAACTAAATGGAAGCCCAGCTCTAGACAACATATCTACAGGAATTTCTGCCTGTTTGTTTGTTCTAAATAAAATAGCCATTTCATTATAGTCATAATTTTCTACTTCATGGAGATAATGAATTTTATCTATAATAGCAGCCATTTCGTTTCGCTTACCTTTAGATTCTAAGAAGTGTACTTCTCCAACAGAACCATTCTGCCCTCTGAAGGAAATAAAATTCTTTTGAAATCTCTTTTTATTTCTCTTAATAAGGGTATCTGCATAGTCAATGATTTTTTGAGAAGAGCGATAGTTAGTGCTCATATTAATCACTTTTACCTTTGGGAAGTCTTCGGAAAAGTTCATCATAATAGATGGATCCGCTCCACGCCAAGAATAAAGAGACTGATCATCATCTCCGACTACACAAAGGTTATTTGTTCGACTAATGAGAGTGTAGATGATATCTTTTTGAATTTGGTTTGTATCTTGATATTCATCTACTTGAATATAATCAAAGTGGCGACTCCACTTATCTCTAATCTCCTTGTTTGTAGAGAGAAGCTCTTCACATTTTACAAGCATATCATCGAAGTCAATTTTTCCACTATTTCTTTTTTCTTGCTCATAAGCGTTATACACGCGAACGAATAACTCTTTGTCACAACCAGTTGGAATGAAATTTTTTAATGGAGTGTAGCTGTTTCTAACTGCAGAAATTTCCGTTGCAATTGTCTTCGCCATTTCCCACGCATCATCAATGTAAATATTTCCTTTGAGTTGATTTACTAAAAATTCCATTTTTTGGGATTCTGTAATTAATGATGATGAGTCGTATCCTTTTTCAATCCGCAAAATATTGAAACAAAGAGAGTGGATCGTCATAAACATAATTCCTGGATTTTTTCCGTAAAGCTTAACATATCTTTCTTGCATATCTGCAGCCGCAGAGTTTGCAAAAGTAATCATTAAAATCTTTTTAGGATTTCCTCCATTGTCAATGATATGTTTAATCCGTCTGACAAGAGTTGTAGTTTTACCTGAACCAGGGCAGGAAATAACTATAACTGGGCCCTTAATTGTTTTAATAGCTTCTTCTTGGGCTTCGTTTTTTTGTAAACTCATTAAGCATCCTTTCTAGTTTCACGTGAAACATTATTTTTATCTTCCGTCGTAATTTCAAACAAATCGTTCAAATCTTCGATGTTTAACGCTTTTGCAATCATTGCTAAGTGTTTCTTATTTATGGATGTATGTTGATTACTACATATCCTTTGGATTTGGTTACGATTAATTCCTGTAAGCGCAGATAATTCTTTCTGAGTTATATTTCTTTCTTTCAATATATCTCCGACTTTAATTTTCATAACTAAGCTTGAAGACATTTTTTATTTTTCTCCTTGCGTTCTTTTATACTATATGGTATCATAATACCACAAATATGTGGTTTTTTCAATCCGTAATTTTTGAAAGGTTATCAAAATGAAATTAGGTATTTACGTATTTACTAAATTATTCATCTTTATCGTATTATGCTTGAGTGTTATATTGACAATTAAGTATTTTACTCAAGCGAAGGAAATAGCGAAAGTAAAAGAAAAAAGTGTCAAAAAATATAGTTTAGTTAATCTCACATCTATCCAACAAGTAATGATAGACCACGATGTTTCAAAAGAAATAAATAGGATTATCAATTCCCTTACAAAAATAAAGGTGATTATTTTCTGCTCTTATCTAATCTTAGTCATCTATGTATTGTGGTCCTTGTTTATTTGGTAAATATGTATTTAGTTAAATACGTATTTAGCTAAATATGTAAATATATATTTATAAAATATAGTCCAAAAACCTTAGCAACAGCATCTTCTGTTGCTTTTTCTATTTATTCTAGAAGTTAGTATTTAAGTATTTAACTAAATATGTATTTACTTAATTATTAAGTATTTAGTTAAATACCTAATTGACTTTTGCTTATCTTTATGATATAATGAAATCATAAAAATTAATGAGGTGATAAAAATGACTAATGAAAAACAACGTGGATTTGAATTGGTTTCAAAATACCAAGGATGCGAAGAGCTTCTTCCAAAACGAGAAACAGCTCATGCTGCTGGTTATGATTTAAAAGCGGCAGAAACCGTTACTATTAATCCTGGCGAAATTGCATTGGTTCCTACTGGTGTTAAAGCTTATATGCGCGATAATGAAGCGTTATTCTTATATGATCGTTCATCTAACCCAAGAAAACAGGGAGTTGTGCTTATCAATTCTGTTGGGGTTATTGATAAAGATTATTACAACAATGAAGATAACGAAGGTTTAATGTTTGCCCAATTCATGAACATCACTAAAGAGCCTGTTGTCATTGAAAAAGGTACTCGTATCTTACAAGGAGTCTTCTCTGAATTCCTAACTGTCGATAATGACAATGCGACTGGAGTGAGAACAGGAGGTTTCGGTTCAACTGGTCACTAATTAGATATTTACGTATTTAGCTATTTATGTATTTAGTTAAATACCTAAATACAATTAAGTATTTAGTTAAATATAAAAAAGGAGATGAGTTATGGAAGTAGAATACAGATGTAACAATTGCGGAGAATACTTCTACGCAGAGAGCGAAGGAATGTCAACTCCTTCTTGTCCCAACTGTGGTTCAGATGACGTTTGGGATTTTTAGAAGTTGACTAATACATAACGTTATGTTATAATTTATTTTATGAAAGGGACATTCCCTTTCTTTTCTATATTATTGAATAAAAAAGAAAAGAAACGAAATTAGAAATGAAAAAACAGAAGTCTTATAAGTTTCGTCTTTATCCAAATCTTGAGCAAAAAATCTTGTTTGAAAAAACCTTTGGTTGTTCCCGTTTTATCTGGAATCAGATGCTTGCGGATAAAAAGGCTCACTATGAGAAGACGGGTGAGTTTTTAAAGAATACTCCCGCTCAATATAAAGAGGAATTCCCTTGGTTGAAGGAAGTGGATAGCCTAGCCTTGTGTAATGTTCAATTGAATCTGAATAAGGCCTATAAGTCTTTCTTTCAGTCGGTTTCGGTTTCCCAAAGTTCAAATCTAAGAAGGCTGCTCAGTTTTATAAGACAAATAATCAGAAAGGGCTAATGGTTCTGCTAGACGGAAAGGTTAAACTCCCTAAAGCTGGTTGGGTAAGGGTAAAGGTTCATCGTCAGCCAAGAGGGTTGATCAAAAGTGCCACTATTTCCAAAACTGCGACAGGGAAGTATTTCATTTCTATTCTTTGCGAGGAAGAAATTCTTCCTTTACCTAAAACTAATTCTAACCTTGGAATTGATTTAGGTTTAAAGAACTTCGCCATTCTCTCAACTGGAGAAAAGATAGAAAACCCTAGATTTCTCACTTCTCTTTCTAAAAAGTTAGTGAGAGAACAAAAGGTTCTCTCAAGAAGAGCGCTCCTTGCCAAGAAGAAGGGAAGAAAACTTTCTGATTGTCGCAACTATCAAAAACAAAAATTGAAAGTGGCTCGGCTTCATGAGAAGATTTATAACCAAAGAAGAGACTTTCTAAATAAACTCAGTACAGACCTCATCAAGAACCACGATGTGATCTGCTTAGAAGATTTAGCCTCTAAAAACCTTATGAAGAATCACCACCTGGCTAGAGCCATCGGAGATGTCTCATGGTATGAATTTGTTCGCCAATTGACGTACAAGGCAGATTGGTATGGGAAGACGATTATTCAAATCAGTCGCTGGTTTCCCTCTTCCCAACTCTGTTCTTCTTGTGGGGAAAGCTCAGGAAAGAAAGCTCTCTCTATCCGTAAGTGGACTTGTGAAGGCTGTGGCGCTCATCATGACCGTGACATCAATGCTAGCATCAATATCCTCAAAGAGGGATTGCGTCTAGCCTAATAAATATAGAACCGTAGGAACTACGGGGATAGCTTGGTTGATTCGTGTAACCTCTGGGGTTTAGCCATCTAAATCCTAAGTCTGCACGCTACCCAAGAAGCTCTTCCCTTTTAATTCAATCTAGGGAGGAGTAGTTCACGTCCCGATCTCCGCATTCTTCGATTGTTAGAAGTAAGAAAAAAGACTTCACCCACTTCTTCAGTGGTAGCTTTTTATATTACACAACTACAAAGGATATTAAGGAAATACAATGAACAAAAACTTATCACGGCTTGCAAACGCCTCTGCAGGAAATAAAGAAGAATCTATTTTCAAAGTTTACGCATATTTGAATACCAAATTTGACTTTTCACCTTTATTAATTTCTCAAAAAGTTCTGGTAAAAAATAACACTATTCTAAAGTACCTGGATACTATCAGAAAAGCCCAGTTGAACTCTACAGTTTATAGAAACAGAATCAACAATATGAATTCAGTTGATTTCTGCAAAGGAATGAATCAAGAACAAAAAGAAATCGCTGAGAAAAGCTTAGAGAAATGGAAAAAAGATATTTCGTCTTTTGAAAAAGGTAACGAATTGCATGACCATCAATTGGACCAATATATTCACCCAGATGATGAACAAAAAGCAGAATTATTCTTTTCTCGGTTGGAACAATCCTTATTGATCTATACTTTTCTTTTACAAAAAAAATAGGATGCTTTTTTGCATCCTTTTTTCTTTTTTTCTTTTTTTTCTCTAATTAGTATGATATAATTGAGATTGTAAAAAAAAGCCGTCTCTTGGACTGCTTTGACATCTTACCCAAAAAACCAAATTTAATATGATTTACTGCAATCACCACGAACACGAGGATGTTGAATGCTTCATGGCATCATAGCATCTAGTATCATGGCGTTTTTGCGACGTTATGACATACCTTAAGAACAGTATGTTTTAGCAAATTTCAGTAACTCTTTTATTAAAATTGATTTACTATGGGATAAGTATAACATAAACTGGTTATTTTTGTCAAGTAAATAGTTATTTAATTAAATACTTAATTACAATTAAATATTTAACTAAATATGTATTTACTTAATTACTAAAAAAGGAAAGACAATGAAAAGTTTAAATGGGATCTTCGCAGGTGAAGTTAGTTCCTATAAAGGGACTGAAAAATTAGACAAGCTTGCATATTACTTAACTTCTCAAACAGGGAAAAATATCTCTTTGTCCATTTACAAAGACGAACATCAAAATTCTTTAGGAAAAAATGTTAGACCTGCATTAATTATTGATGATTCTAGTTGCAAAAGCTACAAATTTATCAATACTAAAGAAATTTGTAAATACCTTTCAGAATATCCTGAAGCTAGCGTTTTTGAATCACAACTACGCTGCCAATATAAAAAAGATGAGTTTATCGCAAAATATGGAGAAAATTATAAAAAACCATTACAAGATCATCTGTCAGGAAAAGGTTACAACAAAGATTGCGACGGTGTTTGGAGCCTAACTATTGACTTTGATAGTAACATTACAAAGAGAGAATTAGAAGAACTCAATTTTTACAGCAAAAATAAAGCTCTTAACACTAGTAGAAACAAAGCCTTTTATGCTCAATCAATTTCTACATACGCTTTACTTTTTAAGGAATTCATTTCTTTCTCTCTACAACCAACAAGTATCCGTTTTACAGGGAAAGGATTCCAGTTTGTTTATCAATTATCCACACCTTTTTACTTTAATAAAAGAAGTGAGAACGATGTGGAGCAACAAAAACAGTTTGTTAAAGATGTTATCAAGTGGCTAAGAAGAACCCTTGAATTAGAACATGCTAAATTCAGTGAACAAATGAGTGGAATTCTTCCAAAAGGAATTCAAATAGCACTAGATCCTGTTTTTGAAAACAACCTTTATCAAACTCGTAGAGTCCCAGGAAGCTTCAATAAAAAAACAGGGATGTATGCTACTTATATTTTCTTAGAAGAAGAGAATAAGCGTGTTAAGCATAATCTTTCTGATTTAATTGATTTCTGCAAAGAGAATTACAAAGAAGATTACTTAGCACTTCACTCAAACCCTTCCTTCTTTAAATCTTCTAAAGATTTCACTAAAGAAGAATCGCTATTATTTGCTAAAAATCGTTTAGAAATTCTAAAGAAAATTGCAGAAGAGCGTAGGATCTCGAAAACATTAGTAGGTTCTAGACACAATTTCATCACTCAATTTACCAATTGTGTTGCAGATGTACTTAAATACGAAAAGCCACATGAAAGTTCAGATTTTTCTTCTGTGTTAAAAAAAGTTATCACTATTAATTCTGATCATTTTAAAGAAGATTCCTTAAATTATTCTGAAGTTAAATCTGCAGTAAAAGGAGCGCTCAAGCGTAGAAATAAATTACTTGCAAGAGGAGACTCAACTAATTTAACTAACAAAACAATTCAAAACTTCTTAAACTTAGATGACGTTGAAATTAGTAAATTTTCTTCTATTTCTAGAAAAGTAAAGAGAAGTCAAACAAAAAATGAATTGTTAATTTCAAAGCAAGACAAGGTTAATAAGACACATCTACTTAGAAAAGAAGGATATTCTTACAAAGAAATTGCAGAAGTTTTAGGAATGTCCATTTCGTCAGCACAAAGATATGATGTTGTTTTGTATCCAAGATTTAAGCAGCAAGCAAAGCAACAATTAAAGGAAAGTAAAAAAGAAGCCCAAAGAGAGCTTCTTACTACTCAAAAAGAAATCTATCGTTCTTTGTATGAACAAATGACTTTAGTTATTTTTGCTAAAAAGTTAAAAAGAACTTTTAAAAACTATTTCAATGAAAATGTTAAAGCTAAGGTACTAAATTTCAATTATTTGTTATCTATTTTTTATAAGTCTTTTGACCAATTAATAAAAACGTCTTCGTTAGGAGAACTTATCAATCTACGAGGAAGTATAGATAAGATCATTTCTAAACTCCTTGACACAAGAACGTTTAAAAATATCATTAATGAAATCCAATTAGTTTCTATCTTAGAAGAACAAGGTCTCAATATAAATAGTGTAACTAACCTTTACTCAAGAGTTAGTCACTTCTTAGATGATTATTTAAAACATTTATTCTTTAGAACGATTAAAAAAGAGACTCTTAAATCGAAATGCTTCTATCCTAACGGAATGGTAGCAATAGAGTACGTAAGACAAGAATCTAACTTACCATTCTCTTTACATCAAACACCTTCTATTCTTACAGCTAAAGGAAAAAGTAGAGGTTACTATCTAAGTAATAAATAGATACGGTTTATCTATTAAACAGGTATTTTAAGCGTATATACCTATATTAGGTACACATTTTGGGAATATAGATGAATAGAATAAAATTCAAAAAAATGGACTTTTTTGAAGCTTTTTCGTTATGCTCAAAAAACAAAAAGAAAAAAAGCTATTGACATTTAATATACTTTATGATAGAATTATAAACAGTTGAAGGGTCCCTTTCCTTGAACTTTTTCTATAAAACCTCCTTTCAATTTTATAGAAAGTAAACAGTGGTCAAATACAGTCCACTACTTAAATATTTTTATTAATTCTTTTTTAAGCAGTTATTCAATAGTTTCCTCGGATAACTCTTAAGAAAAACACATTAGCACCTCCGTTGATTGAAAACTTTGCTAATGTGTTTTTTTGTGTTATTTTTCCCATTCCGCATACCAAAAAGACCTTCCAAAAAGGAAGGCCTTTTGTTTTGTAGAGGTAAAAATTACCTTAGCGTTTTGCCAACTTTAGGTAGGTATGGTATCACCTTTTTGTAGCCTTATGATATCACAAAGTGATAGAATAATCAACTTATTTTGTCAAATCATCTCTCTAGCTTACAAAATATTTGAGGAGTAATTTTTTATCTACCACCGATAGATTTAGATGGAGCTTGCATAGATGGAGCTTGATTGCCGCTAATAACAGGTTTAACATCTCCTTTATCGCTGTTAAATTTAGAGCCGACTTCTTTCATTTTTTCTTGAGAGTCTTTCTTGATATCTTTAAATTGTTGTTTAAATTTATCTTTAGCAGCTTCAGTTCCTTCTTTAGCTTTTTCTGTCATCTCTTTCATCTTATCTTTTGGAGTAGATTCTTTAGAGTCAGAAAATTCTTTTTTAGCGTCTTTTACCTTATCGTTAGTGTCTTTTTTAATGTCTTTGAATTGTTTTTCAAAGTTTTCTTTGGCATTTTTAGGACCTTCTTTAGCTCCTTTATCCATTTCTTTAACAACAGATTTTTCTTTAGATTGAGACGGTTCTTTCAAATTGTAGTTCTTTTCCATGAACTTATCAATTCCACCTTGTTTTTCAATACCGTCCATCAATACTTCTAATTCTTTTCGTTGTTTAGGGGTAAATGAACCTGGATTAGCATCTAAGCGATCTTTAATTTTATGAAGATCAGAACGAAGGTTTTCGGTTGTCGCTTTAACCAAATCTGCACGATCACCTTTAGGTTTAGTAAGGATGTTGGTAAATGGAGCTTTTTGTCCTTCTTTACCAGTAGCTAGCTTGTGCATGTTTTCAGCAAACTTATCCATCTTACCTAATTGGTTTCCATCAATCCAAACTGAATTACCTTTCCCAAGTCTACTTACTACATCTTTAGTTAAATCAGTTTTCTTTCCGTTTAGTAACTGGTGTTTAACCCCATCCTTAAGTACGATGTTTTCGTGCCCTTTACCGATACCTTGTAGAATTTCTCCAGGAGTTTTTAGAATCTTACCTAACATTTTACCTGCACCTTGGAACAATTCTCCTGGCACTTTTAGTACGTTACCCGCAAACTTACCGACACCTTTAACAAGTTCTCCTGGAGCTTGAAGGATTGTACCTACTCCACCAGTTATTCCTTGTATAGTTCCACCAACTGTTTTACCAATTCCTTTTACGATGTTTCCAGCATCTTTTCCTAGAAGACTTCCAACGCCATCTCCTAAAGCATTACCAATTCCTTCAACGCCTTTTCCAGCCATGTTTCCGATACCTTTTACAATGCCACCAGGAGCCTTCATAACTTCTCCTCCGATGTTGGTAACTGTTTCAACTGCAGCACCTGGGGCTTTCATTACTGTTCCGTAGACATTTCCTACTGTTTCAACTGCAGCACCTGGAGCTTTAAGAACCGTTGCAGTAACATCACGAGAAATACTTCCAACGCCACCAGCGATGTCTTTTAGACCTTCACGCGTTTTATCGTTACCATCCTTCATTCCTAAAGCTTGTTCAAAAGCTTCACCAGCTTTAACATAAGCTCCGCCAATAGTGCCAAGCCCATCACCTACACTGCCAATAATGGATTTGGTTTGTTTAAGAATTTCTTCTTGTTGATTTTCTGTAGCCATAATATTTTTCTCCTTTTTTTCTTTTATGGATATACCTATATTATGCCATTTTTTGATGAAAATAAAAACAACAATTTCATTTTTTCCTGTTTTAGTATTTTTTTGGGCTTTTTTGGCGTTTTTTTTGTTTTTTATGGCATACTATGAATAGTCAATAAAAAAGGATGTAAGATGACAAATGTAAAGAAACCTACAAAAGCCGATTGGAATTTTTACCAATCAATTAAGCATATTCTAGAGGAAGGACAACTTTCAGAGCAAGCTAGGCCTGTATATAAAGATGGTTCTACAGCCAATTCATTTTATACTACTGGATATTTTCAGTCTTATGACTTAGCATCTGGGGATTTTCCGATAACAACGTTAAGACCAATTGCATGGAAAAGTGCAATTAAAGAAATGTTGTGGATTTATCAGGATCAGTCTAATTCGTTAGACTTATTGCAAAACAAATATAACGTTAATTATTGGAATGCGTGGGAAGTAGCAAATGCTACTGCGAATAATGGTGATCTCCGTAGCATCGGGAACCGATACGGTTACGTGGTTAAGAAGTATGATATCATCAACAATCTTCTCAAACGTTTGAAAGATAATCCATGGAATAGAAGAAATATTATTAGCTTATGGGATTACGAAAGTTTCGATGAGACGGAAGGTCTTTATCCCTGTGCTTTCCTTACAATGTTTGATGTGAGAAAGATTGATGAAGATATTTATCTTGATTGCACTTTAGTTCAACGCTCTAACGATATGTTAGTAGCGCACCACATTAACGCCATTCAATATGTTGCTTTACAACTTATGATTGCATGTCATTTTGGTTGGAAAGTTGGGAAATTTAATTATTTCGTTAATAACCTTCACATTTACGACAATCAATTAGAACAAGCAGAGAAGCTCATGCAACGCTATGAAGATGTTGAATCGTCTTACTTAGAACATATGTGTGAAGAATCAACAAAAGAGTTTATTAAAAACAATCTAAGCTTGTTGCGACAAGACGATGACAACTTCAGTGAAAAGGTTGCTGCTATTAATGAATTAGTGTTAAGTAAAGTTCAAAGCGATATGTTTAATCCAGAAGTAAATAATGAAACTTCCCCTAGATTAAAACTAAATTGCCCTGCTAAAACGAATTTTTACGATATTAAGTTCAGTGATTTTGAACTTGAAAATTATGACCCCATCAAACCTCAAATTGTTTTTGATGATCTTGCGGTATAAGAAAAAGACTAGCTAAAATGCTAGTCTTTTTTTGTTTATTATTGATTAAAAGAATCAAAGAAATCCGCAGTTTCGTCGTGAGGTTCTTCCTCTTGTTGATGAGCAGGCTTATCTTCTTTTCTCAATACACCTGTATCTTCTTCTTCCTCAAGTTCAAGGACAGGAGCAGAAGTAGGAGCATTTGGAAGCGGAGCAACATCTTCTGGATCGTCATCATCATATGTAATTGGCCCCCTTCTAGAAACGAAAGTATCTGTAGGATACGTTAAGTCCCGTTGAGGAATAACTTCTTCTTCAACGTCCAATTGTCCAGTATCGGCTTGTTGTCGTTTGTATTCTTCTCTCATTAGAGCAAGTTGTTCTTCGTCGCTCAAACGTTTAGGGCCGTCTTCCCTGTCAAGCAACGTTTCATCTGCTTTTGGAGCAGAAGGAGTACCTTTAATTAAAGAGATGATCTTTTTGATTCCAAAGAATGCTCCAACGATTAAACCAAGGAAGAATACGAGAGCAACAAATTTATTACCTTTTTTCTTTGGTTTTTTCTCTTCAGTTTTTGTTGTCTTTTTATCATCTTCTGAGATAACATCGGAAGCTGTTCCTGTGAAAGCTTTTGATGAAAAAGTAACTGCTTGAGAAGTTTCTAACGACCACTTACCTGGTTCTGCTTTTGAAAAGTCCATTTGCAGGTATAAATCAGTCCAAGTGAGATCTACTTTTAATTTATCCCCATCACTCATCGAAACAGACGTATTAGAAACTGGATAAGTGGTTCCATCAGGTCCTGTTAGAACAATACGCGTTGGAGCATCACCTTTTCCATCCCCATCAGCATCCGTAGTGTAACGAATGATAATAGTAGTTCCTTTTTTACCGTCGGATTTAAAAGTGTATTGTTTTTCTTGTGACACAGCAGTATCAGATAGATTTTTACTTGCTTGCTTTTTCTTTTGTAATTCTTGTTCTTGTAAAATTGTATTATCTTCGTTTGTTAGAATACCTTTTTTTACAAGAGCATCGAAGTCTTTTTTAAGTAACTCGTAGTTTGTGACAGCAATCCGATCTGACATTTTTAATTGCGAGTATGCAGTCATGAGTGACTTAACTTCTTCAGCATGAGTCTCATTAAGATCTTCTACTGGAGGCAAGTTTTCAATTCTTCCTATAAGAGCTTCCGCGTCTGATTCTGCGGCTCTAACTATTTGTACGCCACTTTGCAAGATGACTGGTGCAACATAGAGGCTTGTCATAAGCATAGTAGTAGCGATAAATTTAATTCGTCTATTCTTATTCAAAGTAAAATCCTTTCCCAAATTTCGTATATAAGTAGTATGCCACTTTTTCGCAAAAAAATAGCATTTTTTCTAAAAAAAATATTTTTTAGCTATTTTTGTATTTAAGTATTTAACTAAATACTTAAATATTAGGTATTTACATATTTAAGTAAATAGTTAAATATAGCCATTTCCTATTGACTTAAACGCCAGTTTATGGTATTATATAGACATAAATTGGTATTTACGTAAATATGTATTTAGTTAAATACTTAAATATATAATTCGCCAATACCAATAAAAAAAGAATTAAATAAAAACGAGGAAACTAAAATGAGTATTTTTTCTAAAGTTAATGCTTTTACTTCAGATGAATTAATTGAGCAAATGGAACAACTTCTGGAAGAAACTAAAGGCGAAGCTAAGTTCATTGGTTTTCACCTTGATAAAGGTGGACCAGGGAAGACTACACATGCTTTTAATTTTTCTGGGTTTTGTGGCAATGTCTTAAACAAAAAAGTCTTGTTTATCGACGGAGACCGTTCTTGTAACGCTACTGATACGTTTGGTGTTAATGGAACTAAAACAATTGCGGATATTTTTACAACAGGTGAATTTGAAATTTATAAAACTGATTTTCCTAATATTGACATGATTCCAGGAAGTAGTATTTTTACTGATGAAGGTACAAATATTGCAACAGCTAGTTCTAAATATATGGAATTTGTAACATGGGTTTTCAATAACAAAAAGTTTCTTGATGAAAATTATGAGTTTATTGTAATTGATACGCATAATGATACTAGTCGAGTTACTTTTAATTTGATAGCATCTTGCCATTTAATTGTTAGCCCAGCCACACCTGACGGTGATAGTTTCAAAGCAATTTACAAATTAAATGATTTCATTGAAAAGGAAATCAAGCCTATGACAATTCCGTTTGGTCAAAAAGAAAGTATTGTTGATTTAGATATTGCAATTCTTCCAAATAGAATTACGTTCAATGCGAATAATCTTCCACATGAAACGAAAGAATTTTTGGAAGAAGCAGAGCAAATGGAAAACTATATTGGGCTTATTCCAGAAAAGAAAGAAATGCGTAGAAGTCGATTATTAGGAGAAGATATCTTCACTCAGTACGATAAGATGGAAGCTTCATCTGAGAAGAATGCCTTAACTCCGTATATAAAAAATGTGGAAGAGATCTATTCTAAGTTAGTATTCATTGCTTGTAACAAAGCAAAAGAAAGTAAATAAAAATATTTAAGACAAAAGAGGGAAAAATTTTATGGCAAAATTCTCAGCATTTCGCCAGTATGGAAATCGAACGAATTCTGATTTAGATTTCTCATCGGTGAAAGTAGAAAATTTAGATTCTAAAAAAGAGTTTGAAGAAACTCAAAATACAACAGAACAACCGACAGTTTCTTTTGAACCACAAAAAAATAATGATTCAAAAAGTAAACCTGGGCGACCAGTCGAAAATCCTGGTCTTAATTTAACATCACGTACTTATAAAATTGCAGAACCTGCACTTGAAGCAATGGAAGAGAAGTTCTTTGAAATGCGAAAAGAGTGGAGTAGCAAAATGTCTTTTTCCAAGTATTTAACAAATCTAATCTGGCAAGACACTCATAACGGGGCTTTGCTGTATGATCCTGTTACTGGTGATTTAATCAAAGAAAATCTTAAATAGAAGGAGAATAATATGAATTCTGTTATTCCAAAGGGGTACAAAAAAACATGGATCCCTAAAGAATTAAAAACTCCTGATAACTATAAAACTAATCCAAAATTCGAGAATGAGTATTTTTCTATCGAACAGACAAAAAGATTGCTATATTTAGAAAAAAAATTGAAGCCTGTAAGGCGCAGCCTCAATCTTGAAGAGGCTCAGGTTAATGGGTTAGATAAATGCTTGTTCATTTCCTCTATCAAAAATGGTCACGGAACAAGCGCTATGGTTAACGGTTCGGCAGTTAATGTAAATGAATTTAATTCATCCTCTAGTGAAGAATTTCGTGCAATTGTTAAAGTTCAAGGCTTGAATAGGGAATTTAAAGATAAAGAAGCTTTAGAGCTATGGTTATTGCGTAGATATCAACTGACTACATTCAAACAGCGTCAAGAACAATATGAGAAAGAACGTATTTGGTTAAAAAGTATGCTAGATTTGCTTGATGAAAAATTTTAGAAATAAAAAAGAAAGAGAGCTAGAAGCTCTCTTTTATTATGTTATTCTTTACTAAACATCACTTTCTTCACAGATATAAAAATAAAAAGCCGTATATCAATTTATCTAGGCCGCAGGAATTAATCCTTCAGTCGTCAGGAGCCTGTGCCGCATTCAGTCAAACTGTACTTACTTGGACACGTCCTAGCATCAATTGATATTCGAACTTTTCGTTGATATTGTACACCGACCTGACCCGTCAGGAGACGAACTGAGTCCATTTTCAGTCCGTAACTAATTATCCCCTATCGGTGGTTTCGCAGGATAACCAGTTTATGAAAAAAATTTTAAACGTCCTTCAGTGAAAAGAGTGAAGAACATATAAAATACCATCTACAGCAGCGAGCTGTTTATGATTCTCATTAGTAAGTACGTTAGCTACGTTCTTACTATGTTTCACACAGGATTCGAACCTGTAACTAATTCTTAGGAGGAATTTGTTATATCCGTTTAACTAGTAAAACATAATATTAAGGAAAAGAAGAAGTAAGGAGCTTCTTTTCCTATGATAGAATTATCGTGTCATGATTTTATAAATTAGAGAGGAGCCTTACTACACCTCGTTTATTTTGAAAATGTATTTTTTTATTTAACTGCGTCTTTAAGAGCTTTACCAGCTTTGAATGCTGGAACTTTAGTAGCAGCGATTTCGATTTCTTTACCAGTTTGTGGGTTGCGACCTTTACGAGCTCCGCGTTCACGAACTTCAAAGTTACCAAAACCGATCAATTGAACTTTTTCACCTTGTGAAAGGAATTCAGAAACTGCGCCAAATACAGCATCAACTGCAGTTGCAGAGTCTTTTTTAGTGAGTGAAGTTGCTTCAGCAACTTTTGCGATCAAATCTTGTTTAGTAGCCATTTGCTATAAACTCCTTTTTTATTATTTATATTAAGTATTATACCAGAGATGACTAAAAATGTCAATAGCAATAGTTGTTTTTTGTGCATTTTTTTCTTTTCTTTTTTCGTTTCACCAAAAAAAGAAGGCTGTAACTCTCGTCGTAGATCGAATCTAGAGAAACCGTCTTCTTTTTTGGAATAATTTTTGAAAAGAGCCCCATTTGTAGGAATCCAACCTACGTGCTAAAGCACCTCTAGCAGAGTCGAGACATAAAGCATACGCAACTTGGAGGAAGCGTATGCTAGACTAGTTGAACAACTATATTTACGAAAACGAACAAGTCACAGTCTGCTCAAACTGGGCGCTATTTGTTTTAGCCACAATGGCCGATTGTTATTCACGCCCAACCAGTTTTACATCTGGTTGTTTTTGTTTAACAAATAATTTCAATACACTTAATGTTAGCCCTTGCACAATGCATAATGTCTTTCAACACTAGGTTCCCCCATTCAGAAGTATAACTTCTTTCATCAGGCTGCTTTTTACAATTAATTTATTTTTATTATTTATTTTAAACAATTAAATTGTAACAAACTTAAGTAAATAAGTCAATATCTATTCAAGCTTTTTCTTTATATTTATTGATTTTGTTATGAATTTCTATTGACAAAGGCAGAATATCTTCTACAAAAGACATCAAATGTTTGTAATTTCCCAGTTTTGAAATGATTTTATCAGCGTTTCGGTCATAAATGTAGATCTTTTCCAAGTTATTATTGTCATAGTAAGGAATGTTTAAACCAAACTGTTCGAACGCAAACTTTTCTTTATTAGACGATATGGCATTTACGTAGTAGCCCTCCAGGGTTTCAAGCAGCTCTTTTTTGTTGTAAATATGATTTTCTACGAAAGAATCAACTTTTTCAATATTTTTGGGTTTTCTGTAGCTACCATCTGGTAGAAGTTCTCTGATCCCGTATAATTTATTGAAATCTAGTAATTCTTCTTCCGATAAAGAGAGTCGCTCAATACTGACATCTTCAAACATTCCCTCGCTAAACATCAATTTAACCTGTTCTTTACCTTTAAAGACTCTTACTATGCTTTCAATAGTTAATTTCTTTGAAAAAGTTCCTTTTGCGTCAACTACATAATTTGCGCAGAAAGTAAGATTATCTTCATTTTCAGACTTTTCAAAAGAAATTGTCATTAGTAGAGAGTTAAAGTTGTGTTTTTTAAGCTCATTGTTAAATTCATGACTAAAATCTTTTAGTTTTTGTTCATCTAGTTTATCTAAATAGTTCAGTTTAATTTCTGACGCATCGGTACTTGTTTTTATTTTTTGTTTTAATTCTTTTTTGTAGCGTACTAAATACAAAGTCATTTGTAATTTCCTTCATCTATTTTATTTTGTTTCATCTATTATATCACAAAATACAAAGGTTTTTGTTGACAATTTTTCTTATTCGTAATATTTTCCAAAAAAACAAAAAAACAACTGAAAACGCTTGACTTTGTTATTCATTAGTTTTACAATGAAGGTAACAAAAATATGAAAGGACTTTTTTATTATGAAAAAAGTTAAACTTTTTGGGCTACTAGCTCTTGCAACACTTGCTGTCGGAGGAAGTGCATATAGCATCGTCTCTGCGAATGAACCATCTGCAGAAACAGAAGCTGCACATAGTGACGCTTGGGAAGAAGCAGCAAATAAAGCTAATTCTGAAAAATCTAAAGCTGACAAAGCAACTCCTTCAACTGACCAAAAAGCTCCAGAAACGAAAAAAGAAGAAACTGGAAATTTGAAGTCTAAAGATGAAAAAGGTAATGTTATTGACGAAAACTATGTCAAAAAACAAATCGACACTCCAACTGGTGCTGAAGAAAAAGCTAAGGAAGATAAATACTTAGATTCTGCAGAAAAGAAAACTAATGAAGCTTTGAAAAAACAAGAAGCTAAAAAAGAAGTTAAGAAAACTCTTCCAAATACTGCTGCCGTTAAATAACGATTAGAAAATCACAAAAGAGACCCTTACCTATAAAGGTCTCTTTTTTTAGTCACGCGCATTGCAGAACATCTCATTGTACAACGTTTCTAACGCTTTTAATTTTTCGCCCAATTGTTGTCCGACTCTCATCTGAGCCAAAGAACCAACCTTGATTGCACTCTCTGCTAGAATAGAAATCTCATTAACTAATTCAACCAACTTTTGATGTTGCCCTGTCTCTGAGCGTTGATTCATTTCTTTGTGGGCAATATGGTTGATTATTTGACTTTGATGGATGATCCTTTCAGGATGATGAATATCCGTTTTTGCTAGATGCCGAACTGATGCTTTTAGATGTTTTTCTTTGTGATTATGCATCTCTAAAACTCCTTGTTTTACTTAATCTTTATTGACATAGTATACCATTTGTGGTATAATATTGTCAATAAGTAAATTAGAAAAAGGTATAAAATTTTGTTTGATAAATTATCCAAATTAACAAACTTATTCGATAAAAATAACCTCTCTGAAGTTTCTCGGAATAAACAATATTCGAAAAAAGAATTAGATCTTATTGTTCGCTTGCTAAAAGATAATCCTGAACAAATGGGAGCTTTTCAAGAGGCTTATGAAAAAGCTGAAAAAGAAGAAAAAGGTTATAACTTGTTTCAACAAGATGCTTCTGAAGTAATTGTCAAAAACGATAAGATCTTAGAAGCAGAAACAGAAGTTGAGCAAGTTATAAACAATGTAGTGAAAGAGTTGTTATCTGTATCTCTTGTATGGGACTCTGAAAAAGAAGGGCTGTTAGCATTGCCTGAACCTGCTCAAGTCTATGATTTGGCTACGGCAGAAAAGCTATCTAAAGAAAAAGGACTGCAATTTACTGGATTTGCGACCAAGAAAGATATGACAGGAAGCTCTGGCGAAATTCTTTTTGATTCTTACAAGAAGTATATGGAAACTGGCAATGAGTATTTTTATCATATGTTCAGACAAGGCATTGATATTCTAGATATAGATGATATTTTATATGATATTCTATCTTTAGACCCTAACTCAATGTCTAAGTGGCTTCCTGAAATCAATAAGGCTGCTAAGCAAACCAAATTTTTCAAAATTCCAAGAACTAAGATCTTACGAGTTCCAAAAGCGCTTTTGCAAACAACTCGTGTGCTGGAATTTCCTGAATTAACTCCATTATCTCTTGAAATCATCAATCGTTATGCTTCTAAAGTGTTTGAACTAGATGAGGAAAAAGATTACTTTGTTAAGACAGGAACATTTTCTTCTAAATTTGATTTCAGAAATACCAAGGTTACAAAAGGGCAAGAAGTTAAAGAGTTGGGTTCCTACTTGTGGTTTATTCAACATCAAGCTAGCAACTTAGCCTCCCCTTTGAATATTCCTGGCCCAGTTTATGGAGTTTCTTCAAATAATGAATGGGTTGTACGCGAATTTATCGATGATAAAGAAAATAATCCAACTATTTATAATGGACTTCCACTTCATACTGAATATAGGGTGTTTGTTGATTTCGATGATAAAGAAATCATTGGAATTAACCCTTATTGGGATCCTAATGTAATGAAAAAGAACTTTTTAGAAGTAAGTTCTTCTAAAAATAGCGTGAAGCAACATGATTACATTATCTATTCTACTCATGAAGAGAAGTTAATGAGTCGTTACGAAGAAAACAAAGAATTGGTAATGAACGAAGTAAGAAAATTGCTGGACAAATGTAATCTTACTGGCCAATGGTCAATTGATGTTATGCAAAATGGAGATGATTTTTGGTTGATCGACATGGCACGCGCCACCGAGTCTGCACTAGTAGAGTGCGTTCCTAAATCAAAATTAAAAAATGTACGTCAACCATTTTTAGGGCTGGAAGAAGTAGGTGCTAGACAAATTGAACAAAAAAATTGAAGATCTAAGCTGGCGTATAAAATATTATGACAGCTTTAACAAAAACCTCACGTAAATTCTCTACCTATTAGGTGGTTAGGATGCAAGCGATTAGAAAGGAAAGGGATGGAACTAAAAAAATGAAAAAACGGAAAGCTTATAAATTTCGCCTTTATCCAAACTTTGAGCAGAGAATTTTTTTTGAGAAAACCTTTGGTTGTTCCCGTTTCATCTGGAATCAGATGCTAGCAGATCGGATCGCTCATTATGAGAAGACAGGTGAAATCCTCAAGAATACTCCTGCTCAATACAAGAAAGATTTCCCTTGGTTAAAAGAAGTAGATAGTCTAGCCTTGTGTAATGTTCGGTTGAATATGAATAAGGCCTATAAATCTTTCTTCCAATCAGGTTTTGGTTTTCCTAAGTTTAAATCTAAGAGGGCGGCTCAGTCTTATAAGACCAACAATCAGAATGGAACGATTGCTTTATTAGACGGAAAAGTTAAACTTCCTAAAATCGGTTGGGTAAAGGTAAAGGCTCATCGTCAACCAAAAGGTTTGATTAAGAGTGCTACGATTTCAAAAACGGCAACAGGGAAGTATTTCATTTCTATCCTTTGTGAAGAGGAAATTTTTCCTTTACCTAAGACCAATTCTAATCTTGGAATTGATTTAGGATTAGAAAACTTTGCCATTCTCTCAACAGGAGAAAAGATAGAAAATCCTAGATTTCTCACTTCTTTATCGAAGAAGTTAATAAGAGAACAAAGGGTTTTGTCTCGAAGAGCGCTTCTGGCTAAAAAGAAAGGAAGAAAGCTCTCTGATTGTTCTAATTATCAGAAACAAAAGGTGAAAGTGGCACGGATTCATGAGAGGATCTCTAACCAAAGGAGAGACTTTCTAAATAAGCTAAGCACAGAACTCATCAAGAACCACGATGTGATCTGTATTGAGGATTTAGCGAGTAAAAATCTCATGAAGAATCACCATTTAGCCAGAGTCATTGGAGATGTCTCCTGGTCTGAATTTGTCCGCCAACTTCATTACAAAGCAGATTGGTATGGAAAGAAGATTGTGACCATCAGTCGCTGGTTTCCATCTTCCCAACTCTGCTCTACTTGTGGGATTAGCTCAGGTAAAAAGCCCCTCTCTATTCGAGAGTGGACTTGTGAACATTGCGGTACACATCATGACCGTGATATCAACGCTAGTGTCAATATCCTTAAAGAAGGATTGCGTCTAGCCTAATAAATATAGAACCGTAGGAACTACGGGGATAGCTTGGTTGATTCGTGTAACCTCTGGGGGTTAGTCACCTAACTTCTAAGTCTGCACGCTACCCAAGAAGCTCCTCCCTCTTAATGGAATGTAGGGAGAAGTAGTTCACGTTTGGAAGAAGTAGGTGTAAAACAAATTGAACAAGACAATTGAAGATTTGAAGCTGGCGTATAAAATTACGACGGCTTTAATCATTTTAGGAATTCTCTTTTACAGTCCGTTCCTATTTTACGGATTTTTATATGGCGTTAGCAAGGATAACTTCTTGCTGTTTGTATTTAGTATGTGTGGGTATACACTGTTATTCGCACCAATTATGATGGTTGCTGGAGTCAACTATCTCTCAAAAAAATAAAAAAAGGATAAAAACATGAATAAAAAGATTGTATTATTAGGTGTAATCTCCTTAGCTTTATTTGGTTGTGGAAAAGGAAATAAGCAGAAGAAAACACTGTCTTCAAGTGAACTAGATGCTAAAGTTGCACAAATCCAAAACGATAGCAAAAGCATTTTAGATAAAGCTAAAGATAATGAAGAAGTAACAAAGAAATTAATTATGAAGAAAACCGATTCAGGTGCAGAAGCAACGCAGACTGTTTCTTACATCGGTGAACGCTTTACTAAGCTAGTTATCGAAAATAAGATTCCTGCAAATGAGCAGTTAAAAGGTGCTATTCAACAAGTGGGAAAAGAAGAAAGCGAAAAGTTATTAAAAGAATCATTCTTCCAATCTGATGAAATGAAAGAAGTAGCTCAACTAAATGGTTTTTCTATTGATGTAACCCTTCCTACAGAAGATGCTTACGTAGTTACGACCACTTATGACTTCACTACTCTAGATGTGAAGAAAGCTCAAAAATTAGCTTATTTCAAAGATAATAATATTGAAGGATTGTTAAAAATCACCCCTGAGCAATATATCAATAATCTAGTCCAAGCTGGCGCTACGATTGCGGACAAATAGAAAGTTTACGAAATGACAAAGAATTACTTAGAAACTTTAAATAAAGGGCAATATGAGGCGGCCACAACCATTGACGGGCCAATGTTAGTCCTTGCAGGAGCAGGAGCTGGTAAAACGCACACAATGATCACGCGCGTCGCTCATATGATTGACCAAGGAATCCCCCCTGAGCAGATCTTGCTTCTTACGTTTACTAATAAAGCAGCAGATGAAATGATGGAACGTGCCAAGCGTTATTGTGGCGAAAAAGCAGATAAAGTCACTGCTTGCACCTATCACTCTTTTTGTGCGCTTATGCTTAGACGATATGGAAAAGCAATTGGCTTAAAACAAGACTTCGACATTCTAACACCATCTCAAGCTTCAGACGCTATTGGATTTACAAAAGCAAAGAAGAAAGAAGATTACGCAATTAAAGGATTCCCTAAGAACAGAAAAGTAGCGGAAATTTTCTCTGCTTCTATTAACTTAAATATTTCCATCGAGGCTGTCATCCGATCAGAAAGCAAGTATGAAAAGCTTTCTGAACTAGTCGTAGAGTTAGAAAATCTATATCAAGACTATCAACAATATAAAGAAAGTAAAGGGTTGATGGATTATGATGATTTAATGCTTAATTTTTACAAACTACTAACAAATAATGAACGTGCACGTCAATATATTGAGAATATGTATCGGTATATTATGGTTGATGAGTACCAAGATACCAACGATTTGCAGTTTGAGATTCTACAGGAGTTAAGAAAGAGCTGTAAAAACATTGCAGTGGTTGGTGATGATGCTCAGTCTATTTATAAATTTAGGGGAGCAAATGTTCAGAACATCATTAATTTTCCTAAACAATACGATAACTGTAAGCAAGTGGATTTAGTTGAGAACTACCGCTCTTCTAATCAAATTTTGAACCTTGCCAACAAATCCTATGAATTACACGCAACTGAGGGATTCCCGAAAAAGATGCACGGCCAATTCGATACCGAATTTCTTCCTGTAGTTATACGTGCAGAAGACGATAGAGCAGAAGACCTGGCTATTTTAAACGGGATCATAGACCTCACTAGTCGTGGAATTAAACCTGAGCGGATTTGCGTTGCATCTCGAAGCTCTAGACGCTTCTTTACTTTGGAGCATTTGTTAAACCAAGCTCAGATTTCTTACGAAAAACGAGGCGGTTCTAAGTTTTTAGAGTTAGAAGAAGTTTTGGATATGATTGCTTATTTAAGGTTATCTTCTAACAAACTTGATGAGCTTTCACTGTTTAGATTGTTGCAACTGCACCCTGGAGTAGGTGAAACTTATTCAAGAAATATTTGTGATCTTGTGGGTGTTGTTGAGAATCCTATTATCAATAACAAATATAAAAACTTCAAATTTGCCTCTGAATTACGCTTATTGCATTCAACGCTTGAAGAATCAAGATTTATTCCTGATGAAGAACCTGAAGCTAAGTTTAAATTTTTCCAAGATTTCTACGTGAATCTTTGTACACGTGTTATTACAGAAATGAATACAGATGAAGGTACAAGGACTGAATTATTTGAGGCTCTAGAGGTTAAAAAAGAAAGCATAGAAGCGCTTTTTGATATTGCAAAACAATATGACACTATCAAGAAATTTTTGGATGCTATTATTCTTGAACAGACAAAAGTCGAAAATGAAGATGTCGATTTGAGTAAAGTTGTCTTAACCACGATTCATTCAGTTAAAGGTCTTGAGTTCAATACAATGTTCATCATGGATTGTGTTGATGGAATTTTCCCTAGAACACAACCATGGATTGAAGAAGATAATGATGAACTACAGGAAGAATTACGCTGTTTTTACGTAGCCATTACACGCCCAGAAGTTAGATTGTACATTTGTGCACCTAAACGAGTTAGCAACTTTAAAGGTTTCATGGATGCGCCTCTGACACGTTTCTTAGATGGGTGCGAAGACACTTACATTATTTCTAATGAATACATTCCATTGATCTGGAAAGACGAAAAAATATAGAAAGGGGATTTATCAATGTACGAAGAATTAGCAAAAATCATCGCAGAAAATAATGAGAAATATGCGAAGCTAAACGAACATGTTTATTCTATTAGGTCTCACGAGACCAAAGAAAGCCTGGCAACTTTAGAAAAAGCTAAGTTCGATAGATGGCAGTTCACTCACGACTATGCAAAACTTCTTTCTGACTTCTTGTGGTCTAAGAAACAGGAGTTAACTCCTAAAGACTTATCTGCTTTAGACATGGTTCCTTATGATGTTTGGCGTAGAATGTCAGAGAAGTCAAACATTGTTGTTCAAGTCATTATGGACATTTACAAAGAAGGGAAGGAAAATGATTAGTAAAAAACAAAAAGAAGAACTATTAAGCTCCTCTTTTTCAGCAAGATTATCAGCAATTTTGAAAACATCTGACATTAACATTGAACTTTCTTCTGAAGAAGAAGTAACTAGCTCAATCAAAATCACTTTTTTGGAAAACGGTGAAGAAAAAATGTTTCTTTACATGAGTAAAGAAGATAATATTGTTTCTCCAGCAAGTGTTCTGTACGAGGATCTTAGGACTTTACGAATGAGGTTGCGAGCAGGGGAAATTATTCAAAGCACGCTCACATATAATCTATAAGAAAGGAATACAACATGACTCGTATTTGGATAGTTTTACTTTTCTTACTTATTCTTTGTAATTTTTCATTAGAAAGAAAAAATCTTAGAAATAGAGTTCGTGAGTATCATAAATTGGCATTCTCTTCTTTCCCCTCAAAGATAGAAGAATTTTCTCTTCGAACGATGAGAAAGTTTGATAAGTTTTTCTTCTCAATGTTAGGGATCTTTGTTCTAGTCTCAATTTACTCAGTCTGGAAAGAAACTTTCGTTCCTATCTTATTGACGTTCTTTTTAGAAATGGCGATTATTTCAGCATTCCAATTAGCTGTTATTGACGCTTTAGATAAGACAAAATAAAAAAAGCTCCTTTTATAAGGGCTTTTCTTTTTACCAAAATTTAGATCCAATTAATAGTTCTTTTAGCTACTAGATTTTCTTCATCCAGCATTTTCTTTACTTCCCCACGGGCTTTATTTGCATAGTAAGGATAGCCTAGTTCTTTGTCGTAGTTAGTCTCAATACTTATAATTACTTTCCCAGTTTTACTGTCTATTTCAATCAGCCCAGGATCTTTATTTTCAGGAATGTACCAATATCCTAGAACGGTTGAATTGAATATTTTTATCAATTTCAGCATATCTCCTCCATCATAAAACAGCTCAATCTATTTAGTTATAAAAATTCACCTACCAATGTCATCATCATCGGTAGGTGCAGAAATTTATTCTATTTTTATTAGAATGGCAGCTCTTCTTCCTCAAATGGTGGTTGATTACCAAAGTTTTGTTGTTGGTACTGAGGTTGTTGTTGCTGTTGCGGAGTTTGCTGCTGGTAGTTATTTTGTTGATTATAATGTTGATTATAACCCTGTTGGTTTTGCGGTGTTTGTGATTGTTGGTTTTGTTGATAGCCTCGGTTTTGTTGCTGGTACTGAGGTTGTTGTTGCTGTTGAGCAGCCTGTTGTTGATAGTTTTGATTTTGCCCTTGGTTATATTGTTGATGTTGCTGCTGTGATTGTTGAGCTTGACCATTGTACCCTGATTGTTGATTTTGTTGATCCATTACAGGTTCGTATGCCCACATCTTGTGTAAGTGTTCATATTGGATATATGCTTCAACGTTACACTTGATCATTAATGCAACTTCGCGGATGTCTTCAGCCGATAAAGTAATGAAGACTGATTGTTCTGGTTTTTCTGGGACAATCAATCCTTTATCGTTAACATTCCCTGGGCCACTTGAAGCAACTAATGCAATTGGTTTATTTGTTCCTAATTGAGCGCTTAGTGTTCTTGATTCAGCCTTTCCATCTGTTCGGTTTTTTGGATGGGCTGTTCCGCCCATTGAGATAGAGACATTTTTATCCCATGGCTTTTGAGTTTGTTTAAATTTGTTGTTAGCTTCAACCAAAAGCTTGCTCAAACGTCCATCAAGAATTGATTGTGAGAATTCTAAAGCTGTTGAGAAATCCAGATAGATTTCAATTCGAGCAGTTGTCCGTTGTCCTTTTGGTTTATTTGGGTCATATTTTGCAAATACAAGCTTAACCTTTCCGATTGAAAAAGCTTGTGTATTTACTTCCATTAAACAATCTTTCCCGTCTTTTCGGATAATTTGAGTTTTCTTTGCGTTTTGTCCTTCAGTCATTAGTTTACTTCCTTTATTTCTTATTCGTTTGAAATGACAGTGATTGATGCGCCATCTTTTTCAATATTGGTAATCATGCTATCTTTAGTATCAGCAGCGTTTATCTTGTTTTCTTTTATGTATTTTCTTACAGTTAAGTCCAAGACTTTAACAATATCAGTTGAAGAGCGTTCTTTGTCTGATAAACTAAAAATAAAAACATTCTTTTTGGCTTCTGGTATCGAGTGTTTCACCACTTTAACGTTGTCAATTTGTCGAACTAACTCATTTTTAGTAGACGACTTGTTTCCTCCTACAAGAAGGAATAGTATAGGCGTTGCTAAAAACAAAGTAACAATGCATAAAATAGATTTCTTTTTCAATTAACTTTTCTCCCTCTTTTTCCATTTGAACAAAGCAAATAAGATTCTAACTTTATTCATAAAAGAATGGTCATGGAGGATGAATTTGACTTGTTCTTTTGATAGTTTATTTTTCCAAGCATCATAAGTTAGAAATTGTCCTCTTGTGCGCCAATATCTTCGTTTATCATCTGCGAAAACATCTTTAATGAATCCTAGTGTCAATTTTGCTTTTCCATTTTTGTAAGGAGTAGTGGGCACGTTTATTAAAGCGCCTTTCATCATCTTTCTAAGTTCGTTGTTAGCATAGCTTTCAAGCATTGCTTCTCGCAAGTCATTAGGAAACTGATAGATTTTTTTGCTTCCATTTAACAATTGAACTTTACAAAAAATCGAGATAGTTTTATCAGAACTAAATTTCTTTTGTTTTCCCATCTTTCCTCCTTCACGTATAATAAATTATATCATAAAAATAATATTTTGTAAATCAAAAAATAAGATTTTTCCTCACTTTATCGCTTTGTTTATAATAAGTTAAATTGACTTTTTACCCTAAATATGGTATAATGTATACATAAACTAAAATAATTGGAAAAGTTAAAAAATGAGTAAATACAACTACATTTATTTTGTATCAAACACAAAGCGTCCCTATCTTTCGACACTGGAATCAAAATTCGAAAATCTTTCTAAAGAAGAATATAGCAAAGTGCAGAATCTTGCTTATTTTTGGGACGAATTATTTCCAAATCAAGAGAAAAAAGCTTGTACGCCTGAAGTTGCAAAAGATAGTAATCATAAAACTTTATCTGAATTTATTCAAGCAAAATTTTTGTCATCAAAACCTGAAGGCGAAGATCCCTTAAAGGATAAAGTGGAAGAATGGGTAGAAGATGCTACTTTATTGAAAGAAGCCTTATCATCCCTAGATGGGGTCTTTGTTTGTGACTCTTGGCATAGAATCGCAGAAGAATTTGGAGAGATGCCTCAAATTCCTTATATTGGCCATATTTCTGGGAGAAACCCTCATTTCTACGAAAAAACAGGCAATCTAGACGATGATTTGTTATTTCCTGAGCTGAAGGAATTTTTGGGAAGAGATATTATCACAGCAAAAGCTGATTATAACGATATGAAAAACAAGGTTTTTGAAATGCTACAAAAACATAATGTGGTATACTTAAAATGGCTAAGCGTTAACAAAGTTCGCTCAGTTATTCCAATCAAAAGCTTAGATGATTTTGATAAGTGGTTCTTTGCAGATCCCTTTATGGTAGAAACTTTGCATAGATGTGAGCTGAGCATCCAGGAAGGTTTAGAGCTTACTAATGAGCATCGATTTTTTGTAGTAAATGGAAAAATTATTACGTCTAGCCCAACTAGGTGGGATCTAACCCCTATTCACAAGATTGAGCCCATTGATGAAACCTTACAAACAAGTTTTGAGAACTTTGTTACCGAAGTAGTTAATTCTCTAAAGAATGGCACTAGTCTACAAGGGCGAACTTATGTAGTGGATGTTGCTTGGGATAAAAAATATAATCGAGTAGTTGTAGTCGAATTGAATCCAATCCATAACTCTGGATTATATAATTGTGATGTTAAGAAGATTATTCAGGCAGTAAAAGAAGAACCAAATGAATTTGAATTAAAATGGTGAGCAGATGAAAGAAGTATATTTCAAAGGCCAAGTTGATAAGATTATTTTTAAAAATGAACAAACTATGTTTTATATACTTGGCGTTGATATTGATGAAACAGATAGCGATTATTCAAGTCATTATATTATTGTTTCTGGTAATATGATAGATGTGAAAGAAGAAGAGGAATATCTATTTAAAGGTGAGTTAGTAAATCATCCTAAGTATGGAGAGCAACTAAAAGTTACTTATTACGAGAAGAAGATTTCAAGCCTTTCGGGTCTTATTGACTATTTTTCAAGTAAGCAATTTAAAGGAATTGGAAAGAAAAAAGCTCTTAAAATTGTTGAATTATATGGAGAAGAAGATACTGTTAAAAAAATTATCGAAGATCCAAGTAAATTGGATAAAGTATCAGGCTTAAAAACTTCCGATAAGAATGCTTTTGTTTTGAGATTAAAAGATGATTTCAAAAATCAGATATCTATCGCTAAACTAGCAGAATATGGGATCCCCCTCAATACGTCCAGTAAGATCATTAAAGAGTTTGAAGACATGACAATAGAAGTCGTGGAAAATAATCCCTACCTCTTAGCCCGAACCATTAAAGGTTTTGGCTTTAAGAGTGCGGATGAGCTTGCTGAGAAATTAGGAATTACTGCAGATTCACCAGAGCGTTATAAAGCAGCTTTATTACACGTTTTAAATGAACATAGTCAAGAAACAGGGGATACTTACGTTCCCAAGAAATTACTTGTTGAAAAGACTTGTGCTTTGCTGAAAGAAGCCCGTCCAAAAGAGTCAAAAAAGATTCATGAAGGGCAAATCATGGTTCGATTAGAAGAATTATGGTCAGACAATGAATTGCAGATAGCAGATGATAAAGTATTTTCTAACGTTCTTTATTACAGTGAAGAAAGTATTGCAAAAAATATCCATCGCATTATGGATGGAGAGGGCTTCATTGATGAAAGTGCAGATATTGACTTTTATATTGATGAAGTAGAAAAAGAGAATGGATTCCCTTACGATGCAATCCAACGACAAGCAATTAAAGAAGCTATTACAAGCAAATTCTTTGTATTAACGGGTGGCCCTGGTACAGGAAAAACAACTGTTATTAAAGGTATCCTTAAAACGTATGCTAAGGTTCGCAAGTTCAATCTTTATTCGGATAAAGAAATCATCTCTCTTGCTGCTCCAACAGGAAAAGCTGCACGTAGAATGAAAGAATCTACAGATTTGCCAGCAACAACTATTCACGCGCTTTTAGGCTTATTTTCTACTGACGAAGATGAGTTAGATGATGACCTTGATGAACCATTAGAAGCAGACCTTTTGGTTATTGATGAGTTTTCGATGGTTGATACTTGGTTAGCAAAGAAATTATTTGAAAGTGTTGATAGTCGCACTCAGGTTATCTTAGTAGGAGATCAAGATCAGTTGGCATCTGTTGGCCCTGGTCAGGTATTAGGTGATCTACTTCAATTGAATGAAATTCCTAAAATTAAACTTCAAACAGTGTTTAGACAAGGTAGTGAATCAACTATTGTCAAACTAGCCAATTATATCAAAGACGGCAAGCTACCAGCTGACTGGCGTATGAAAAAAGATGATTATTCTTATTTTGAAGCTGGTGGAAGTGATATTGCATTAATGGTTCCTAAAATCATTAATGCAGCACTGAATAAAGGTATTCCTGCAAGTGACATCCAAATTCTTTGTCCTATGTATAAAGGCGAAGCTGGCATTCACAACTTAAATAGCATCATGCAAGAGTATTTAAATCCTCGTAAAGGCGAAGAACTACAATTTGAATATACTGGTGCAGTTTATCGTGAGAGAGATAGAGTTTTGCACCTGGTAAATGATTTAGCAAACGGAGTGTCAAATGGCGATGTTGGAATCATCACTGACTTGATCCCAGCGAAAGATTCAGAAAGTGGTCAAGATGAGATCTGGATGAACTTTTCAGGTAAAGAAGTTAAGTACGAAAGAAGTAATTGGGAAAACATCACCTTGTCTTATGCTATTTCCATTCATAAATCTCAAGGCAGTGAGTTCCCGATAGCAATCATTCCTGTAACCTTTCAAGCTTATAAAATGTTACAACGTAACTTAATTTATACAGCTATTACAAGAGCAAAGGAAAAATTGATCCTATTAGGAGAAGGCAAGGCTTATAAAAAAGCTATTGCCACTGAAGGCTCAAAACGGAATACCTTCTTAAAAGAAATGTTTTGTAAACAACAGTTTTCAGAAGAGGCGGAAAACTAAATAAAAATGTAGAAGAATAAAGTAAAAGGAAAATAGTATTATGCAATTAGCATTGTTGATTCAATCAATTGACCATTTAGAAACTGCATCAGTAGAAGCAGTGGGGACAATTGATGATATGTTTGAATTGAAAGAAGAACTTGAAGAAAATCTCTTAAGTCCAAAATTAAAAGAGATGATCATCCGTGAAAATGAAGAAGTGACAGACGAAAGCAACATCATTTTCCCAGAAATTCACTTATTAATCGTTGATCGTGAAGTTGCTTTTGAACTCAATAAAAACTTCAGGCTTCATAAGGAATACCATGGGGTTTGGGAGCTGGTTAAAAACCCAAGTTTGATCCAAAATTACGTTTCGTAGTTAGTAAACAATCTAAAAAAGGCGCTAAGTTATTTAGTGCCTTTTTTGTTTGTCTATAAATAAAATTCTAAAAAAATAAAAAACATCAGACGTAAACAAACTGAAAAAACATCTGATGAAATAATAAAATTATTTTTTACTCCTGTACTTTATGTTTATGATGGTTGCTGTACATATCGCTCCATCTACCTGCACATTTTACGTGAGATTACGGTTCTGCACGTTTGAATAGAATTCCCATCCAAACTCCACCAACAGGGCTCGAACCTGTGACATCATGGTTAACAGCCATGCGCTCTACCAACTGAGCTATGGTGGAATAAGATACCCCTTTAGATAAAAGTAGCAAGCTCTCACCCCTGCCGTCAGACAAAAGCAACAAACTACGAGTTGATCAGTCTCGATTTACGCAGTCGTTCATCCCAAGGGTTACTATTTAAAAGAATTCCTGGCTGCATCTGCAACAAATCTGTTTGTTGTTGCACTTATTTACTTACTACTTACTTTAAAGGGTTCGCTAATAGCTAAATATTAGCTACGACTCACGCACCTTTTACAGTGAGTAAGCCTAAAAGGTTTACCAAATGAAAAATCATGTAAATCTGCACATTTGAATAGAAGTTTCATCCAACTCCACCAGCAGGTCTCGAACCTACGACATCATGATTAACAGTCATGCGCTCTACCAACTGAGCTATGGTGGAAAAATAACAAGCACCCATCAGAAAGACCTCTCTCTATCAGACAAAGCAAAGTGGAATTATAAACAATCTTTACCAAAACGCTTATCTAAAAAACTAATGGATGCTTTATCACTCATAGCAAATTAGAAAATCTATGAGCGAAGGGGGTCTAGCCCCCAAAATGGGAAGAAAGGAATCGAACCTTTTGTAAGTTCTCTTATCCATCGACTAAGAGAAACACTTCCCAACTAAATTTATAACATACAGCCCTTTTACAAGCTGTATGCTGAACGTTCTATAAGAACCTTGAAGGGCACTATGAGAAACGTTACCTATCAACCACAAACTATATTTAGCCTTGGGGGATGGTCCCCCCAGATTCCGATGCAACCAGTTGCTGCACCGTACTTAGGAAAAATCCTGCAACCCCAACACGCAAGTCTTGTTGGTTTGGGCACAAGTCTGTTCACTAAACGCTACTAAGACCATCGCTTTTGCTTTCTCTTCCTCACCGTTTTACAGGTGGTTGTTTGCGATTGATATATTTTATTTTACATCTGATTTTAACATATTGTAGAAATCTCCGTCAACTTCTACTTGATATTTATCATCTGTTTCGCTAACAATATGAGCTGATACATTATCTTTTAATGTTAGATTACTATATTTCTTTTTGAATGTGATAATTTCACCAGTTTTGTTAATGGTATAAACATCTGCTGGGCGCATTTGTTTCACTTCCATTTTTTGAGTCCAACCATATCCCGTAATAAGTAAACATATAAATGTAATTACAATCAAAAACGGTAAGAAGCCTATTGCTGCTATAAACTCAATTTGATCTTTTTTGGTGTGTATCCATAAAGAAATGAGCGCTAGTAAAATTATCGCAGAGATTACAGTTAAAGTTTCATAGTTTGCGTTGCTAATTAAAAATTGATACATGATATATATTGTTTATTTCCTTTCATTATATAATCTATCAATCGGGAAGACAGGATTCGAACCTACGACCCCTTGGTCCCAAACCAAGTGCTCTACCAAGCTGAGCTACTTCCCGAATATGATGGCTCGTTTATCCAAGGAGAGCCACACCTCTACCGCATCTTGCGCATAGATTCGGTAACGGGAGTTCTTTTATGTCATTCTCCAAATGACCCAAATGACGATGTTGTACCACAAGCATAAAATATACTTGTAGCAACATGCAAGCCGTCCGTACCTTGACGTACAAGGTTCTAGAGGTGACACCTAACACGGACATTTCATGACTCTAAGTGGGAGTCATAGGGGACAATGCCCCTTCCAAATTTTTTCAGAAAAGCCATAAAGCTCACTTATGGCTATTTGCAAGCACCACTTGCGATTTACCCTGGTTGATTGCTTCGGACTTCTCAGGTAGGGCGAGTTTAACCAACTGCATCTTTCCGAAACTGAAGACGACTTACTATTTGGCACGGTAATGTTTTTTATTTTGTTACTAATAGTTCTTGTCCATTTTTAAACTGTTTAGATAGGTCTAACAACTCTTGTTCAGAAAGATATGTAATTCCTTTTTGATTGATGTAAAACCATGTACGATTGTACATCTCATCTGGGACAGATAACCAACCGAAGTCGTCTCTAAAGAATATCTTTAGGATTTGATCTTGAACAATGTAGATAGTTTGATCTTTGTTTTTGAAATTGATACGAAATGGCTTCAGTTCCTCTACTTTTGTCATGATTTAATCCTCGAACTCAATAATTACAAGTAAGTCCTCTGCTAAATCTTGCTCGCAAACTTGAGCTAACATTTCGTCCAAATCAAGTGATTCATTCGACTTTTCGTAATATCGAGTGAAACAAAATTCCACAAAATTTCTTACTTGCCCAAATGTTGTGATATTCCGAAAATCTTTAAGAACCAAATTCTTAAAAGCATCCAAAATCTCTTGATATTGTGGACTAAACGTCAACCAGCAATCATCCCTATGGTCCTCGCCTAATAACTTATCAAGCAAAACCAAGGAATTTTCTTCGGTTTGTAAGTCTGAGATTCGAATGTCTGTTAAATGAAAATGAATAAGATCATGCAATCTCCAAGCCATAAAATATCCTTCCTTTTTTACATAGTAGTTTAGCTGCCTCTGTGTATTTTCCTTTTCCACCACACAAGTACAAAATGCACCACACGAGAATCGAACTCGCATCCTCTACCATAAAATGGCAGCCATCTTAACCGTTGAGACCAATGATGCATATTAAATGATACCCCTCAATGCCTCTAGGTATCTTGTACTGGAGAACCACCGAACCAGTACGTTGTTTAGCTTCAGCCTGGTACATCGGACTGAGTGCTAGCATTTTTTATTGAAGGGCAATGTACTACCACTTCAAATGGATTTAAGTTGCATTTAAGCAATTTATTTTCAAGTTTGGGATAAGTTTCTGCTTTACCGCAGACAGATTTGACTTTCGCAACCGTGTTCTTTTTTAGGCGATCCCATTCCTTTGTAGACAAATATTTGGCAGATGTTCGTTAGTCGTTACCGCTCAGAATATACTACAAATAATAACAATTCATCGTGGCTAAGGGAATCGAACCCCCAATCTATAACATCTTACCGCCTTACCGCTTGGCTAAGCCACACATGTTTAAAGCCAGACCATGTAACTAAGATAATACTGGAGTGACAAATATTAGAACATTAGAATTTAAGGAAATTAAACTCTATGGAGTCGGTGGGTCTCGAACCCACGTCCAAACACCCTCACCAGTGAACTCTATTGCACTCTGCTACATTTCAACAATTCAACTAAAGCTAAATGCACAAACACTTTAGTTACATCCCCTCTTTTAACCAAATAGACGGAGAAGTTCTATAAGGCGATTGTCGTATTTTATAGCTGTTGTTGCACCGACACTTGCAAACAACCGCTCGTCTTTGTGACAGTTGGTTTTTGTCGAAATGAGACTAAGCCGAAGCTTAGGCAGCCATTTCAACTTGTTGTACGTTGTTAGCGTTTATGTTTAGGTTTGGTGATTACGTCACCACTCGGAGTGAAGTTCAAAGGCTTAAATGCCTGTCGAATCCAAAAACGACCCCTTATTTTTATAAAACTCTGCAAAATAAGCAGGAGTAGAAATGCTAGCAGGGGATAAAGAGTTGCAACCCTGCTAACAAATGACCCGTACTGGACTCGAACCAGTGACCCATTGATTAAAAGTCAATTGCTCTACCAACTGAGCTAACGAGTCTAAATTTGCCATAGCTGGACCTCTATGGCAAAGGCAAAATGTTTTGTACCTGAATTTTATCACTAGACGCTATCTTTGTCTTGTGTTTTTTGTGTTTTTGTTGTGGTGGAATTAGCACGAACAATTGTGTCGTAACTTTCAGTATCATCAATTAACTCAGAAGTTAACGTCTGGTAGTCTTCTTGCGAAATTACCCAGTTATCATCTTTATCTTTAGTTAATTTGATTTCTGTGTCAAATTCACCACTAGTGAATGGGGTTTGAGCTAAACTAGCATCAACATCTTTATAGATTGAGAATTGTTTTGTAAACAGATGCTCAAAAATCCAATACGTGATCAATTTTTGATATCTTTTTACATCAACATCCGCACCAGCTGTGTTGTACTTAGCTAAAATATCAAGCCCGCCTAGCACCGTTGTCAAAACTTCCCTAGTTGAACCAGCTAAACCTTTTGAGTGTAACTTTTTAGAAGTGAAAGTTACAGTCGCTGAATCGCCTGATTTATCAACCTTAACATCCTTAATTGAGTAAGAACCGATGTCTTGGAACATCTTTCGTCTTACCTTTAAGAATCCAGAAATTGTTTCTTCTGGGGTTTCAATTGGGAAGTCCTTGTGCCACTGAACTGTATAAGCAGATGCTGGTTTTAAACCATCATCATTAATACGTTCGTTTGTTTGGACTGCGATAATATCATCAGACCATTTATCATAAGTTTCCCCGTAAATTTTTCTAAATTTTACAGAGTCCTTAGACAAAACTGCATCAAGGAGGATCTTAGCATCTTTCGTTACTTTTTCATCCACGGAAGGCTCTTTTTCAACTTGCTTTGCAGTTTGCTCAGTTTTTGCTTTACTTGAGTCAGTATGCTTGGTTGCTGAAGAGCACGCGCCTAAGACAACAGTAGAAAGTGCCAGAACACTTAACAGTTTAATTTTCATTGATCACCTCTTTTTGATTGAAAAACCTTCAAACTTTCATTTGAAGGGGATGATCGCAACAGGATTCGAACCTGTGACCGTTCGCTTAGAAGGCGAATGCTCTATCCAGCTGAGCTATGCGACCTAAAATATTTGCGATAATCACTAATAGAAGTAGTACCGCAGAACGGAAAGTGAGGGGCTCGAACCCTCGCGTGTTTAACCACCTAACGATTTAGCAAACCGTCCTCTTCACCACTTGAGTAACTTTCCACATCCCACTTCATTCAGAAGTGGAACTGTCTTATTTTTTATAACATGTATTATATCATTTATAAGTAATATTGTCAATATTATTTTTTATTTTTTTGAGGATATTCGATGTTTCCGCTAGAAATTTCATCTACTGCTAAGTTGTTGATTGCTCTATACAAAGCCATTTCCACGCGCAATGAACTTGGTTTGTTTGCGTATGCAAAAGGAATCCCTCGTTTTTTCGCTTCTGAAACAATTAATTCAGACATTCCATGACTTATACCAGTCTTAACGATAACAATAACATCACTATCTGAGATTGCTTTTGGTAGTTTATATTCAAATCCTGCGATTTTAACACCCGTTTCTATAACTCGCAAATCTTTCGCTTGCTTATTGTTTAAAATAGCATCTTTAATTCGAGGTAGAAGTGTCATAGGAAGTCCAACAATTGTTACAATCTTCCCTTTTAAGCTAAAGTCCAGCTGTTCTGGGTCTTTCTTCTCAGCCCATTGTTTCTTATAGGGTAAAACACTTTGTTTTTCTTGAGTTTTTTCTTCATCAACATCCCTATACACCCAATTGATGTAAGGATACCCATCTTCTTGTATGAGCAAGTCAACAATATCACCTTCGTTAATTCGCTTCTTGTGAGCAAGGCCGCGAAGAAACAGTGTTGGATAAGCTCCACCGTGTTCTTGTAGAGTGACACCATTAAAATCTTTTCGGATACAAAGGGTTCCTGTGTTGCTGTCTCTTTCAACGATTGCGTGTTTCATTAGGTTGAGCTTTGGAGCAGTAGCGTCTGTTCCTTCAATGGTTATATCTTCCAGGAAGTTAGCTGGTTTGATAAAAGAAACAATGTCCCCGTGTTCAAAGTTCAAGGCTTTATATTCTCCTACCGAACCTTCGTGTATTTGTTCTCCGTTATTAACGATCTCGTAATAACCACTTTTTAAAAGAACGGTTCCTTTTTTACGACGGAATTTTTCTTTTTTCTCTGTTAGTTCATTATATGTATCTTCGATAGTGGTATATAACTTAGAAGGTGTTTTTACAATCGGCTCTAAGTTTTCTTTTTTGTCTTCTACAAATAGTGGTTTTAAAAACAAACCAAACTCATAGTCTGATTTTCCTAAAAACTCTTTTGCAGCGATCACTCGTTGCAAATCTCCTTTTAGTAACAAGGCTTTGCATTTTTCTCTTATTTCATTTTCGAATAAGTTTTGTTCCATATTAGCTACGCTTTCTAAAATGTTTTATTTTGTTTTATGTTACTATTGTACCAAATATAAGTTATTTTGTCAATATCATTTTATAAAAAAAGTAATTTCCGCATATTTTACTTGACGAAAAGTTCTTTTTATGATATGATTATATCATAAAATAAAAACAAAAGGAATAATAAAATATGGAAATGTCTAATAAAAAAGAAGTAGTGATTGCAGCGATTTTAGCATTCTTGGTTGATACGAGTGTTACAGGTGCGATTTTAGCTTTATTGCCTCATAATCTTGTTCATTACGCTTTAGTCTTTATGGTTGCTTTTTACTTTGTCGCTCTTTATTTTGCATTGAAATGGATGCGTTTTGATAAAGATTAGAAAAAAGGTGATGATATGGTCTGGCAGAATTACGGGATGGTAGTTGGAAATAAATTTTATTTCCACGGTGGTCCTTTGGGGCTCAACTGGGAAGTCGGCAGTCTTACTCTTATGCAAAAAATTCTTTACGTAAAAGCGCTCTGTTTGGCAGAAGAATTGGCTCCATCGATATTAGAACTGAGCGTGGTTGATAAGGAGAAAAACCTCTGTGAAATCAATGATGAAATTGATAAAATGAGCAACCCTGACCAACTCAAAACGTGGAATGAGACTTCTTTTTATGCTAATTTAGAAACTTTGTTGCGAAATTTTTATTCTGGTAGAAGAAAAGATAGTCCTAACGGTGAATTGCAACCTAAAGCGGACTATTTCACAAAGATGTTGTTAGATACTAAAGATTTAGAGTTGGTCTATGTAAAATCTAAAAAAGCCGAACCGTCCGATCTTTCTATTATGTGTGATTACGGGAAGGCAGAAATGTTTTCTGAGAAGAATTGGCTTTCTGATGGAAATCGGCTGGGAAAAATATTAATGAAAATCAGAGATGAGTTGCGAAAGGAGGAAAGTAGTGGCAAAGAATAATGAAATCAATTTATTCAACATTTATGTTTTGTTGCTGGATGAGTCAATAAGTGGCTATGAGCTTGAAAAAGAAGTCGGGATTTCACGGACTACTTTATTGAAAGTTCGCGCTGACAAAGAAAAGTTTCTTTCTTTATCCATCAACACTTTGGTTAAGATTCAAGAGTGGCTAAATTCCAATAAAGGGAAAGCTTATTTGTCTTCGCCAGCAAACGACTATAATCTAAAGGTTATGGAAGATTTAGACTTGGGAGCCTGTGCTTTTTGTAAAAAGATTAATCTAGTTGAAGTCGAAGAAGTTGTTTTAAATCCAGCGATTAAAACTCAGTTGCTAAAAGAATTTGCTGGGCTTTCGTCTATGGAGCGTTCTTTGATCAAGCGTGGAAAAAAGAGTATCTTGTCTATGACGCTCAGAAAGATTACTAAAATTCAATCTTTGAGTAACGAAATAAATAAAAAAGGTCTATCGCAAGTTATAAATGATTGTGCCTGACAAAAAAAGAGCCTTACGATATAGTAAGGCTTTTTATATAATCTCTCGTCCGACAGGTTTAAGGTTGTCCCATTCTTTAGCGATTTCGTCTTTCTCTTGGGGACCGTCATATCCTGCAAGTAAGTCTTCCAGTTTGTAGCGAGGAATGCGTAGTCTATCTTTATCTTTTTCAGGATCAAAAATAATAATTTGTCCGTTATCGACATCAAATTCTAGCTCATCTCCTGCCTCGATGCCTAATTCTTTCACAATGGTGCGTGGTAATAAGATTCCCAGGCCATTTCCCCATTTTCTAACGTGTCTTTTTATGATTTGCGGTTTGTCCATTTCTTCACCTTCTTTCTTAATTGTTAGTATATCAGTTATGTTTAATTTTGTAAAGTAAAATATGCTTTTATCTTGACTATTTTGTAGTTTTGTAGTATACTTTTATTATAAATAATTTTGAAAAGAGGAAACAAAAATGGATTTGAGGAAAAGAAACGTAGCTGAATTAGAGATAGCTTCTGTTCTGACAAAAAATATCGCGGATAAAATCGACAAAGGGATGACATTACTTGGTACTTTTGTCGGGGGAATTAATGGCTGGACTCAAGTTTATTACTTTTACAATTCCGATAAAAATAGCATTTTAGATAGCCAAGCAAATGACGAAAACGGTGAGGCGAGTTATGATGTTACTTTGTTATTAGTGGTTGAAGATCAGTTTGACTTACGTGAAGAAGGAAGAGGTGTTGTTTGTCCAAAAGTGAAAAAATATAGCATCTTTGAACTTGAATTGAACAATCATGATGCGACGACAGGTTATCCAGAAAAATTATTGGAAGAACATCAAGCTGAATTATTAGTAGAAAAATTCTTTTACAAAGACCAAACCTATCAAAGCTTAGAAGAACTAAAAAAATAATATTGAAAAGGAGTATAAAATGTTAAATAGTAATGAAATTGAATTATTGCATAATTGCAGAGAGAATATCTACGCAAGAGCCACTGCAAAAGGCTTAGCTATTCCTTCTGGCATTGACTTATATAATGCAATAGTAACCGAAGAAAATAGAGTGAAACTATCTAAAGAATTAAGCAATGCTGTATATTCAAAAGGTGAAGATGTTTTTATTTGGTGCATGCTTGAATCTAAGAAGAAAATTGAGCTTCCTATTCAACTAGATGATAATACTAAGATTACAGTTAACGTTGATGTGGACAATGAAGCTAATAGTGTTAGACAAGTTTTGGAACTCCAATTAAATGGCGAAGGATTTCTTCGTTTAGAATATGATTCTAAAGGTAAATTTGTTCGTCAACACAATTTTGGAAGTCCACATAAGGGAAAATGTTCAATGCAAATTTTAGATTCTAAAGAGTTCAGACAGGCTTCATTCAAAAACATCATTGCTGAACTAGAACAAAAATACAACGTTGATATCAGAATGCTAACTTCTGCAAAAGACGAAACTTTCTGTTACGCTGTTATTACAGAAAGTGACGATTCTAAGTGTAGCGCTATTACTACAAAAGAATACCCATCTATTGAACGCTTACTGGAAGAATTGAAAGATGTTATTCTCCCTGAATATAAAAAGCTAGCCGATTCTTTTGTTAAGTTAAATTCGCTCACGCATGAAGCTAAAATTTTATAAAAGGTTTTTACGTTATGAAAAAAGAAAACAATTATTTTTCCTCCAACTTGAAATTTCTCAGACAAAGAGAAGGCTTAGATCAGGTAGACTTGGCGAAGAAACTAGGGCGTAAAAGCTCCGCTTCGATAAGCGAGTGGGAAAAGGGGAAGTATGCCCCTAAAGCAAGCGTTTTGACCAATATAGCAGCTATTTTCAACGTTAGCTTGTCAGAATTATTGATGGTTGATCTTGCAAGCGCTGAAATTAGTAAGTTAGAAAATAAGCGTTCTTCGTTAGACCTTCGAGAGATGATTGAAGATGCAGAATGTTTTAACGGTGAACCTCTTGAGGAATATGATAAGTTGGCTGTTCGAAGCATAATTGAAATTTATTTGCAAATAGGTAAATTGTTATTTTAGAAAGGAAAAATTATGCGACCAGTATTTGAGCAAGAAGAAAAGTTAAGCATCGGAAAAGTTTCCTTGTGGGCGCACTCTGAGCTTGAGTGTGTTAATTTGGAAGTAAGGTTTACTTTGACGAGACTAGATATCATTAATTTGATTTCTTATTGCATTGATAATCATTGTGGATTCTCCCTATATTCTAAATCTAAAGAAGACACTGCTAAATTAGAAGGAGTGGAAGTGCATCGCAATTCATTTCCTTCCGAGCTGGCTGAGCAACAAGCCTATGCGCAAGAGCTCATCAAGCTTTATCACAGTTTGCAGGGCCCTGTAATCATTCTCCCTAGTACCCTAATTGGAGAACTTGTGTTGGAAGCTTTGAAAGCTTTTTACTCTTTAGATTACGATACTTGGGGGTATGATCCTGTTTATCCGTTTTTCGGAGTGCTGTTTCAGTCAACTCTAATGAGTGGAAAAGTTGAAATTGTGTAAAGACTAGTCTTTTTGGCTAGTTTTTTCAAAAAAAGCATGTTTACATTTTATTTTTCATTCGTGATATAATAAAAGAAAAAAAGAAAAGAGGTATTTTCTATGACAGAAAATAAATTCGATATGGCTGTGATTACAACAGTTGATGGTGAAGGTTGTCTTGCGTGTTCTTGGGACGAAAGAGACCTTGAAAGTGAAGAAATAGACCTTGAAGATGGAGAAAAGATTCCAGCAATGTCATACGAGAAAGAAGTAGTGTTTAATCTCATTACTGCGGTGTTGTCGGATATGGTAAAACGAGATGAGGGGCTTTTCTTATCGGTAGTCGAAAACTTGAAAGAGCAGAAAAACATTGACATTTATAAAGAAAAGGAAAAATTATGGAAAGAGATCTCGGCTATTAATTATAAAGACCCAAAATATTTTGTTGTTGACGAAAATTTCAGTCCTTATCATGTCGTAGATGTTATTCTTGGCAAAAGAAAAAAAGTAGAAAAAGAGAACTTACCAGACGATGCACCTGGACTTTATGATATCATTCCAAGTGATTCGCCATATAAAGATGCTATCTTATGTGCAGCTGTAGCGTTAACTGATATTGTAATGACTACAGAGGATAGTTTTCTAGTGAATAGTGAAGCCTTCAATGAGAATGGTGAAGTATCTGAAGGTTTTGCTATTGAGTTCGCCTACAAAGACAAAACTCCTCACTTCAGATTTCATAATGCAGAAACAAATTACAAATGTTTCTACGCCCCTATGGACGAATTTAAATAAAACAAAGAACTAGCTTTTAGCTAGTTCTTTTGTAAAAAAAAGCCGAAATAGATTGACAAAATCTTTTATTTATGATATACTTGTATCATAAATAAGAAAAGGAATTAAAGTAATGGAACATTCGAAAGAATTAAAGCAAAATTTTGAAGATATGCAAGAGCTTGAGAAGAAATTAGAGAGTTTTGGTTATTCTAGGAGTTACTGTTTTGGTAGTTCAATTCCAGGAAAAATGACGGGATGCGTTTACTCGAATATTGAAACTGGGGTAAATGTTGAAATAAACTATCGGAATAAAACCATCAAGTTTGAACACGCTGTTAAAAATTCTTTTTGTTTTTTAGGTTCTGGGGAATTGTCAGGGCGTGAAAAATATTTGGATAGTTTTGAGCGAGATCTTTCAAAATTTGAAAAAGTGACTAGTTTACTTTTGTAAGGAATCAATTAAAAAATTAGAAAGTAGAATTAAAAATGAACGAAAAATACGAAGAACTGAATGAACTAGAAGAGCTTTTTGCAGATGCAATTGAAACCTCAAATTCTTATCTAGAAGAGATGGATAAGCTTGGAGCAGAATTGCAAGAACTTGAAACTGAAGATGAAGGTGTATCTTTTATGTTAGCTGCAATGTGCGATCATATTACTGAACCTCAAATGGTTGATGTTCTGTTTGATTTTATCAAAAACGGCTGGACCAAGATTTCTGTTGGCAAAAAGATTGAAGATTTTCCGCTTGTTTTTGCATTGCCTAAAGTAGTTGCAAAACAATCAATGGAATTTTCAGTTGCATTCTATGAACACGACGAAAATGCAGTCTTCACACATAAACTTATTGTTTTTTCAAAAGATGGAATTGTAACTAAGATCACTTATTCCAATAAGAAAACTAAGGTTAGATAAAAGTGAAGTAAAAAAGGATAAAAAGAAAATGTTGGATAAAAACCAATTATCAACAATGACAGAATTAGATATAACAGGGGGTGGTTACGAAGATTGTGACTACAAAATTCCAGTTTTATCTGTCGAAGAATATCTGTCTATAAAAGACCCTTATTATTCAGAGTTTATTGTTCTTCCAGACGGCAAGATCCTCGAAGCAAAACCTAGCCACACTATAGTGCTAGAAAGTTTGGTGAATTACTTGAATGGTGGAAAATTTACTTTTTCTGTAACATGGTTTATTGAAGAAGCTTTCTACTACACAGGTGCAGTTTCTTGTTGGGAACATGGGCAAATGGGGTTATCGCAATTAACTGAAAAACAAAAAACAACTCTTAAAACACTTGCAAATCACCATTGCATTCGTCTAAATTACGAGTGCTATAGTGAAGAAAAAATAGACTATTTTCTTAGCCTTTTGGGCGAGATAAATTTGCAAAAAAACAATGAACAAAATTAGAAAAGGATAAAATAAAAATGACTTATATTTTTACAGCAGCTCAATTTGCTGGTTTCACCAAAAAGACACTTGGTAGTGACGACCTTCTTGTGCTTGAAAATGTTAGCTTTTTAGCAGAACTATTATATCAAGATGTAAAAAAGGATATTAAGGAAGTTTCGAGTCAGCCTTGGCCTGAATACCTAATTGATGCCAAATTCAAAGCTTATGACTATGGTGTTCAAGAAGACAGCATTAGAGAAAATCTTGAAGAATTGCCTCAAGATTTTACGTTATCAACCATTACGTTTGAACAAGTCATTATTATTGGCCAACTTGTCAAAAGTTTGTACGACCAGGTAGATGATCGTACTGTTTTCGAGGTTGTTGATAACGCTCTTGAGCGTGAAGAATGGTTCGAGGCAAATCAAACAGAATCTAAAGAAATTAATATCGCTGTAAAATAGAAAGGAATATTATGATTACAAAAGACGAACTCGAAGAACTGATTCGCAACCAAGGTCTTGCGCCTTATGTTTATATCAAAGACGAAAAAGAGCAATTCAAAATCAAATTGGCGAAACATGCTCAATATATCACGTGGCGTGAAAATCCCCGTCAAACAGCTCTTTTGACTGTCGCAAAAGATACAAATCATAAAAACATTATCAAAAAGCTCAACCATGCAAAACGCATGATCGACCAAGAACTGTTGCGCATCTATAATGGTTTGACAGATTTGTACGGTGTCATTCTTGAAAATCGTCAAACGAAAAGCCGTTATGAAAAATTACTAACAGTGCTTGAGCAGGTGTGTGATGGTGAACAAGAAAATCCATGGTTTTTGATATTTGCGCAACGTCAAATTTATAATCTGGCTCAACTATTAGAAATCACACCGCATGAAGTTCATATTCTAGAAGGTATTTCGAGCTTGCACTATCGCAACGATGTGATCGATACAATAGACGATCCACTCTTGGCAAAGCAGCAACACATTTTACACAAAATTTCTGTCGATAAAGCCAAACTAAATAAATTCATTAAATTCGTTAAGAATGAAATCGCGGAAATCGAGCGTTACACAAAATAAAAAGGAGATTTGCAATGGCGACATTACAAAAAATTAAAGAAGCACAAACAACAGAAACATACACAGTCACCGTCACAAGGGATATCGATCTGATGAGCATCATTAATACCTATAAAACAATGTCACCCGAAACAGACATTATCGTACAACTTCTTGTCTATGCTCATGAAAACAGTTGGTCAATCAATCAATGGAACACCGAACGTGAACTCATGGACCAATTAGAAAACTATCTAACCGAGGACGAAATCTTAAACGTCAAACTCGATACACTAAAAGCAAAAATCGATGATATTGTCGATGAACTCAATAGTGTTGCACCAAAAGGAATCGAATATATCACTATTGAGAAAAATGGTGACAAATATAAACTCGACGTTACCAAAGACGACATTCGCAAAATTTTTCTCGATCTCATTTAGAAAATAATACCTATAATTAAATAGAATAAAAAAAGGAGACTTATAATGGCAACATTGTTAGAACAATTCAATCAATTAAAAGAAAAAGAAGCACAAGAAGTGGTTCTTGCAGATAAAATCAAAGAACTTGTAGAAAAACCACATGTTATGAATTTGTTGAAGGCAGGGTTACAAAATGAATTTGTAGCGGAGATTAAAAGTGATAGTGGAATGTTTCTTTCCCTACAGCCAACAGGAACATCGTCATTTTCAGGGTATGACAGTTATCAGTTTACAATTGAACCAAAAGTCACTGAGGTAGAATTAGAAGTTCGAATCTTTATCGATAGCGTGGCTAAGGTTGCAACAGTCAAAGTAGTTGAATATAACGAAAAGTTACTTACTATTGAAACTGTTATGCAATTACTCAAGGAAGTCATTGGCGTGGAGGACAAAGTAAAAAGCGTAAAATAAGTTTGATAAAATAAAAGAGCCTAAACGGTTCTTTTTTTTATGCAGTTATTGATTGACTTTTCAAGTCTTTTGTGATACGATAATATTACATTACAAATAAAGAGGAGTTTTGGGATGTCTAATAGCCCACCGTTAAAGATTCTTGTGAATCAACTTTGGAAACCAAATTTCGAAAGACAAGGAATCAGTGAGGAATTTAGGCCGTTTTTTATTGCTTACATCGGAGTAGAAGACCAAGGTGATTATAATAATGTCCTTGCTACTTTAGTTGACAAAGCTAAACAAGACGAAAAGCATACAATTGTTTTTGACAACTCTATCCCATTTGAAGTTGATTTTGATTTCATGAACATGATCAAATCTGAGTTAGGAAAAATGGATATCTATCATCTTAAAAATGAAGATTTGTTGATGTTTCCTGGTGATTACAATCAACTGTTTATTAGAGCATTGCAAGATGTTATTCTTTTGGCAATTCAAAGAGAAGGGTTCGTTAATAATTCTGTTAGAGATAACTTTATTACAAAGTTACTTCTTCACGTTTATAAACATATCCGCCCTTTAGAGATTGCTGATAGCTATTCTTCTACAAACAAATGCATTTATTACGGTCAGATTGAGAAGCACGATGTATATTTGTTGCTTTTATTAGCTAAAATGGGCTGGGATGTTGTTTACATTAATCCTTTAAAAGAACCTGAATATCTAGCCTTCACAGGAATAGAAAAGCATTCAAATAGCCAACTCCTTCAAATCGAAAGTTTAAAAGCGCGTGCCAATACTGGTACAGCTTATCAACAATTTGATTCAATAACTTTAGGCTTTGAACAAGAAATGGAACAGGAGTTGTTTACAGATTCTGGTTTATTTAGACCATGGCAGTTCAAAAAAGGAACAACGAAGAACTTATTCTTCAATTCAACACTTATTGACCTTGAAAACAATTGGAATGAAGAGGCGCGTGTGCGTCAAGGGTTCTCTACAGAAGGAAAAGTTGTCAGTATTCCCAATTTCTTTTATGAGTTAGAGGGAGAGTATACGGATACACAAAAATACAAAGAACTTGTTAATAAATTGACTGGTGCTAAAAATGTATTCTTCTCTTCTGGGAAAATAAGTGATTTTTTGGATATTAGTATTTCTAATGATGAAGTTCTTCAGATCACTTTTTGCGAGTTAAATGATGGAACCTTTAACACAGAAAAGCTAAAGGAACTTCCTTTTTACAAATACACCCCTTTCAATGATGACACGGAAGATTTTATTTTAAAGAAAATTAATGAAACTCTTCTTGACCAAACATTGTACTCACAACGTTTAACTTCAAAGGTTGACGTATTACAATTTGTTGGAGCTTGTCTGCAATTGAATAAGGAACTGATTCGATTAATCGACTCTTTTGATTTTCCTTTTGCTATTCCAAAGGTAGTTGTTTTTTTAGATAATGAAGATTCACTTAATCCTCAAGTACCTTACATTTTGGGTCTTCTTCATAAAATTGGATTCGATATCGCAGTGTTTTCTCCAGCAGGAATGTCTGATTTATCTAGTCATATTGAAAGGGGGAGATTCAACTGTCAGAGACTTGAAACAATCAAGTATGATAGAACTTATAGTTCTGTTCACAACTTTGCCTCACGCAAAGGAGGCTTCTTATCTAAATTATTTGGTTCGTAAGTAAAGAAAGGAGGACTACATGGTCCAAACTGAAATTAAACCTCAAGAGATTAGCTCTCAGGAAATTGAGAAAGCTAACGAAATTATTGCTAACCCTGAAGAGTACAAGGAAAAATTAAAACTTCTTCCTGAAGTTAAAGCTCTTACAAATGAGATCAACATCCAAGATGTGAATACAATTGCAACTTTTGGTCAAAAGTCTGCTGAAGAAATTTCAAAAATTTCCGATAAGATCTTGAACATTGCAAAAGTACCAACAAACAAAGATGCAGCTCAAATGATCACTCAACTTTCGAAAATCATGGATAAATTTGATATTCGTGAAATCGAAAAAATTCAAGATGAACCAGCTAAACAAAGTTTCCTTCAAAAATTGAAACAGAAGATTGCTGATGAGTTCGAAGCTCTTGTTGCTAAATATGACAACATGAGTAAAGAAGTTGATAAGATTGCTCAGTTGTTGCGCACATATGAAAATCAAACTAAACAAGATAACGTAACTTTGACTGAAATGTGCCAAGCTAACCATAACTACTTTGAGCAACTTGAACGTTACGTAGTCGCTGCTGAAATTGGCCTTGAAGAAATTGCTAATTATCGTGAACAAGTAGCGAATCGCACAGATATTTCTGAAGACAATAAGAATGCTCAGTTGCAACAACTTGATATGATGTCACAAATGCTCCGCCAACGGCAATACGATTTGTTACAGGCAGAAATTGTTGCACGTATGACAGTTCCTATGTTGCAGAATATGCAACTAACTAACGTCAACTTGATCCGTGAAATCAACACTGCGTTTATTATTGGTCTTCCAATTTTCAAACAAAATTTGGCCCAAGCTATTATGTTGAAACGCCAAGCAATTACTGCTAACTCAATGGAGCAATTCAAAGGCACTATCAACAAACAACTTGAACAAAATGCAGCTTATGCAGCCGCTCAAGGTACAGTTGTTGCTCAAAACGTTACCAAGGGTACATTTGATATGGAAACCTTGCGTAAAGTATACACTACCATTAAAAACGGTACTGAAAATACACAACGCGTTATGCGAGAGCAGGAAGAACAAAATAAAGAAAATACTAAAGACCTTGAACGTTTGAAATCAGACATTCAATCAGGTTCTTTGAATATTCTTCAAGCCCCTAATCCAACTAACTAGAAAGGAAGTAAGTTATGTCTGAATTAAAAGAAAATGCTAAGAGCTTTCTTGGAGCTGGAAAAGAACTTGGAAAATCCATGTTCAAAGAAGGACGGAAAGTATTTGATGAACGCATTAAGCCAGCTGTTGGTGAAGTGGCTGATAGCATCAAGCGTCAACAAGTTATGCAGAAGATCAACAAAGAAAAAGATACTTCTGTAAAACAAGATAAAACTAAAAGAAAGTATCATAAAGGAGGATAAAAATGGATTTTGGTAATTTAGGCGGAGCGCCTCAACCTCAATCAAACGGGGTTCTGAATTTGACTAAAGGTGGTGTGCTTGACCTTGTTAAGGTTGCACCTTCACTCAAGCGTGTTATTCTAGGCTGTGGCTGGGACGTAGCGAACAACGGACCTACAGCAGACCTTGATTTATCCGCAATCCTTGTTCCTAAGAATGCACGCATTTCTGGAGAAAACGTTACTCAACACGTTGTATTCTACAACAACCCATCAGTACAAGGTGTTCGCTCTACTGGAGACAACCGAACTGGTGTTGGTGAAGGTGATGATGAACAAATTGTAGTAGAGCTTGATAATGTCGCTCCTGAAATTGAAAAAATTATCTTTGTTGTAACCATTTATGATGCACAAGGTAAATCTCAGTTGTTTGGTATGGTCAAAAATGCCTTTGCTCGATTGGTTAATGAAGAAACTGGTGAAGAACTTTGTCGCTATGAATTGAGCAATGATTATTCAACAGATACTTGTATCGAATTTTGTTCTTTGAATCGAACACCTAATGGTTGGCAATTTGAAGCTGTTGGTAAAGGTTCTGTTGGAGATCTTAATTCTGTTTTGGCGCAATATATGTAATATTACACGGAGGAATAGTTATCATGAATGGAAAAACTTTTATTTCTCTCCCAGAAAGTGATTGTTATACCGAAGATAATCTCATTATCAACGTGGACCATATTATTTGGATTAACAAAAAGGATAGACACATCCTGCTTTCTGATGGAAATAGAATCTACTTGGCTGACGAAAACCTTAACAAATTAGAATCAATTCTTCAACCGATTTAGACTAAAGAACAAGAAAAAGGATTATAAAAACAGCAGTCATTTTTGGTAACGAAAATAATAATTTGTGTTAAAACGCATTCATAATCGTGACAAGAACGCATCTATTAATTTAGAAAAATGCATCGATTATACTTTGCATCGATTATACTGTCTTGACAACAGTATAAATGAAAACAAAAGTCACTACCGTGGGCTACACGGGAAGTTAAGCCTGTGGATCGTTATACAAACGAAAGTAATCTAAAGATGAATACATCTTTGATAAAATCGGACGGGATGAAGCAGGAAATCTTTTTTTAAATATATTAGAAAGGTTCATAAAATATACATTTTAGTATGTTTTATGTAGCAGAAAAACAATGTCAATTTTTGGAAATTTATTTGGTAATAACAGTAATAACAATGAGCAAGCAACTCAACCTGCACAAAGTGCACCAGAACAAAGTTCTTCTGTTCCTACAGGAGCTTTGCGTAGCGGTAACGAAGTAACTCTAGACTTATCAAAAGGTGGATTGTTAAACCTTAACAAAGGTGACTTCCTAAATCTTACAAAATCTGGTATTCTTCTAACTCGCATTCGTGCAGCAGCTGGTTGGGATATGGCAAGCTTTGGCGGTAATATCGACCTCGACTTGTGTGCATACCTCTTCTCAGGACGTAAACTAGTGAACACTGTTTTCTATGGCGACAAACGTTGGGATGGAATTTACCTTGACGGAGATAACCTAACAGGTGAAGGAGATGGAGATGATGAAAACATCATGATCAACTTCGACAAGATTCGTCCTAATGTTGACCGCATTGTGATTGCCGTAGTTATTTACTCAAGTGGTAAAACATTTAGTGGAGTTAAAAACGCTTATGTTCGCTTGGTTGATGAAAGCCAAAGTCAACGTGAATTGGTACGTTACAACCTATCTTCAGACGGTGGACGCAATACCGCAGTAGTAGCTGCCGAATTGCAGAAGGTCAACGGAGAATGGAGCTTTGTAGCTGTCGGTGATTACAGTAACAACAGCATTAAATCTCTTGGAAATAAATTGTAATAGAAAGCAGGAAATCTAATGGGAATTAATTTTGGTAATTTAGATACAACTGTCCCTACACCAACTGAAGTAGCTCCAGCTCCAGCAGGTATTTCTCTTAACCTTGAGAAAAATACTGTATTGGACCTTGCTAAAGCTTCTCCTGGATTGACAGAGGCTGTCCTTGCCGCTGGTTGGGATGTCGCACGTGCTGGCACAGATGTAGACCTTGATATCTCTGTATTCTTGCTTAATGTAGAAGGAAAAATTACAGGACTTCAAGATGTTATTTTTTACAATAACAAAACTGCTCCAGGTGTCACACTTACTGGAGACAACCGTACAGGTGCAGGTGAGGGCGATGATGAGCAAATCATCTTGAAACTTAATGAGGTTTCTTCATCTATTCAACGGATTGTGGCTTGTGTTACTATTGACAAAGCAATCGAACGTCGTCAAACATTTGGTATGGTGGACAACTCTTATGTTCGTTTGGTTAACAAAGCAAACGACCAAGAACTTGCACGTTTCAATTTGAAAGGTGATTATTCAACAGATACAGCAATTGTATTTGCCGAGTTAGTTCGTTCTGGTAGTGACTGGGCCTTCCATGCTATTGGCGAGGGCAAACAAGGTGATTTAAACGCTATCGCTTCACTTTATCAATAAAAATAGAAAAGCGGATAGGATAGGTTGGTGAAACGCTGGCCTATCTTTTATAAATAATATTATAAGGAGTCTATAATTTTGAAATATACTGGTTTAACAAAAGAAGAAGTCCAGCGCTCTTTTGAGGAGCACGGCAACAATGCTCTGTCTTCAAAGGAGACTGAAACTTTTTGGTCTATTTTAATCGGAGCATTCGATGATCCTTGGATCAAGGTATTGTTATTTGGTCTTGCATTAAAGACTGTCATTAATATTGCTTGTATGTTCAATCCTAGTCTTGGACATGCAGATTGGATTGAAGTTGTATCTTTGATTGCAGCCATTGCACTTTCTACAGGTGTTGCAGCACTTTCTGAATGGAAGAATGGAAAAGAGTTCAATTCTCTTCAAGAACAAGCCTCTAAAATTGTTGTCAAAGTCTACCGTGATGGACATTTGCACGAGTTAAATATTGATGAGCTTGTTGTTGGTGATGTTGTTCAACTTCGTGCAGGGGATCAAATCCCAGCTGATGGTATCATTTTGGATGGGCAACTAAAAGTTAACCAAGCTTCTTTGAATGGCGAGTCTGATGACGCTAAGAAAATTGCTTTAGGTAACAATCCTAAACCTAATTCAGAAGATACCTTTAACGAATTTATTCTTCTTCGAGGTTCATTTGTAACTGAAGGAGAAGCAGTAATGGAAGTTACTACTATTGGTGACAAAACCATGCTTGGTTCGATCAACGTTGCAATTCAAGAAGACGGAAAAGAATCTCCATCAAAAGAAAAACTGGCTCGCCTTGCAGGACAAATTGGTGTTATGGGTTCTTCTGGTGCAATTGGTTATTTGGTTATCAATGCTGTTCTTGTTTCTGGTTTAATTCATACAGTTGCTAAGCCTGATAACTGGTTCTTCTTTGGAATCCAATTAGTTATGTATGCTGTTACAATCATCATCATGGCTGTTCCAGAAGGGCTACCAATGATGCTTGCGATGGTAGCAAGTATGAACTCTCGTCGTCTTCTTTCAGAAAATATCCTTGTTCGTAAACCTGCATCTACCGAAACAGCTGGTTACGTTAACATTCTCTTTTCTGATAAAACAGGAACTATTACTGAAGGGGTGCTAAAACTTGTTGATGTTCTTCAAGGAGATGGTACAACTTACACAACGGGTGATACCGAAGGTTTACCTTTTGAAGAAGCTTCAAATACCCTAAAAAATGAATTAAAAGCAGGTTTAGGTCTAAATAACGATTCTGTTATTTCAGATGGTGTTGCTATTGACTCAAACCAAACTGACCGTGCTCTCATGACATTCTTAAACTCTTATAACCTTGTTCCTGAAAGCCGAGATGCTATTGTTTCTAAAGAAGCATTTACTTCTGCGACTAAGTTCTCATCTGTAACTTTGAGCACTGGAGAAACTTATATTAAGGGTGCTCCTGAAATCATCTTGTCTGGTGTAACTAAATACATTAAGAAAGATGGTAGTGTTGGAGATTTCACTAGTGAAGTAGCAGAAGCATTTAATAACGCCTCAGTAGAACAAGCAAACCGCTCTATGCGCGTACTTGCGATTGTAAAAGAAGTAGGCGGAGTAAAAACTTTAGTTGCTGGTGTATGTATTCGAGATAATGTACGTCAGGGAATTAAAGAGACTGTTCGCGTAATGAATGAAGCAGGTGTTACTGTTGTTATGGTTACGGGAGACCGTAAAGAAACAGCAGTTGCAATTGCTAAAGAAGCAGGGATCTTCAAATCAGAAGAAGATGTTGTTTTGACTCATGATGAGTTGGTAGCTTTATCTGATGAAGAAGTAAAAGAATTGCTTCCTCATTTAAAAGTAGTATCCCGTGCTCTTCCTCTTGATAAGAAGCGCTTGGTTAACCTTGCTCAAGAAATTGACTTGGTAACAGGTATGACAGGTGACGGGGTTAATGATGCTCCATCTCTTAAGGCTGCTGATATTGGCTTTTCTATGGGTGACGGTACTCAAGCGGCTCAAGAAAGCTCAGATGTGGTTATCTTGAATAACTCTCTTACATCAATCGAAAAAGCAGTCCTTTATGGACGTACTATGACCGAGAGTGTCAAGAAATTCATTGTATTCCAGCTTACCGTTAACGTCACTACAATCGCTTTAGCATTGATTGGCCCACTAGTTGGATTCAAAGAACCATTCACAATCATTCAGATCTTGTGGATCAACTTAATCATGGATACTCTTGCAGCTCTTGCATTTGGTGAAGAACCAACTCTTGAACGCTACATGAAACGCCCTCCAATTGGACGTAAGGAAAACATCTTAACTAACTATATGAAGAGTGCCATTAGTGTTTCTGGATTGTTTATTACTGTAATTTCTACTTTGTTGTTGGCGAATGCCTTCGAATTGCAACAATTATTTGATTTGCATAATTCTAAAGAAGTTCTAACATTTATGTTTACTTTCTTCATTTATGCAGTTATCTTTAACTCATTGAATACACGTAGTCATGGTTTCAATGTCTTAGAGCATATTGGTAAAAACAAGAAATTCGTCTATGTAATGACTTCAATTGCAGTAGCGCAATCACTTATCATTCAATTTGGTGGTGAGATCTTTAGTACAGTACCTATGGACCTTAAACACTTTGGATTAGCTTTAGGCCTTGCATTCTTGATTATCCCAGTTGATATGATTCGTAAAGCACTCATTGGTTCTTACAAAGAATAATAAAAAAAGGTCCTCGCTTCAATAGTGAGGACTTTGTAAAAGAAGGAAAATGATGAATATTACTGAAAAATATAAAAGAACGTTAGAGGAATTTTGTTCAAAACTCCAAGAAAAAGTGAGAAATACCGAATTTGAATTTTTTTTTGGCGAAGTTTATTCTACAATAAATTTTGATGTGAGAATTGATGCTAAGTATCTAGAATTTTATGAGAATGTTCTTCGAAAAGAAATTGAATTTCTTTCTGATTCGGGTTTAGAGTCATCTATTACGATTCTATATTATATCAATGAAAAGGTTGCACTATTAAAAACTAAAAGTTTATGTACAATTGACTTAACATGAGCTAAACAATTGATACAACTGAATTAGAAGCATAAAGTACACTCTTTATAAAGTGTACTTTATTTTTGTTTTGTACATTATTTTCGAGTGTTATTTTGTATGTTAAAACTAAAATTTTTTGTACTTTACCCTAGACAGTGGATAAACCCTTGACACGACTGAGTTTAAGGCGTAATGTACACTCTTTGAAAAATGTACTTTATAATCGAAATGTACTTTATTTTAATGCTGGATAAAGTACATTTTTTGATTGAGTAGCTTAGATGCGTAATGTATCAAAATAGTCCCTTTTAACCCCCTTGTAGGTCTAGAAACTTTGATTTAATCAGTTTTTTGAATTTAGTAAAGTACATTTTCACTAAAATTCAGGTTTGAAAATTTTCCAGTTTTCACTTTTATAAAGTATAAAATTGACTATTTTCTTGATGAAAAAAATTTCCAGTTATCCTCAATTTTAGTCCATAATATCATCTAGTCTAAAGAATTGATTTGTACATTTTTGTTCAATTTTCGCCCGAAAAAAATTTTTAGTTATCCAAGGTTTAAGTATGCGAAAGATTTAGTATTCACGGGAATAAAGTACGTTTTTTGCTCAAAAAAATTTTTGTTAACCTATAAAAATCAGCGTATCCAATTGACATCTAGCTTTATTTATTGTATAATATGTATACGAAATATAAAAGGAGAAATAATGAAAAACAAAACAAAATATTTAATTACAGATTTAGATCGTACTATGATATTTTCAAAGAGATTCTACGACGATAAATTAGACATGATCCCTGTAGAGTATAAAAATGAGGATGTTATCGCTTACATGACACAAAAAGCCTTGAGTATCGCCAAAGAAAATATTTCAAGTATTATTCCAGTTACGACTCGCAGTTTGTCAGAGTTCCAACGAGTTGAACCATTTCAGAATGTTGAATGGGCTGTCGTTGGAAATGGCTCTTTAATTCTGCACAAAGGAAAGCCTCTTAAAGAGTGGTCTGAACGCATTCAAAAATTAACAACACCAATAGACAATGAATATGCTTATTTGATTGATTGGGTTAATAAAACATTTGAAGATGAGCTAGAGCAAAAAGCAACAAAAGTTGAAAGCTTTATTTTTGCTAAGGTTAAAGAAGAATGTTTAATAAGTGTCTATCGAAAGGTTGATTCTTTAATTATTCCTAATTGGCAATTCACTATACAAAACAAAAAAATGTACATAATGCCAAAAGTAGTTAGCAAAGAACGTGCCGCAAAATTTGTCATTAGTAAACTAAAAAATAGAGGTGAGTTATTTTTTGCAGGAGACGGGATCTTAGATGTTGAGATGTTAAATTTATCATCTAAATACGAAAACGCAGGATCTTTTACTCCAGCTGAAAGTGATGCTCATGACCTTTCTACGACTAAAAATTTAACCGTTGTGCCTCCTTCTGCTCTTGGGGGAGAAATTATTTTACGAATTGTTTTTGAAAAAGGGGAAGCGAAATGAAATACGAATTTAAAGACCGAAAAATGATTCACGAAGGAGGAGAATTTAATAAATTTTCTCCCCGTGAAGTATTACAATATGCAATTGGCGGTTTGTTATACATGCCAGCTACAAGAATGAAAATTGTTCAAGATATCTTAGAAAAAAAGAATGAAGATATTAAGTCTATTTGCCTTGATTTAGAAGATTCTGTTGGTGATGATACAGTAGAAGAAGCAGTTTTGATGTTGCGCTCTACCTTGTCTAAACTATATGAAGCTGTAGAAGATAATGTTTTATCTCTAAGCGATTTACCACTTATCTTTGTACGAGTTCGTAGTCCACAACAACTAAAAGAATTAAAAGACACTTTAACTAATGAACAATTTAGTGTTTTGACTGGATTCAACTTCCCTAAATTTGACCGTAGTAATGCTGCTGAATATTTACGAACTTTTGATGAGTTGCGAAATACAGTTCCTACAAAACTTTATTTCAATCCAATTCTAGAAAGTAAGTCAATTATGTATCGTCAGAACCGAGTAACCGAATTGAGTTATATTCAACGGAAACTTTCAGGTTTTTCTGATAACATTCTAAATATCCGTGTAGGAGCGTCTGATTTCTGCAATATTTTTGGTATGCGTCGTAAAATGGCCCAAACTATCTATGATATTGGAGTTGTTGCGGACTGCTTTACAGATATCATTAACTTCTTCGGCAAAAACTATGTTGTTGCTGGTCCTGTGTGGGAATACTTTGATTCCGAAGGGAACGAGGGGATGTGGCAAAGAGGACTTGAATTTGAATTGAGCCTTGATAAATTAAATGGCTTCTTTGGAAAAACCGCTATTCACCCTGTTCAATTACCTGTGATTGCTAAAAGCAATATTGTAGAAGAAGAAGACTACCAAGATGCTTTGAATATCATGGGAATGAATAGTGGGCTTATTGGTGTCGCCAAAGGACATAGTGGAAATAAAATGAATGAAGTAAAAACTCATAGTCATTGGGCGAAAAAAATCATTGCTCAAGCTAATGTCTATGGGGTAAAAGAAACTGGAGATGAGGGGTTTTATTAAAATGTTGACGGTTCATGATTTTGCTGAAGTAACAATTAATTATCTAGATAAACCAGTTGAAGATGTTATTAAAATGGCGAAACGCCATAATAATCCTAAGCGTGATTTCTTATTTGTAAATACTCTTCTTGGAAAGCACATTGCTGTTCAAGGAAGAGACGCACTGATGATGCATCGGGCTTTAGGAGATAAGGTTTATGAATTATTCAAAGAAAAAGGATGGGAAAACAAAAAGGTTTTGCTAGTAGGATTTGCTGAAACAGCAACTGCACTAGCTCAAAATATTATGTTTTATTCTTTAAAATTTAAAGAAAAATTCCCTCTGAATATTGTTGGCTATACTCAAACTACAAGAGAAGAGCTTCCTTCTAATCAATACACTAATATCGCCTTTGAAGAGGAACATTCTCATGCAACAAGCCAAAAACTTTATTTTGATAAAGAACTAGACTACGACGTTGTTTTATTTGTTGAAGATGAGATCACAACTGGTAACACGATCTTAAACTTTATTTCTCAATTTGAAAAACATCAATCTGGAAAGGATTATGCAGTTGCCTCTATTCTTAATTGGCAAAATGACAAAGATGCTAAAACCTTTAGTGAAAAAGGAGTTGAAGTGGCATTTCTTGTCAGAGGGAAAATGAAAGATAATTTACCATCATTTTCAATCAAGGAAGGCAAAGAATATGATTTATATCACGATGATGCGGGCTATAAAGTAAATTTAACTCTTCGTCATAATCCACGATTGCCAATGACGGCAGAACAATTTTCTAAATACGTTTCTTTTGGAGATAATAAAGATAAAGAGTTTAGCAAGCTTATTAGTCTTAAAGGCTCCAAAAAGAAAACTTTGATCATTGGTACTGAAGAAAATATGTTCATTCCTATCTATTTTGCGATTATCATTGATGCTGATGTGAAGGCAACCACGCGCAGTCCTATTGAATCAAGTTTAGAAAACGGATATCCAATTTCTTCAAGATTGAAATTGAATAGCGCTTACGAAAGTGGACGTGTCACTTATCTTTATGATATGGATCTAGGCGACTATGAGCAATTTGTGATTTTTGTAGAAGAAGAATCTCCAGTGTTTGAAGACGAGTTGACCAAGTTTTTATCAAGCTATGGGGAAGTGAAAGTAGTTTGTCAGAAAGGATTATATTGTGAAAAATAATAAAGAAAAATTAGTTAAATCCTCTTATTCAGAGAAAGAGGTGAAGATCTTACTTCAGGATGTTCGAGGAAAGGTTCCAGTATTAGACACTAAAGAACGAGAGAAGCTTAATCAGTCTGGAGTGCATTATTCAGAAATGCTTCCAGTGGAGTATGCTCCAAGTGAGGAATATTTAAAACTCTATAAAGAGGCTCTAATTTCACAAGGAAAAGAAACTGCTCAGGCGGTTGTTAATCTCGCATCTAAAATCCTAAAAGAAAAAGCGTTAGGTAATATTGTCCTTGTCTCTTTAGCGCGTGCAGGAACTCCCGTTGGGATTTTGTTAAAACGTTATCTTGATAACTATGTTTCTCCTGAACAGGAAATCGGCATCCCTCATTATACAATCTCAATCATCCGTGGAAAAGGCGTTGATAAAGCAGCCATGAATTACATTCTAGCAAATCACCCTGCTAAAGATATTGTATTTGTTGATGGCTGGGTAGGTAAAGGAGCAATCAACCGAGTTCTTGCTGAGGCGGTAAAAGAACTAGGTGCGGAAAGTTTATCCCCTGAGTTAGCTGTTCTTTCTGATCCTGCTTCAGAAACTGAATTATATGGCACGCGCAATGACTTTCTTATTCCATCTGCCTGCTTAAATTCAACTGTTAGTGGCTTAATTAGCCGTACAGTGCATCTACCAAGTATGACAGATGATGAACTCCACGGGGCAGTTTATTATGAGGAGAACGAAGCTTTTGACCTTTCTAATGATTTTCTAAATGAAATTGAATCATATTTTCCTTTTTTAGAAAGTGAAATTGATCAAGACTTAAGTGATGAATTAGAAAGCTTTAAAGGGATCGACGAAGTAAAGCAAATCGCTTCTGAATTTAAAATCGATGATATTAATAAGGTTAAGCCTGGATTGGGTGAAACAATTCGTGTTCTTTTGCGTCGTGTACCTGAAGTTGTTTTGATTAGGCCTGATGCAAAACCAGAATTTATCGCACCGATCATCCAGCTTGCAAAAGAAAAAGGTGTACCTGTACAAGAATATCCTCTCAAAAAATACAACACTTGTGGTATTATTAAAGATGTATCCGATTTGTAATATCTCATTGTTAGATACTAAAGTCAGAAATAAACTGAGGAACATATAAATGGCTAAATCAAAGAAACAGAAAGTTCATGCACTAAAGAAAGAACTTATAAAAGCATCTCTTGAACGTGAGCAAGAATGGAAACCAGAAACCATAAAGGAAGATCTCGCAGCATTTTCTGAGAGATATTTGAAAAAAGCTGGGAAGAGTAATCCAAGAGCCACTCATTTGACTAATATTTTTAGAGGTCTTGACGGTCTTATTGCAAGTCAATTTGGACGAACAGCCCCTAGAACTAGACTAGCCCTTCAGGAGTACAAAGACCGATATGTCCTTTGTTCAGGAGTCGCTATTATGGTCAAAACCTTTGGCAAACGTAAAAAAGTTGTTAGTTTCTAAGCCGACCATTGTTGCAACTTTCCCTGACAGCCCTCATACAAATGCACATAATTATGTACAACTTCCTGTGAAAAGAGAAGTTGATTCTCACATTTGGCTGGATTTAGATGATGTTAGTAGAAGAAGTGATCGAACGCTAGACACTATTTTATTTGGTGAAATGATTGCCTTTGCAGGAAAATCAACTTTATACAGAGGCTTTGTTAGCAACAACGTGAGATCTCGCGCAGGTAAATATGGACTTTCCGATGTTATTATGTACGGGGCATTTGCTGCAACAGCTGATGGTGAGAGTTATAAAGCCAGTACGTTTTATCGTCTAAGCAACAAGTCAACAATTGGAATAATGGAATATTCCGAAAAAGAACGACGGTATGTTCCTATAAAAACTGATGCTCACAGTCTCCCTGAAAAGTTTGCGACCTCTAAAGAGTTTGAGGAAATTTTCGAGAATGACGGGCCTGAAACTATTTTTATGAATATTTTTTATCTTCAAATGTACAATGACATTCCTGAGTTTAGGGAAAAAGTTAATGAGTATAATAAAAAATACCCCAAAGACAGAATATTTTTCGAAGAGTAAGTTCACTCTGAATTAACAATAATTTGTAAAAATAAAGGCTATTTTTGACGAAATAGCCTTTTTGTATTGACATTCTTTGTTATTTATGATATACTTGTATCATAAATAAAAGTAAAGAAGGTTTTTATATGTGACATATGTTTTAGCAAAATGTTGTTAAAAATGTAAAACTATATGTCGTCAAGGATAAGGTTAAATAAAAGGAGAAACTTAATATGTTAGAACAACTTTTCGCAAATAATGATTTTGAAATCGCTATGCTACTAGGTGTAGGGGTGATACTTGTGCTATTAGTGGCAGTTTCACTTGGATGTGGATTTAGTGCATTATTTCTAGATAACGACGTGCTTCTTGGTATATGTGCCATTGCCGTTGCAATTATCGGAGCTTGTGGTGCATATGTGTCTCTGACGCAAATTGACAACCAAGCTAACGAAATCAAAACTATTTAAAGATGCGATTGACCGTGTACCAAAATCTGCGGTTAAATAGAAAGGAGAAAGGAAGCGAGGCTGCAAAGAAAATCTTTGTGACCTTGTTTCTAAACAATATACAATGAAAAATATAAAAGAACGGATTGGTTATTTTGGGAAAATGATTTTAGTTTTTCCTGAAGCTTTTTTATCAAAACTTACAAAGCCCAAAAGTCGAGGAGAGTTTGATGACACAGCTAGTGCTGTTGGGGCTCTTTTTCTCATAGTTTCTTTAATCTTGTTTTCTATTTTATTCTTTGTAAATTGGCTTACAAGCTATGGCGGAAAGAATCAGGGCGCTTTTTCGGATGGCGTTTTTTCTGAGTATCGAGGCTTTTATATTCTTTTATCTTTGTCTGTAGCTTTCTTTTTTGTGAAAAGCCTATTTTTTGCTGGTAGTAGAGGTTATTCTGATTTTCTTTCAGAATGCACGTTAAGGGAGAAGAAAGAAACTACGCTTTTTGATGATGAAAATGAACAGAATATTTCAGAAGTTATCATTATTATGTTTCCTGAACATCAGAAAGAGAATGGCGACAAAGAGAATGAAATTTCCACTAAAGAAACCATGGATGTCCTAAAAACATACCGTTTCAGAGGGAAGAAGGGTATAGTTATTCTGAAAAAAGGGAAAGCCGAGTCTCGTAAAAATGTAGATAATATTTCCGTTGAGAAAATCTATGCGAATGATGACGTTGAGAAATTTAATCAAAAGGCACGTTATCGAATCAAAAAAATTGAACTTTTGAAAGAAACTACTATTTTCACTCTTTGGAATATGGAATATAAGAAAGAAAGTAGGCAACTGCTTGTAACCGTTGAAGGGAATATTGCGGAAGATGTCTTGGAAGAACTAAAAGCAAAAGCGATGGTTCAAGAAGAATTGGATTCGATGTTGAATTAAAAAATATTAGAAAGGCCTATAATATAATGCACTTTTACAAGACAATGGGTGAACTTGCTAAACTAATAGATGAGCATTTCACCAATACTGAGCAATGTAAATTGGAATACGATTACGATTCTAAATATGATACTCTTACTTTGCGAATCATTGATGGTGATGAAGTAAAATTCAATGCTGAACTAGATATTTATAACGTTGGTTACAGAACTAGTTCCATGGGATTATTTCCCTATGAAACTAATAGATGGTTCTATTCACAATGGGAACAATTCAAAAGAAACACATTTTATGGTCCTATAGAACAGACTTCTATTGAGCTGGGAGGAGCGGTTGTTATTGCTGATCCTTGCAGCAACTTAGATGGTGATGATGATATTATCGAATTAGATAATGTGAAGCCAGGACGATGGTTAGTTGAAGCTAGACCTATCAACACAGCAGAGCACGGTGATGCCCATGGTGATGTCATTTTATGGCACGAATCTGTCACTCACCCCGTATCATTTGAGTTGAGCGAAGTTTCTACAGATGTAGATTCTTTCCGAACTGGTGTTTATGATGCGGAGCATTTCAAAAACATCAAGAAAACCGATAGCGGTGAACGTTCTGAGAAGTGGTGCGAAAAGATTGTCACTACAAAACCAAACGACCTCTCACGTTCCCCTATTACCCCATTGCAACGTAAATATCTAGAACAAGCTAGAGAAAAAATGAGTGCGTTCACAGGTGGTCCTTTTGATTTAAATCCAGAAGTAGACCAATTACTACGAGCCTATCGAATGGATTTTCTCTCATTGTCTGACGAACGTTACTACAACGACGAGTACAAGATGTGGAGTGACCAAAAATCCGTTGTTGTTCAAACCAGCGACATCTGGCCTTATCAAACTCTTGTCGCTAAAGATAAAGGACAAATTGTTGCTATCAAACTAGAATTGGAAAATCCTGCAGAACTTTTGGACGAAGATGAGGAAGAGGATTGGTGAGAAAATAAAAATTTAGAAGACTGAATTGATGACTTGATTGAAGTTTATGATAGCTCTAAAAAAAACTAAAGGAAAAGGCCAAGAAAGTTATTGATGAATACATCAGAAAGGAAAAGAAGGATAGATGATGCGAGTAGCATATAACAATCAATTTGGGGGCTTTAGCCTATCTAACGAAGCTTTAGCCTTGCTTAGCGAATACAAGGGAATTAAGCTTGATAATTATTTAGTTTCTGAACTTCCACGTCATGACTCCGATCTTATCAAGGTTGTAAGTGAGTTTGGAAATAGAGCTAACACAAGGACTTCTTCGCTTGCCATCAAGGAACTGTCAAGTCCATATTACAAGATTATAGAAAAAGATGGACGAGAAGAAGTAGTTGAGCCAGATCTAAATGGATATGTAAAGATTGACCAATGAACACTACATAAAAATATAAAGCAACCACATTTGTGGTTGTTTTTTTGTTACTTAGTTTACGAAAAAGTAAGAAAAAGTCTTGACTAACAGGTATATTTGTGATAGAATATTATTATAAATAAAAACGAAAAAGGAGAAAAAATAGAAAAATGAAAGAAGTAACTTGTAATACTTTTAGTCCTGGATATATTCCGTTTGATTTTGTTTTTGACATACCTGAAACGGAAACTACAAAAGGAAAAGATAATGTGAAGGTAACTATTTATCTTCCACCTTATAATGAATATGGAAAAGAGCCTGATACTCAGTATATGGAAGAAGTGGCTGGGTTGTTAGCTGAAGCTGATTGGCACAGTATCCCTATTGATGAATATTCGAAAGAGTTGGAGAACGGAGATTTTGTTTCTATTCCTGATGAAAATTGGGAGTACCATATTGATTATCGTGGACTTAAACGAACGACTTTTCTTGAGAAGATTGATTCTATGATTCATGATTTTGAAGATGATATTATAAATTTTAGCAAAACTAGAGAAGATTTAACTTCGTTAAAAGAGCTTGTTCCTCGTGAGATCTTGCTAAATACTAAAACTATGATTCAAGCTTTGAATTTATTGAAAGAAACATATCACCCTAAAAACGGCTATAATCTCTCTGATTTTACTCAGTGGAATAAAGAGACATCTCTTTATAAAATAGCTGTTGCTCACTTTGATAGTTTTGGAAGATATATTATTGATAGTCCTATTGCTTGTCGTAAGGAAAATAGTGTTTTCCGTCATCGTTTAAAACCTAGTTTTTGGTACACGGTGCGAGAAATGTTGTCGTTGGGTAAAATTCAAAAATTCACGTCTGTAAATGGAATTTTTATTGAAGCACATGGCATTAAGCTTCCACTAGAAAACTTTAGAGGGAACATTGGAACTCTCCGAATTGCTTATTTTGATAGTGAAGAGCGTTTTAATCCTTTGTTGATGGGGCATGTGACTTCCATTAAGGGTAATTTTACATTAACGGATAGTTCTAGTATTTCAAGTGATTCGAAACAAGTTTTATTTTCTTCAAATGACAAAGATAAGAATGTGGTTTATCGCATCTATGAATACGACCATAGCTTGCTTGCCATTGTTAAGAAGTAAACATTGTAAAGAGGAAAAAGAGAAAAAAAGAATGACTAAAATTATTTTAGCCTTCCCTTGCATGGGGAAAACGTATTACGCTGAACGACATCCAAATATTGCTTTGGATTTAGAAAGTTCAGATTTTCTATTTGATAGAATTGGTTATGAACACTTGAGTTCTGAAGAGTTTAACAAAAAATCCGCGTAAATCCCCCACCTCTAAGGTGGTTGGGATACAGGCGGCTAGAAAGACATATCATGCAGTGATTATTTACTAAATTAAAGAAATCATGCTTACATTATAACCCCAAAATTTGAATAAGGAGGCTTTTATGGCAAGATCTTACCTTGATTTTATAGAAAAGTTTTGCGCGTTTTGTTCAGGTATCATAAAAAACTAAATCAAGACGACTTTTGGTCTCCTTGATTCATAAACAGTTGTGATGTTCACATAAACACCTTTATATAAAAATAAAAGAAGGAAAAAATAATGAAAACAAAATTTACTAACCTATTTGAATTATATAAAGAGCTTTTTGAAAGATTGCTCAAAGCAGAACAAGAGCGAGAAGATGAGCTAAATTGGTATTTGTCGTTCAACAATGATAATTCTGAAGGGACGGACATTGTGAACGTAGCATTTCTTTCTGGTAGCGTGCTTTATGATAAGCATTTCTTGCTAAAAGACATTGCACCTGAAGCTCAAGAAGAACTAACAAAAGAATTAGAAAAAATTGAACAAGCCCTAACAAGTCCTGCAATTGTACTTACGAATGATGATGCCAAAATTCTTCATCAAACGATTAAGGAGTACATCAATCTAGGAATGACACCTGATTATCGGTTGATTGAGCTTCGTGATTTATTCAACTCTGGAAAAATGGTTGAGCTTCGTGTTTTCAACCCTGGAAAAATTCAAGCGACAAAAGGGTTCAGCATTGTGGCGTATGAACAGATTAAGTCTTTATTTGAGGAATACCTAGAACAGCAATTTGGTTGCAACAAGATTTATTACCACAAATGGTCTAACGGTTATCGGTTAGACATGGAAGGTTTTGAAAAAGTAGCTTTGATTATCAAAACAAGCCCATCACTTACTTTTAAAGAAGCTTTGGAGAAATTTATAAAATTTGAATATCCTAGCCTCGACCTTGATGACATTGAAGAATTTATTGATGATTTCAAATGTGAATCTGACGAAGGACGAAAGTTGTTAGAAGAAAACCCTTGGTTTACTGATGAACATTTCAGAAAAATATTCCATAAAAAGATTGATTATCGTCTTAATTTGGCAAGTCTTGTTTCTGATGAATTACCTTGATGATGAGTAAAAAGTTGAAAAATAACAAAAAAAAGAGAGAGTGAAAATTCTCTTTTTTTGTTTCTCACTTGACAAAACTATCTATTTATGATACAATCATATCATAAATAAAAAGAGAGAGAAGGAGAAAACATGATTAAAATTTTAGAACTATTCGGAGGTGTTGGATCTCCCCGTGTTGCTTTACGAAACCTTGGAGTTCCAACAAAGGCTATTGACTATGTGGAGATTGACCAAAAGGCAGTTTCTAGTTATAATGCTATGTTTGCGAATGAATTAGCATACAAAACACAGTCTGTAGTTGGATATGACCTAAAACCTGATATTTTAATACATGGCTCTCCATGCCAGGATATTAGTGGGATCGGGCTTAAAAAAGGAGCTGAACAAGGGTCAGGAACTCGCTCAAGTCTGATGTGGGAAACAGTCCATATCATTGAGCAGATGGGCGAGTGGAAACCTAAATATGTTGTATGGGAGAACGTAAAAGGACTTCTTTCAAAGACCATGCGCAAGAACTTTGAAAGCTATTTAGACTATATGGAAAAATTAGGTTACACAAATAGTTTTGAAGTTCTGGACGCTCGTGATTTTGGCATTCCCCAGGCGCGTGAAAGGGTATTTACAGTTTCAGTTCTGGGGGGCGAAGCGTTTGACTTTGAGGGATTAGAAAAAAGCATAATGCGACCCATCACGGAATTTCTTGAAGGAGAAGTGACAGATGAGTTTCTAGTGAAGCAACCTAGTATGCTTTCCAGAATTGAAACAAAAAGAGATGGGTTTGGCGGGTTTGTTCCTGTAATTAAGGATTACTGTTGGACAATTACAACTAAGCAAATGCGTTGTCCTAATAGCGGGGTAGTTCCCATTGGCCAAGGTCAATATCGTTATCTTACACCCAAAGAAACATGGCTGTTACAAGGCTATTCAGAAGCAGATTTTGAAGCAGCTGCTACAGTTAACAAGAAAACAGCTTTATATCACCAAGCTGGTAATAGCATTCCTGTTCCTATTTTCGAAAGTTTATTCAAAGCGATCTTGAAAGATTTAGGAAAGGAAGAACTAATTCAAGAGCAGGTTCAACTATCTTTAGTTTAATTAAAAAGTAGCCATTTTAATTTTGGCTATTTTTTTATGAGCTAACCTTGACAAATAGTTATATTTGTGATATACTTGTATCATAAATAAAAAAAGAAACTAAAAAAAGGACAAATGAATGAATTTAAAAGAATTGATTGATGTATATCAAGGAATGGTTGAAAACAAAGATAAGTCAGGTGCTATTCGTGGTACTTATAAAAAAGTTTTGAAAGATTTGAAGGAGTTAGATGAACTTACAAAACTTAAAGGAGTTAAAATCCCTCAATGTGCAATTGACGTAATGGGAGAGCCGTTTAAAAACCCAGAATATACTTTATTCGAAGCGATGAACCCCAATGATAAAAGTGAAGAATTTCGTAATTGGATTGAATCACCAATGAATCAAGAATTGTTTGCTCATGCTTGGATTGAAGGATATATTGAAACTCGTTATATCGTAAAAATAAAAAATTCAAATTCAGTATTCTGTTATTTAGTTCATGATTTTAAAAACAACTGTTGGAGTTGGGAAAATGATAAAATTGACCGTGACTCAGTAATTGTCCGTGACCAAGCACTCTTCCACCATAGTCGCAAGGAATTAGAAGAAGCTGGATTTGGTGAAGTATTTACTAGTTCTTTGTTTGAACTCGAAGAGGCGGAAGTGCGCTTTTTTAAAATGAAACAAAATCAGCAACAAGGGGAATAAACATGGATATTGAAACATTATTTAAAAAATTCGAAGAGCAAAAAACTATCATTGGCAACTACCAAGGATATGGAATTTGGTGGGAGGACGTTAGAGGAATTTTTGACGAACTCGCAACTGAGGTTGTTAAAATTCCATTATTTGCAGAGGATGTGATTAAGGTAGGTAAGGCTGCAAATCTTTCTTTATTTTGGGCGATGGACGGCAATGGTAAAACTAAAAGTTTCTGTGATTGGATTGAAAAACCAGAGAATCAAGAAACGTTCGCTCGTGCTTGGAACGAGGGGTACGAAGTAAAGGAAGAAAATAGCAATCCTCTCTTTGAGGTTGAGGAGGTAAAATAAATGGCAAAATTTGTTCAAATTCAAACTTGTGAACAAGGTCATACTCATGATGAACTCATCAATATTGAGGACATTAGCCGTATCGCTTTAGGACCTAATCTTTTATTCCTTAGAACTCCCTATGGAAATGGAGAGTATCGCCACTCTATCACTCAAAAGTCGGTGGATAAATTGCTGAAGGTGCTGGATATTGTTGGGGAGGAAGAGTAAATGGCAAGCGAACTAACACAAAAACAAATCAACAAACTTGTTGCCGAGTATAAAAAATACTATGACGGTGACGAAGAAGTCACCGAAGAAAAAGTCCTCAAAGACCTAAAAGAATACATCAAGGATTTTACAGATTATGAAAATATCGAGGAAGTTCCTTTTGATGAGTTGTTAGACTTCATTGGGTGATAGACAGATAAGTTCAGGAGATGAAATAAATGGCAAGAATTGTATTGAAAAATCCTTACTTTGAAGAAGAGATCAAAGTAAAAGAAAGTCATAAGCGCATAGCTGATATGCTAAATTGGATGGAGCAAGGTAACTTAGATTTCATGACGTTACAACAAGTCGAACCTAGTGAAAACATCATTACGCTTAATCCTAAACACTTTGCAAAAATTGAAATTTATGAAGATAAGGAGGTAAAAAATGAAACTTAAAGAAGTTGAAATCCCACAAATTCCGAAGTTTATTGCGGATTGGGTGGATAATCTAAAAAGTGGGTTATTCGGTCTTAATTACGATAGTGTGCCAATCGAAATCTATGATTGGGTGTATGCTGAAGAAGAAAATATTAAAAAGTTGCACCTTGCAGTTGTAGTAGGGTACGAGATCAAAGAGGAGGAATAAATGGCTACAAGTAAACTGTTTATTCCTGAAATGGTTGATGATAAGGACATTATCTTTAACAAAAATTCCGCGTAAATCCCCCACCTCTAAGGTGGTTGGGGTACAAGCGGTAGAAAGGAAAAGGAATAGAATTAGAAATGAAAAAACAGAAGGCTTATAAATTTCGTCTTTATCCGAACCTTGAGCAGAGAATCTTATTTGAGAAAACTTTTGGTTGTTCCCGTTTTATTTGGAATCAGATGCTAGCGGATAGGATTGCTCATTATGAAGAGACTGGGACTAGTCTGAAAAATACTCCTGCCCAATATAAGAAAGACTTCCCTTGGTTAAAAGAGGTGGATAGTCTGGCTCTAGCTAATGTCCAACTAAACTTGAATAAGGCATATAAAACTTTCTTTCAATCAGGGTTTGGTTTCCCACGATTCAAGTCTAAGAAGGCTGCTCAGTCTTATAAGACCAATAATCAGAATGGAACCGTTGCTCTCTTAGACGGAAAGGTTAAACTTCCTAAGATTGGTTGGGTAAAAATAAAAGTTCATCGTCAACCAAAAGGGTTAATTAAAAACGCTACTATTTCTAAAACTGCGACAGGAAAGTATTTCATTTCTATTCTTTGCGAGGAAGAGATTCATCCTTTACCTAAGACTAATTCTAATCTTGGCGTTGATTTAGGCTTAGAGAACTTTGCCATTCTCTCAACTGGAGAAAAGGTGAATAATCCTAGATTTCTTACTTCCTTATCAAAGAAGTTAGCCAGAGAACAAAAGGTTCTATCAAGAAAGGCACTTCTTGCCAAGAAGAAAGGGCGAAAACTTTCTGATTGCCGTAACTATCAAAAACAAAAGTTGAAAGTGGCACGGATTCATGAGGCCATCTCTAATCAAAGGAGAGACTTTCTAAATAAACTGAGTACAGACCTCATCAAGAACCACGATGTGATCTGTATTGAAGATTTAGCCTCTAAAAATCTCATGAAGAATCACCACTTGGCTAGGGCTATCGGAGATGTCTCCTGGTATGAATTTGTTCGCCAATTAACCTATAAGGCAGACTGGTACGGCAAGAAGATTGTTCAAATCAGTCGTTGGTTCCCATCTTCTCAACTCTGCTCTACTTGTGGAATTAGCTCAGGTAAAAAGCCCCTCTCTATTCGAGAGTGGACTTGTGAACGTTGCGGAACCCATCATGACCGTGATATCAATGCCAGTCTCAATATCCTCAAAGAAGGATTGCGTCTAGCCTAATGAATTTAGAACCGTAGGAACTACGGGGATAGCTTGGTTCATTCGTGTAACCTCTGGGGGTTAGTCACCTAATCTCTAAGTCTGCACGCTACCCAAGAAGCTCCTCCCTCTTAATGGAATGTAGGGAGGGGTAGTTCACCAAAGATAGCAGCTATCACAAACAAAAGAAACAGGAAAAGAAAAATCCTATTTTTAAACACAATAAATCTAAAAAAACAAGGAAGTAAGAACTAAATGGCAAATCTAAAATATAGAGCATGGGATAAAGAACTTCAAACAATGCTAGATGTTTCTTTGATAGATTTTAAAAAAAGAGTGTTAGTTGGTGAACATTGGAGATTTGGCGAAACAAATTTTATGAGTTTTGACGAAATCGAACTTATGCAGTCAGCTGGGCGAAAAGATACAAGCGAAAACGAAATCTTTGCTGGAGATATTTTGAAAGTTATAAATAAAAACGAAGGTAAGGATAGCTGGTTTGAAGTTGTATCTTACAGCGAAGAAAAAGCAATGTTTGTTACCGATGAAATCAATAAAAATTTCAAAGTTCCAGCAGCTCCTTTATACAGCTTGTTTGACACAGACCTTTTTATTGTTGAGATTGTTGGAAATATCTACGAAAATTCAGAATTGGTAGGTGATAAGCAATGACAAATTTTATTGAACTTATCGCTTTCAAATACGGAGAGGTGAAAACCCCTATCACCATCAATGTAAATTGCATCAAGGCTGTTTTTAAAGAGGAAGGCAATTTTAGTAAAGTGATTGTAAGTGATGATGTGAAAGAACTACTTGAAGAACAAATAACGGCTAATAAATTCATGTATGTCATTAAACCAACTTATGAAGAACTTTCTAAAATTTTGACGCAGAAAGGAGTCGAAGAATAAAATGACCGAATGGTTTGATATTAATGGAACAGCTATGATTTACATCAGAGATTCAAAGTCAATCAGAGACTCGAAAACAACTAAGGAAGCAAATCATAGAATCAATACGGAATGTAAGAATGTTATTAAAGTGTTTAAAAACATTCTTCAAGAATTAACAAAACAAAACCCAGAAATCTTTGATGAAATTTCATTTGAGGGTTTTCATCCACTTGGTTTGGACATTCGTTGTTTCCAAAATCATGCTCATGGACCAGGCACTAGTCTAGATAATATTGAAAATGGGGAACAAATCCTCGTTCACAATAGTGCAACATTGACTATCAACGGAACGATTGATACAGAGGATTACGAAGAATATAAACAGTTATTCATTGACGCTTTTGAACAGCTTACCAAAACATATCCTGTATTTCGGCTAAATTTAGTAACCATGTGGGAGGGCTGCCAAGATGCTATTATTTATGATTCTGTCAGTCGTGATAAGATTATCACAGTTCCATTAACCCATAACAATAATTAGATCTGAAATACTACAAGAGTGCAAAGCGACCATATTTTGGTTGCTTTTTTTATTACTTAGTTTACGAAAAAAAACGGGAAAAAATTGACATTCTTCGTTTTTTATGATATACTTGTATCATAAATAAGAAAAGAGGAAACAAATATGAAAATCGTAAAAAGTTATGAAGTAAATGGACATTTATTTACAAATGAGAAGTTAGCAATAATTGCAGAAAATCTCTTTAGAGCCTTTCCTGAAATTAAATTTTCTATTGAAAATGACAAAATTTACCTAGAAGTGTCAACTTATGAAGGTGCTGCTAAAATTCAAATTACTGAAGAGGGCGTTCAATTAATTTTTGATACGCATGATCCAGAAATGGATACAGAGGATATTATCAATTTGAATCAAGCAGGCATTTTATGGCGCTTCTCTCGCGGAAAGCAATATTTCACTCCTAAAAACAAGAAAGATCCAGCAGAAGATTTCAAATTGCTTTACGAATATACTAAAGAAGTTGGGAAATTAGTTTGACCAAAAATGCAAAAATGCAAAAACGCGTTAGCCACTACCTTGAGGTAGACAGCGTACAAAAATTAGAAAGGTAAAAATGAATCTAAAATTTAAGGCATGGGATAAAAAGACTATGCAATTCGCACAGGTGGACATGATCGATTTTTGTCATGAGTTAGTCTGGCTGAGTGGACTTTTGATTGACCAAATAGTTGTTAACACCAGTAGAAAATTCGATGAAGTTATATTGATGCGGTTTACGGGCATGCAAGATAAAGCAGGGCAAGATATTTTCGAAGGGGATATTGTCCGCCATGCAGGAAGAGATTTAATCGTTTGTTTCGGTTACTATGACTACTATGATGATATAGAAGAGTGTAACGTTGTAGGATACGGTTTTTACATCAAGTTCGTAAAAACAGGAAACGTGTGTGATTTTTCAGAGTTAATGTACACGCACACGGAAGTGATAACATTGGTTGTCGGCAACGTTCACCAAATGGACGAATACGAAAAATCAAACACTAAATGATAAACTAAAAAATCAGTTTACAGAATAATAAAAACAGTCAAAATCCATGACTGTTTTTTTATTTATATGAGAAAAGATTCTAAAATAAAAAACTGCGCATCACCTTGTGATAACGCAATTTTTGGCCGTTTTTGTTTAAGTATAACCTTCTCTGGTTCGTCCTAATCATTATAACATAACAAGAATCAATATCTTTTTGTGCGTTTGTTTGAAACATGACAAGCACAAAAGTAGCATATTATAACTTTCTTTGTTTACTAGAAGAAGTTTTTAATATTTTTTTCAATAACTAAGTATAGTTTAAACTGTCGCCCTTTTCTTCTAATTTCAGGGATCTTGTCTGTTTCTTCTAGGAACTTACTTGTTGGGTATACTTTCTTGAAGTTTGATAAGTACATGTCTTTATAGCTGCCGTCGAAGTGAACAATAATGTTTTTTACTTCTTCTAAAGTAACCAACCCATCCAACATCAATAAAGGAATAGGGTTTTCTTTTAAATTTTTAACAATTAATTCAAATGCTAAGTCAATCATACGCGTATGATCATAAGCTAAAGGAATTCCTTGATTAAAACTTACCCATTCTTCATCATTTAAATCTTCGTAGGTTAGCTTAGTTAATAGGAGTACAGGAATAGCTAAAACATGTCCGCGAGGATCTCTATTAGGAACAGTCTGAGCAGGCAATTCTTGAATTGTGTAATTTTTTGTGCTTAACTTCAACGAAGTTTTTGTTTTGATTGTTCGTTTTACAGCGCTTGCTACAGATTCTCCACTTTCAAGAAGGACTCCAGGTAATGCGCGTGCCTCTTTAGTTTCAGTAGTTTTTGGCGCATAGAATTTGACAATTTTATCATATTTATCAAAAGCAGTAATAATTAGGTCAATTTCTACGTTTTGAGTAGGTGTTAATTGATTCATACATAAACCTTTCTACAGTTTTATTTCTTTACAATATTTATGATAAAAGTATATCACATAGTTATAAAAAAATCAAGCCTTATATTTTTAGGTTGCGATTGACTTTTTCTATTATTTATGATATCATTTTATCATTAAATTATACAGTAAAAAGGAATGTAAAAATGAATCTAATCAATCAACCTGAACAAGTGTCGCAGTATTGTTTAGTGAGCTCTTTAGCTCTAAGAGAAGCAAAAAACGGTAGCAAATATCTTGAACTAACCTTATCAGATAAAACCGCTAGCGTTCCTGGATGTAAGCTCTGGAACGTTACGAAAGAAATTTGGGAAGTGCTCCAAAAAAATGAAGTTATTTTTGTCAATGGAACCGCTGATTACTATGGTGGAAAGTACAAGATCACCATCCATGATTTTAGCCTGCCTCCAGAATCTGTAGATATGTCTGAGTTAGTGCCTAGTGAGCCTATTGATGTTGATGCAGTTTTTAACGAGATTTTTGCACTTGTTTATCAAATGGAGAATCCTATTCTCAAAAAAGCAACTATCGGTGTTTTAGGGGAATATGGCGAAAGTTTCAAGGTTGTTTCTGCAGCTAAGCGGATGCACCATTACAAACGAGGAGGACTTTTACGACACGTAAAAGAAATGCTTGACCTAGCCTTGTTTGTCCAAAAGATGTACCCTACTGCCAACAAAGACCTTCTTATTGCAGGTATTATTTATCACGACATTATGAAAGTTGAAGAATATCAATATTCAAATGGCTTAGCAGAAGATTTTTCTAAGAAAGGTTTCTTATTTGGGCATATTTTCCTGGGGGCTGAACTTCCTAAAAAGTATGTATCGGAAGAAGAAGCAAACAGTGAAGAAATTGAGATGCTTCAACATATCATTCTTTCTCACCATGGACGGCTGGAGTGGGGAAGCCCTGTTGAGCCAGCTACCATTGAAGCGATTATTGTCCACCACGTAGATAATTTAGATGCTAAAGTGTATGCTTTCTCAGATGAATTGAGTCACATGGAACCTGGTGAAAAACAAGTTTCTCAAAACATTCACTCCAAAGTTTATAAGAGCTCTCTAAACAATAGTCTATAAGCAAATAAGACAAGGGGATAAAACAATGAAAAAAAAATTATTTTTGTTGCTACAAACTACGGATGATGGCGCGGATATTCGAGTTGGAAGTATTAATATTTATTATGGCATCAGGAAAAAGAAAGATGCAGAAAAACATTTTGCAGCTGAGCATTATATTTCAACGCTAGAAAACTACCAAAAAAGATATGAGCGCGCGTGTAAATATGAAAATGAACCAGCTAGAAAAGAAGTTTTAGCAGATATTCAAAGCTTAATGGCCGACTATCACGGTCTTTCTGCGAAAGATTACTTGGGAAAGAATAAGTTCTTTGTTAGGGAATGTGTGTAGGGAAAGTGAGATGTGCTATAAAAAAGTTAATAAAAGCGTTCATCCTTTTTTGTACAGTTATCCCATTATTTTTGTTACAGACTTCTGTATTAGCTGAATCAATTCCTGAAACTGTTCCTTTAAGTGGCGTATACGACCCTAACGGCTATCTTTCACAAGAAGCTGTTGAGAAAGTTGCTACTTTTAACTGGGCTCATACAAATGCAGATGAGAAAAAAGCTGTTAAGCTTGCTGTCGTAATTGTAAACGACCTGGATGGGGACATTAATTCCATCAGTGAAGATGTTTCAGAGAAGTGGGGCGTCGGTTATAGCGCCATGCGTCAGTGGATGCTTCCTGATTTTCCTCCTGAATACGATGTAAATAATGGTATTTTATTGGTTGTAGCAGTGAGAGAAGGGAAGGTTGTTATTAAAACAGCTTACGAAAACTATTTACCATTAGATAATAATTTTTTATCTGAGATGAATAAAGAATTAGAAGGTAATTTCGAAAAACAACAATATTCTCAGGGAATCGTTTCTTTTGTTTACTCTTTAGAAGATAAACTAAATCAAAAAGATGAAGTGAAGAATAATAAAATCATAAAGTTTGGTTTAAATAAAAATAAAAAACTTACACCCGAAGAAAAAACCAAGTTGGAAATAGCTGAAGGTGCTAAAGAAGGTAAAAAAATTGGAGTGATAATTGTACTTTTTACTCTTTTGTTTTTCATTTTCTTATTTATGGTTTTGGAAGCTTTAGAAAATTTAAAAAAGAAAAAAACAAAGCGAGGTAAATGATGTCATATTTATTTTCAAAAGTATTGGGTTTTCTCTTAGTGACTGTATTCTTTTACAGCTTATACGTAAGAAGACGTGAGGAAGATAAAGCAGATAGCGCTAAGTTCTATTTGAATGGGGTGTACATTTCGTTAATTTCTGCATTTCTTACTATCTTTATTTCTCACGCCATCACGATGGCTATTTACGTCTTATTGCTAGTTCTTGCTTTTTATTATTATGTGATTAAAAAATAAAGATATAATTTTAGGAGGAAACATGAAAATTAAATTAAGTTTAGTCTTTGTAGTTTTATTGAGTTTTTGTTCTTTTTTTACAAAACCCGTTTATGCTGAAGGAATTCCTGACGTAGCTCCTCCAAGTGGAGTCTACGATCCTCACGGCTATCTTTCAAAAGATGTGTTAAAAGAAGTAACTGACTTAAACAGTGAATACTCAAAAACTGCATTACGTCCGCAAATTGCCATTGCTGTTGTAGATACAGTGGATGGTGATATTGAATCCGTCGCAAGGGAAGCCGCAGGAAATGATATGGATAGCCTTTAACGACTATCTGTCCTTTGAAAATTGAATAACACGACAAAATAAGTTGCATTTTATTACACAATATGTTATAATAGTTTTATCAAATAATTAAGGAGATAAAACGATGACAGGAAGACCGAAAACTAAAAGAGGGATGAAGGTGCATACCGCTTTTAAAATCTATCCAGATGATAAAGCACGAGCGCAAGCGATGGCGGATAAGCTGGACATGAGTTTGTCAGCCTACATTAACAAGGCTGTTCTTGAAAAGGTAGCACGAGATGAGAAGTCAGAAGCTTAGACTAAAACTCACCAAAGAACAAGAGCGTCTTGCATGGTGGTATAGTAAAGTCTCACGCAACTTCTGGAATCTCTTGGTGGATATTGATAAGCGCAACAATAAAGGCGAGTTTGATGAAATTTTGAGCCAAAAAGGGAATAAAACCTATCACTCAAATTTCTACGATAGAGAGATTTATCATCTCACTCAATCGGATTATCTTAATCTTGTCAAACTTGTTGTCGCTAAGAATTATGATGAGGATAAAGGCAAATATTCTTGGTATTATCAACCCAATCAATCCTTTATTTATAACTTTCTTTCCAGAGAACTGGTGAAAATTAGGCGACAAAACAAAGGACGACTGAATTTTAGGAGTATTAACAAGATTCAACCTAATTTCGATGTTCGTTGTAGTGTTTCTGCTAACAAGAAACGTCCTAGTCGTATCTATTTGAAAGAGAATAGCAAGCTCCAGATCCCCACTATCGGAGATGTACGTTTCGGTTCTGTTAGAGAGAATTTCAATCTATCTTCTAAGAAGCAGGTTGCCAATATCTCGTTTGATGGAAAATATTGGTACTTGTCCTACACTGAAGATGTTGAAAATCAGGTAACTGATTTACCTGATTATACCGATGGTGTTGGAATTGATTTAGGCATCAAGATGCTTGCGACGGTTTCTGATGGAACGACTGTTCCAAACATCAAGACCTTTAGACGCGTTCGGATTTTAAATAAACGTTTAAAACGACTCCAACGCAAGGTGTCTCGCAAATACTGTATTAATAAATGCAACAAACACAATAAAACAAAGAATATCATGAAGCTAGAAAGACAAATTAAGTTGATACACCGTTCTCTAAGAAACATCCGTGTCAATCACATTCGTAAATTTGTCTCAGATTTAGTTAAAAAGCAACCGCAATATATTGCAATAGAGGATTTGAATGTAAAAGGGATGATGAAGAATAAATATCTGGCAAAAGATATTGCCAATTGTTCTTTTTACACTATCAAAGAACATCTTATTAGAAAGGCAGCTGAACGCTGTATAGCAGTTCGGTTGGTGGATAGATTTTATCCCTCTAGCAAGACTTGTTCAAACTGTGGTAACTACAACAAAGATTTGAAGCTCAGTCAACGAGTTTATCATTGTAGTAACTGCCAAGAGAAAATAGATAGAGATTTCAACGCCTCCTTGAATATTGCGAAAACCGATAACTATGTCCTAGCTTAATGAATTTGTTTTATTGCCTTTGAAAACTAGAGGTATTTAGTTTTAGTGGTAGGTCAGCCGTGAAGCCGAACCACTTTAATACATACGCCCTGAAAAGTATGAGTATATCAAACAAAGAGTAGCTTTGGCAAAATTTGGCTCAATATGGGAATGCCAATCGTGTTATTCATTTTCTGATTTTTTGCACTTTTGACTTACGGTTATTATCACTGATGTCGAAGCTAGTGACTTGAATGATTCAATCCAGGACGATTTTAGACAAGAGAATTATTCCGCAGGGTTAAGAACTTACTTAGCTAAATTCAAAAACAAGGTTGAGCCATATCTTTCAAAGAAAAATGCGAAAGAAATCACCGAATATCAAGAAAAACAACGCCAAGAAAATATTAAAAAATATGGCCCTATCGGAGTCGCTGTATTTTCAATCTGGATGATTGCATTTATCTTTGTCTATTATCAAATCGCTAAATACAGCAATGCTGAAGAAGAATATTACAAAAAATACGGGCGTTCTAAAGACTCTATTTTTGGAATTAGCGGTGGAAGCGGAAGTTCTGGCTATTCTTCAGGCTCAGATAGCTCAAGCAGTTCTAGTTCGTCTAGTAGCGGTTGGTCAGGCGGAGGCTTTGGCGGTGGTGGATCCACAGGGGGCTGGTAAGATATGAAAAGTAAATTAACAGTAGCATTTTTATTTCTATTAAGTTTCTTTTCTTTTTGGGCAAGTCCCGTCCGTGCTGAAAGTATTCCTGATAAACCTCCCTTGAGTGGGGTTTATGACCCTCATGGTTACTTATCTAAAAAAGTTGTAGAAAAGGTAGCAACCTTCAACTGGGAATACTCAAAAACTAAGTTGCAGCCCCAAATTGCAGTAGTTGTAGTAGATACAGTTGATGATGACATTGAAACTGTTGCAAGAGAAACCGCAAGGAGTTGGCACGTTGGTTTTTCTGATACCAACTATGGAACTTTGGTTCTTATTAGTATCAAGGATAGAAAAATCCGTACGGAAACATCTAACAACATGGGAACTATTATTCCTGACGCAGAGGCTGCCGAATTAAATGATTTGGTCAAGTCTGATTTTAGGAAGGAAAATTATTCAGAAGGTGTTCTAACTTATTTGTCTGCTTTCAAAAGCAAAATTGATGATTATATAAAAAATAATCAAAGTGGGAAAAAGAAAAACGGCATCAAGATAGATAACATGGCTAAGAAAATTCAAGATGACGGATTTATTATTGTCGGCATCTTGTTTTCCATTGTCTTTCTCCTTTTTTACATGGCTTGTATATTAATTTCTGATTCTATTGAAAAGAAAAAACAATTAAAAGAACGTTGCCAATTTGATTATGATGGTGAAGATAAAATTTTCCCAGATTCCGAAGCTTTCAAAGAGAACCCGTCATGGACAGAAGAAAGAATTGCTGAATTTTATAAAAATAAAGAAATTCAAGAAGCTGAAGAAAAGCGCAAATTAGAAGAAGAACGCTTAGCTGAATTAGCTGAACGTACTAAAAGAAGTGACTTTTTCTATAGTGGTGAAGATAAATTGTACCCAGAAGATAATGATTATGTCGATGGAACATGGTCTTTACAACAGATGAAAATGTACTATCTTGACAGATCTACCTATTCCTACGACGGTGACGATAAGTTGTACCCAGATAGCAAAGTTTTCGTGGAAAACTCAAGCTGGACCCCAGAATTAAAAGAAAAATACTACAAAGAAGTTATCGCAAAACTACGTAACAAGAATACATACTTCATGTCTCAAGAGGACCAGGAGCGAAGTTCTAGTTTTGTAATTTCTTCAGGTGGTTATTCGTCTTACTCTGGCGATTCTAGCAGTAGCTGGTCAGGCGGAGGATTTGACGGTGGTGGAGCTACTGGAGGTTGGTAAGATAATAAGTAATTAGAAAGAGTGAGCATGTCGAGTAATTCTTGGTCAAGAAAAAGACTAACAAAGATGCTTTATCACGCATTTATCGGCTCATTAGCAGATAATGCAATTGAAATTGGGTGGGTACTGTGTTTCAGTTTATTGGCAGATAAAGGTCTTGTAGAAAGAATAACAGTTCTCTTTGGAGTAAATGATGCCTTCTGGGTTGTTTTATCTTCTACATATTACACTGCTCGTACATCAATGACTGCGACTCTCCCTAAATCGATTGAAAAACAAGGGTTAAATATAGAGTCTAAAGTAGTTAAAAATCACATATACTTGTTTTATCTTATGTTATTACCCTCAGCTATTGGTAGTTTTATGTTTCTTCCTAAACTACTAATGATTTTAGGAGTATCCTCAACAGATTTACCTTTTTACATTCCTTATTTCCAACTTTCAATTATCTCTATAGTATTTGCAGCTCCGTGGGCTACATTCATACCATCTTATTTACGAACAAGAGGGCGAAGTAGGGAGTCCACAATTTTGGACCATTCGATAGCATGGTCTATGCTTATTGGTATTTTCTTTACAACGCATATCTTGCATTTAGGTATTAATACAGCTTTAGTAGTAAATATGATAACAAATGCAATCCCCTTATATTGGTTTTTATGGAAAAAGCCTATACCCAAATTTTTTTCAAAAGGGTTTGAGTTTTCTTGGAAAGAAATAAGGACGTATTGGAAACTTGTAAAATGGGAGTTAGTGAGAAGATTAGCTCCAAGGGTATCTGCAATTATTGGCGTTGGCTTGACTATCACAATCAATCCAATATTTGCAGGGATTAAATATTGGATCACAAACCTTATGATGTTCCCTGAAGGCTGGGTAGATTCTATGGCAGGACTTTTAAATAGTCACGTATCTCGAAATGTTGGCTTAAATAAAAAAAATCCTGAAAGGGATAATGCTTTTGTGTTTTGGAAAGCTACAATTGGCGCAATTTTATCTATAATCATTATATATTTTGGCTCTTATTTTGGTCTTTCGTGGCTTCCTAAACCTATATATGAAGGCATTATTTCCCCAATCATCTGGGTATTTCTCCCAATAGAGATTGTCACTAAACTTCGCTATTATATGTGGTTATCAATTAGTCGTTCATATCGTCATGAATTAAACGGAACTGCACAATTAATTTACGCAATTCCAACAGCTATTTTAACCCCTACCTTATTATGGCTCTTTCTCCACCATTTACATTTGGGATTTGAATTTATATTTGCTGTCAGTGCAATTGTCGGGATAGTGCAATGGGCGGGTGCTGAAATCTATTTTAGAATCAATACGAGATAATAATTTTTCCTATCGAGTAAAAAGCTACATCTAAAACAAGATGTAGTTTTTTTATTTTTGTTTGATATTTAAAAAAATCCCATGCGACCTCAAAAACTTATGTAAATTGACACTTTACTTTTATTATTGTATAATTTATTTGTTAACAATAATTACTAGTATTAGAAAGAATCATAGTATGGAAATGAAATTAAAATATCCTCAAATTTATGAATTCTATATGGCTGAGGATACACCATCTTTATTAACAAAAATTCATCAAAGTAAGCAATCTTTTAGATATAAGTTATCATCATGGGAAAAATTAAAATTTCCTATCGAGTTTTTTACTTACCAAGGTTTTTTACGTCCTCTAAAAGATAGCGAAGGAAATTGGTATAAAAATGTTTCAGATGCAGCTGAAGCTCTTGGCGTTCGTTATTATGATATTACCAAGGCGCGTGATGAAGAGGGAATTATTTCCTTAGATAGAATTCAAAAAATTCAAATCAAAAGAAGAAGGAGGAAAGAGCATGCCTGTATTTGATTCAAGAGCAGATGTAATTTATATTGGAAAAAACCTATTACCCGTTGAAAAAGAGTATTTGAAAGAATTACCTTACGTTTTTTCTCCCTCTGAGGAAGCTGACTATCTTATTTTTGAAAAAGACGATATTCACGAAGAGTTTCGTACATGGGAAGAACTTAAGAAACTTTATAAAAAATATAACATCGTCGTAAAAAACATCAGTCAATTGAAGTTGGCTAAGAACCTAAAAGAGATTTCATGGAATACTTACACTTTTGAAGGAAAAGAAAAGTTAGATTTATTTGCAACGAAATGCGTTAGTATTAACATCTTTTCCGACAATATTAAGTGTTCAATTTCTAATTCTAAAAACAAAAAAGATAAAGAAGCAAAAGCAACAAGAAGAAGTTGGAATTTTTATCCTAAAACAGTCTTAGACCACAAAGGAAATAGTTTCCAATCTAACTTTGAAATGGCCCGTTATTATGGAGTTCCAGCATTAACTCTTGCAAAAAGATTAGAACGAGGTTGGAGCTTAGAGAGAGCTTTAACAGAATCTATTAGAACGCAAAGTAATGAGGTGCAAGATCACCTGGGAAATTCTTTCTCTAGTGAAACTGAAATGTTTAAGCATTACGGAGTATCTAGAAAAACAGCTGTTAATCTTCTCAGAGCAGGTTTTCCTCTAAAAGATGTATTGACCCGCAATGAGAATTTAGCAAATTCGTCAAGGATTTGGCGAGACCATTTAAACAAACCCTACAAAGGGCTAAAAGCTATGGTGACGCATTATGGGCTGAACACCTCCGTCTTTTATCAAAGACAACGTGCTGGATGGACGCTTAAAGATACTTTAGAAACCCCTTTAGGCGATCACACTAATAAAGGAGTCCCGTGCAAAGACCATTTGGGGAATGAATTCCCAAGCGCTTCGCAAATGTTAAAACATTATGGAATCACTCAATCTGCTTGGCTTTATAGAAGAGAGCATGGTTGGAGTTTGGAAGAATCGCTGACCATTCCTATTGGAAGTAAAAAAGGCGTTAGTGATCACTTAGGAAATCAATATAATTCTAATAAGGAAATGTGTAAGGCTTATAATATTGATTACAATACTTTCATCAATCGGTATAAAAAAGGGATGTCATTGAAAGATGCATTAACAACCCCTGTGGCTCCAAAAGGGAAAAGAAAAATGAAATAAAAGAACCGCGTAAATATATAAATTTAATTCTTTAATTTTAAATAAACAATTGCAAAACTGTCAGTTTCGGAGTATAATGTATTAAAAATAACTACAAGGAGAATCGCTTTATGAATGACACTGTTACTACGCCAGTTTCTGTGCGATTTAGTCAAGAGCTTAATTCTATTTTAAATACTGTTGTTGAAGAAAATAATACTACTAAAACTGACTTTATCAGGCAAGCTGTAGTTGAAAAAATTGAAGATATGTATGATATAAGAATGGCAGATCAAACTCATAAAGAATGGGTTGATGGAGGGAGAAAAACCATTTCTCATGAAGAAATGATGAAACGTTATGGCTAAATATAAAGTTGAATATGCGGATACTTTTGATAAGGCAATGAAAAAGTTGGATCGTGGAGATCAACGTTTCATCATTCGATGGATTGATCAGCATTTAAATAACGTTGATTTTCCTACTTCTCCAGGGAAGAGTTTGAAGGGAAATTTTTCGGGATATGTTCGATTTCGAGTTGGAAATTATAGAATCATTGCTGAAGTCAACAACGATAAGTTTGTGATTACGAATATGACAGTAGGTCACAGATCAGAAGTTTATAAGATGAAAAAATTTTAACATCCTTCCGCGTAAGTCCCACCTCTACGGTTGCTGGGATATGATAAAATTATTTTTAAGGACAAGGTTCAAAAGATGAACAAGCAAAAAACTTATAAGTTTCGCCTTTATCCAAATTTGGAAGAGCTTTTCTGGCTAAAAAGAAGGGGAGAAGGCTCTCTGATTGTTCTAACTATCAGAAACAGAACCACCACTTGGCTAGGGCCGTTGGTGATGTCTCCTGGTCTAAATTTGTCCGCCAGCTTCATTACAAGGCGGATCGGTATGGAAAGAAGATCGTGACGATCAGTCGATGGTTCCTTCTTCCAAACTCTGAAAAGAGAAAGGTTGCTCAAATTCATGAACGCTTGACTCGAATTCGAACAGATTACAATCGAAAGGCTTAACTTTCTTTAGTTTTAGAGCGAAAACCAAGTTCTATCACTATTGAAAACTTGTCGGTTCGTAATCTTATGAAGAATCGGCACTTGAGCGCAGCTATCATGAAAGCTCAGTGGTATCAGTCTCGTCTTTATTTAGAAAACCTCTGTAACAGATTAGGGATAGAGCTTAGAGTAGTAGATAGGGTCTATCCTTCTAGTAAACTCTGTTCAACTTGTGGCTTTAAGTATAAAGATTTAAAATTAAACCAACGATTTTGGACTTGTTCTAACTGTGGTAGTGAACATGATAGAGATAGAAATGCGGCTATCAATTTAGGACGATGCGAAACTTATACTGTCTTGACAGCAGTTTAAAAAAAGTCACTACCGTGAGCTACACGGGAAAGTTAAGCCTGTGGATCGTTATACAAACGAGAGTAGTCTAAAGACGAATATGTCTTTAATAAGATCGGACGGGATGAAACAGGAATCCTTTCTAAAATTAAACAGGAAGGTTCATAAAATATACATTTTAGTATGTTTTATGTAGCAGTTACGGATCATTTAGGCAATCAATACAATTCAAATAAAGAAATGTGTAAAGCCTATAATATTGATTACAACACCTTTATCAATCGTTATAAAAAAGGAATGTCTTTGAAAGATGCGTTGACAAAACCTGTCGCTCCAAAAGGTAAGAGGAAACGGCCAGAAACAAAGAAATAGCAAAAAACAAAACATTCATTTGAATAGCGCGAGATGAACGAAAGAGCAAAAATATGAACAAAGAAAATCTAAAAGAAATTTATGAAATTTTCAAACTGGCAGAGCGGCATAAATTCACAATGCCTCTATTAGCTGTAGATGAACCCATTTTTGGTATCATTACTCATCTAGATAAGGTCTATACATTTTACGTTATGCAGGATAGAACCTTGTTGAAAAATCAACAACTGGTAGATATCAAAGAGCTTCTAATTGTTGAACCTGATATTGAAAAGTTGGATAAAGTAATTAATGGTGAAATTTCAATTTATAATTTTCTCTCTGAATCTTATAAGTATAGAATTGGAAAAATTGCTGATAAAATATTTGCACCAACAGTAGTAAGAAATATGGCGGAAATTTCGCCTAAAATAGTTTCGGAAGAATTACATTTATCTTTGAGTAAAGAGTGTAAGAAGTACTATAAATTACATATTCATAGCCGTTTTGAACGACTTAAAGAATATAATAATTTTGAACCCATGAAGGTACAGTAATTTTACTACTTGTGATTTTCAAAAAAGAATTAAAAATATAGATGAAAAAACAGACAAAGCATATCACTTGATCAAGTTGTTTAGAGACTTGATCTTTTTTTTGTAGAAACATAAACTAAAAGTTTATGTACAATTCAAAAATAAGGTTGACAAATAAAAATTTTTATGATATAATAGTATTATAAATAAAAAATAAAACAAAAGAGGAAGAGGAAGAGAAGAATGAAAAATAGTAAAATTACATAAAGGTTAAAAACAAAAAGAAAAAACGACTCTGCGTGCAATAAATAGATAATATTGAAAGGAAAATTATTTTAATGAAAACACAAAAATTCTCACTACGTAAACTTAAAGGTTTTGGACTTGTTGGAGCTGCAATTGCAACAATGTTCCTAGCACAATCTGTTGCAGCTGATACTCAAACGGAACCAACTCAAGCTGAGCCAACTGCAGCTCAAGTACAACCAACTGAATCACTGGTTGATACGTCTGCTGAAACATTCAACAAACGTCTCGATGCTATCGAAGCTTATATCAAGCAAGACGTAGCAAATAACCTGAATGAATCCATGACAACTGCTGTAAATAGCTACAATAGCATTGATGCAAATAATCAGGTAACAGCACCTAAAGTTACTGCTGATGATGTAACACTTACATATGATCGTTCTAAATTTGAACTAACTGACGATTATAAATTTACAAAATCGCCAGTCACAATTAGCTATAATGTTGCTAACAATGACTATATGGACACATATAGCAAAATGCAGCCTTCGATGACAAACATTAAAAATCTCGTTGCAGATCCAATCGTTCTTGGAACAACTCCTAAGAAAGCATCAGAACCAAAAGCAATTGATGACAATAACACAATGATGTCAGTTACTCGCGGTACTCGTACAATCAACTATCGTTTCCAAGAAACTGGAAATACTGCACTTGCAAGCATTAAACAGATCTTAACCTTCTATTCGCCATTTGTAGCACCAAAAACAGTTCACAATCAATTGTCACCATCAACTGACAAAAAAGAAGCAAAAGAAACTCGCTTTGAAACTGTCGAAGGTGTAACGATTAAAGATGCGATTAAAGGTTTTGTTGAAGCACCGACTGTCATTGCTGACAAATACCAATACACTGGTCAAATGAAGATGAACGATGCTCAAGACATTTTGACTTATCTTTATACAACTATCGAACACAACGTTCCAGGTGATGCTCCAACCTTGGACAAACCTGAGCTTAAAGTTGACAAGGCTGTGCCAAGTGATGCGCCGATTGCTGAAAATCCAGTGTTGCTTGTAACACGTTACGTAGATGAAAAGGGGGTCGAAATCAAACAGGCTTCAGAAGGATTTACAGGCGCGTTGCAAACAATTGGGGAGTATGAATTTACAGGTAAGACTGAGTTGAACGAAGGAAAAGACGTTCAAACTCATGTCTATAAACATGTAGTATTGAAACCTCAAAAACCAGAAGACCCATTGACAAACAAAGTGACTCCAAAAACTGAAGTTGTTGAAATTGTTAACCGTGAAAAGGGTCAATCAACTAAAGCAGTTGAAAAACAAACACCTGCACAATCTGCAAAAGAAAATGGTCCAGATGCAACTGATAAGGTTGACGAAAAAACGTCTGCCAAAGCAGATAAACAGTTGCCACATACAGGAACAGTAGCAAGTATTCTTAGCTTGATTGGGGTAGCTTTATTGTTTGTTGGGCGCTATCTTCTGAAGAAGAAAAACGTGTAAAAAAATAAGATAAACAAATAAAGCGGAAAATAAATGAAAAAAACATTAATCTTTTTAGGGATCTTTGGAATTGTCGCATGGCTCTTTCCTCAAATTCTTTCCTTCTTGTTCACACTGCTGATCTTGATTATTATCCTTGCGGTGTGGGGAGCCATTGAACTTTCAAGAACCACAGCCTCGTGGAAAATCACGTGTGGATGAGATGGTTGAGGACTATCAAAATAAAAAAGCGTTTGATAGCATGTACGAAGGACGTGACGAAGAAAATTAAAAAAACAGAAGGGGAATCCTTCTGTTTTATTTTTTCATTTCTTCAATTAATCGCTCAATTTTTTCCGTCACATGATTTTCAGATGCATCTAAAACGCATTCTGGTTTGAACGACGCTTTTTGCGGACTTGTTACATGATAGAATTCTTTATAGCTCTCTAATTCTAGAACAGCTTTACACCACAAAGAACGGCCTCTCAACAAAATAATCACAACATCATCATCCTCATCTTCAATTCTTTCTTTTAGAATTTCGAAAACAAATTTTTGGGATGGCAAGTAATCCTTATCCGCTAATTTTTCACATTTTTTGTCAAATAAAATGGAATAATAAGGGAAGAAGTCTATAATTGCAATGTTTTTTGTGAAGAATTCGTCCAGCTTATCACTTAGTTCTTTTTCTTTTTCACCAAATTCTTCTGGACTATTCAACTTCAGTTCGTTCAGTCTAACTTTTTCAGAAACTTCTTCTGGGAACCAGACCTTGAATTTGTTGCTCCAATATTTTCCACGTTTTTCTAAAGAGAGATCAAAAGCATGGAATTTTGCTCCTGGAGTTAATCTTAGATTGTTTTTGACAACATCTTTATATCCATTCGTGTGTAAGTATTGATCAAGATAATCCTCGTCATATCTTGGGTTATTTGACAGAAAGATTACTTTTGCTTTTAGAATATTTCCAATGAATTGTTGCGACATCATATTGAAATGCAATTTATGCTCTTCTTTTGGAACGTATTTTTTATTATCTAAAAATTCTTCAATATAAGGCTTGTCTGATTCTGCTACAATAAACCTTTCTCCAGAACGAACACCTTTGTAGATTTTTTCCCATGGATTTTCCATTCTTAAAACTAAAATTTTATGTCATACTTTATTCAGTAACTTTCTATGTTTTTAAGCGTTTTGTGGAAATCTCTATTGACAAAAGCAATATTCTATGGTATACTATTATCAATAAAAATAAGTTATTCAAAGGAGAGAAGGCTTATGCCTGTTTATGATTCGTATACAAAGACTATTTATATCAATGAAGAGCCTACATCATTAAGCGTAGAAAAGTTAAAATACATGCTGTATACTTCAGGTAGAGGTTCTGGTCATTATGTTTATTTTTCTTTTGGAAATATTAAGAATAAGGCTATTTTTACTTGGAAAGAACTAAAGCAAATTTATGAAGAAAATGGGCTGAAAGTTGTAGGTTTTGAGCAGCTCCATTTGAAAGATGGCAAAAAAGTTAAGGAGCTAGAGTGGAACGTTTTTGAAATTACTAATGAAAACGATGAAAGCTCTACCGTCTATAAGATCAACCCAATGAAGATCGTGCCGTTAGCCCGTTTTTTAAAAGAGACAGGCTGCAAAGCATTACAATCTTTAAAACCTTCGAAAAAGCGTGTTAGTGTGGCTAGCACCCATTATCAAGTAACTGACCATACAGGAAAAACATTTAAATCTCAGGCTGAAATGGCTGTTTATTATGGAATTGACCCTGGCCTTTATGCTAAAAGAATTTCTCGTGGAATGTCGATGGAAGAAGCATTGACGACTCCGTTAAGAATTAAGCGAGAGAAGTTTTATATCAATGGCAAAAAATTTAATTCAAAAAAAGAACTGTGCGATTATTACAAAATTTCAACTGATAAATTCAATAAATATGTGGATTTAGGTCTTACCGCAGAGGAAATTATTTCAAAATATGCTGATTCTGATAAAAGAATCAGTTTACGCTACGACCATAAAGGAAATAGATTTCTTAGCTTTCAGGACATGCTTGAGCATTACAATATTACAGTGTCTGCATATTACCAGCGCATGGGTAAATTAGGCTGGACATTGCAAGAAACTCTTGAAACCCCTATTGGAGGAAGCGAGAGAATAACAAAGGAATGCTTGGATCATCTTGGGAATAAATTTTCTTCGATCAAGGAAATGTTACGAGTGCATAATCAGAAAAAAACAGTTTTTGACAATCGATATAAGAGGGGTTGGAGCTTGGCAGACAGTATTATGCTACCAGCAGAAAACGACCCCATCGAGCCAATTGACCATAAAGGTAAAACTTATAGGAATTCTGCTGCAATGGCTAAAGCATACCCTGTAGGAACGTATACTGAATTGCGTGAGCGTATCGAAGCGGGAATGTCTTTAGAAGATGCTTTGATGAAAAAAGCAGAGCGGGAATATAATAATTATTTGTTCCCTGTAAGATAGCTACAACGAAGCTTACGTAAGTGGGAAATGAAGCTTTAGGTTTTTCTGATATAATATAAGTATACTAAAAAGAAAGGAAATGAACCGCATGAAAATTACGTCAAGTTATAGGATGAAGTTGACGGGCGATTTAAAAGCTTTGGAAAGTTCCATTCGTATTTATCGTGAAGCTCTTAGGTTTATCATTCCTATCGTGGATGCACATTGGGATGAAATAAAAAACTTTAAGTATATACATCAACGTATGGCGCGTATTGAGAAACTTATTCATTCCACTAAAAAAATCAAGCTCAATATAACTTTGATGAAAGATTTCCAAAGCTCCCTACGTATTTACGTAGAGCTGCACTCAATTGTGCACTTGGAATCGTCTCCTCTTATCGTAGTAATCTTGCAAATTGGGAAAAGGAACCAAAAGGACAAATTCCACAACTGAGTTTGACCCACTATACCTACCCTGCCTATTACAAGGGGAATTTATTTAGAAATTTTGATCCCATTCGTCAAACTATTGAACTAAAGGTTTTCAAAAATGGCGATTGGGTGTATGAAGTTTATCGATTAAAAACCTCTGATTGTACTTATTACCAAAATTACCTGACTGGTAAGAAGCAAAACGTCCCTATCATTCAGAAAAAAGGACGTCGGTTTTACGCAACCTTTTCTTATGAAGAAAATGTTCCTTTAATACCAGAAGAGTCTATTCGTAAAATCTGCGCTATAGATTTGGGTTTGGGAACGGACGCTACTTGTTCGATTATGGATCAAGACGGTACGGTTTACGCACGAAAGTTCATTTCGTTTAGCGAAGAGCACGACCGACTCCATACACAACTAGGGCGTATCAAACGCAATCAAAAATGTGGTTCTCGTCATAATAAAACGCTCTGGCGTAAGGTGGCTGGGATCAGTCAAGATATTGCCGATAAGACCGTTAAGACTATCCTTGACTTTGGGAATGCGCATGGTGTAGATGTTTTTGTACTTGAGCATTTAGATTTTAAGGGAAAGAACATTGTTAAACGCGCTCATTTCTGGCGATACAAACGCATTTATAAGGTGTTATCTCATAAGGCCCATCAATACGGCCTCCGTGTTGCACGAGTCAACGCACGGTATACTAGTCGATTAGCCTTTGACGGTTCTGGTTGGTCCAAACGTGGACGTGAGATTACACCAGAAACACCTTACGCACTCATGCAGTTTGTAAGTGGCAAAATCTATAATGCGGACTTAAACGCATCTTATAACATTGGTGCCAGGTATTTCATTCGGCACTTATTAAAAACCGTTACGGTAACGCAACGGTTAGCACTTGAGGCAAAAGTTCCTCAAGTAGCTAAGAGGAGCACCTGCACCTTGTCTCACCTCATTAACCTAAGAAGTGAATTTGTTGCTTTAGCAGCAAAAACTCAGGCTTAGGCTGTATGGAGAGAGAAGGAAGTCTGTCATCAGGACGAAGCTGAAACCGCAGAACCTAATGACAGAAGCGCCATCTAAGTGAAATTTGGGTGGTGAGGCTTCATGAAAAGTGGCGGTGGACGCAGCATTCTTACCAAAATACCGACAAAGTACCAACGGTGATGGGGAAACTCCATCCAGATTATAAGCTGACCATCAGTTATTATTAGAGTATTCAAAGATGCAACGTTTTTATCGTTGACACGAATGTAAATTCTTGCTATTCTACTTATATAGAATAATTGCGGGCTAGAAGATACAGCTTGCACCCGTCTGTGGGCTTTCTAATGCAGGAAGTAAAACAATAGCAGAACATGCCCCCTGGAGGATAGAAAGGCGTATCTAGCGTGAAGTGAAATTCAATACGTGGAAAATGGGACTATATAGTCCTGTTTTTTTGTTTCTAAAAAACGTTGACAAATGGAACTTATTATGATATACTTCTATTATAAATAAAAAAATATCAGGAGTGCAATTACTATGTTAGCTTTCAAATCAACTTTATTTGTTGCTGTCAATCCACCAGAATTCCCCGAATTCATCACTAAATTTGAACCATCAATTAAATTACCTTATCTTCACGATATGCACGGGATTTATAAACCTGCGTCTCAAGAACTTACTATCATTAGAAAACAAGAAGAAATCATCAAAACAGTCATTAAAGACAACCAAATCAATGTTACCGTACCTTTTACGTTGACATTAAAAGAGGATATTAAAGATTACATTGAATACATTTTCTTTGACCACGAACGCCTTTTTAAGTGGTTTGCTGAGCAAGACCATGATAACGGTAATATTCTATCAATTGCAACTCGTTTGATGATTGATGAATATTGTAGAACTGATGTAAGCCCTACTATTAAATTGGCTTTTGAAGGATTCGAACAAGGTATTAGTCATCCATCTACAACAAGTCGCATCATTCATGACGGTGATGAATTCATTGTTTTAACAGATGGCTATTTCATGCGAATGGTTGTTGAGCATGAAAAAAATGCCGATTTGAAAGTCTATAAAGTTATTCGTCAATGTTTGCTAGAGCCGACCATGAAGACCTATCAAGAATGTTACGAAATAGGCCAATGGTTGAATTCCAAACAAAATAAGATATCAGGAGATGAAAGATGAAGCCCGACAAAAAGAAAGAATTAATTACTACTGAGGAATATCAACGTCCTCCGTTACTTGAAGAAATCAAAAAATTCAAAGAAGAACTTAAGCTAGTTTCTTCATTCATACTGTTTTCCGCAGGTGTAGTAGCAATAATTGCCTTTTGGAATAAAGTTGCCTTTTTATTGGAAAATATTTCTTTGTTCTTTGGAAACGTTTGGAGCTGGATCCAAGATCTAATTGCGATCCTAAACCAATATTTAGAAGCTCACATTCCTGACCTTTCATGGGGTACTTTGTTGGTTATGTTAGTAGTTCTTTCAACTTATTTATTAAAAGAATCTACTGTTAGCCGACACTATATCTATAACCGTTATCGCATTGGCCATTATTCAAAAATGATGTGGACTTTTATTGGCGGTGGACTGCTTCAGTTGATTACTATTTCATTAGTTGTAGTAACTATCTGGTATGGTTCATTTGTTTTTGCACTATTTGTGTATATCATATCGTTTGTTTCTATGCTAATTTTTATCAATCGCACCAATCGAAAGTTGCTAATTAACAAACCAAAGCTTGAAAAACCACTTACTAGAACGCAAAACAATGCACGTAAATTGTTGAATGATTTTTTGTACTTTTACTTGTTTTCACGACAAGGGGATTTTTTACCTTTTTATAAGGTTTGTAGTCGCGAATCAGATTACCAAAACGTGGCAGAACAGATTGCAAAATTTGCGTTTATTGCGGATACAATGCCAGAAGAGTTGCCTAAAGGTTTAGGTTATATTTCTGGAAGATTGTTAGACGAAGTAATCGATAGTGAAGCAACTATCCTCAATGTTGATTTCAAAGCATTCATGCCAACCCGTTGTATTAATTACTTTGATACGATTTGTGAACCTTTGCAAGAAGATAAACTTTATGTAAAATACAAAGAACAAGCACTTAAAATGTTATTGCAACTAAAAAAACAAGAAAAATACGGATTTTATTCGATTGATAGTTCTTACGAAAAGTATACAAAATTCTTTGAATAAAATTGAGTGCATTCACCATTCAAGAAAACTAGAAAGGAAATTTTATGTCCATTAATCTACAATCATTAGTTAAAGAATTCAAGCAACAAGAAAGTGCTGTTGCTGAATTCAAAGAACAAGTTCGCGGTCTACCAATTAAAAATAGCCTTATTAAAATTTTCATTAATGCCTATATTCAAAGTGAGGATTCTGACGTAGCACTTGCTGGGAAGATTGCAACTATTATCAATAACGGTTGGTTGGTTAAAGACCAAGGTGATAAGCTTCCTGACAATTGGTTAGAAGGCTTCGACTACACCGACGATAACATTGCACAACTACACTTTGTTCAACGGATTGATGATAATTACAAGGCTCAAACCCTTGTTGTTCAATTAAAAGATAATACCATTGCTTCTGTCTCTTATACAGAGGGCTTTGTACTAACAACTTCACAGTCGAAAAGAAATTCACACAAGGAATAATCTATGAAACATTCAAACCACATTTTACGTTATCTAGGGGATGCTACAGTTTATCCCCTATTAGCTAGCTTTCTATTTACATTGGTTGCAGCTGTATTATTTATTGTCATCATTAGGCGAATTGTACAATTAAAATCCAAGTTTTTTAAAAAGAACTATGGCAGTACAAGTGTTAGCCTATTATTGTCTTTCCTTTGTGCCATTTCATTGATAGTTGGGACATTTGGAGTTTATCACCAGGCGGAAAAAAACATTGCAAATGGTAAACTAAATGACTATTACACCTTGTCTAGAGAGGGTAATAAAATTAAGTTATTAAATAAAAAAACTGATTATTCTTATTACTTCAAAAAAAATCAAGAATTGTCGATCATAAAAGAAACAAAAGCTTTCTATGAAGTAAGTTACAATCATAAAAATTTTGTAGTTCGAAAGGATTTAGTGCAGGTGCAGTAAGCAGTTGTTTACAAAAGAAAAATGAACGAGAAACTCCTTTTTTTGCTACTTTAGTTTGACTATGTAATTCTTATATGATATTATTTTCTTGTATTTTAAAGGTTAATTAATTTTATATCTATCCAATATCATTTGTACTCTTTTATTACAATTTTTATGAAAGGAGAAAGACTATGCGACAAGTAGAGCGTCACTGGATTAAAGAAGGTCATGAGCTTTATCCTATCTGTGACGATTTAACTTTTAAAGCTAAAAATCTTTATAACGCAGGTTTGTATCAAATTCGACAGTCAATTTTTGAACGATACAAATCACAAGAAGAAGAAAAACCTTCCGTCCTCTCTTGGATTGGATTAGTTTCTCAATTTAGAAAAGAGAAACAAGGCGATATGTTGGCTTTACCCTCCAAGGTTTCAACCAACATCTTAAGGACCCTTGGTTCTGCTATTAGTTCCTACTATCAAATCTTAAAATGTTACCACGACAAATCTAATTTGAGTGTGACCAGTAAACCAAAATTGCCTCGGTATCTTCATAAAACAGAAGGACGTTACGTAGTAGAGTTCACAAATCAAACTTTTTCTAAGAAAAGGGGGTCAAATGGAGAACTTATTTTATGTCCAAAAGATCTAAAATTATCTATTCCTACAAAAGTAGTGCATCCCCAATGTGTACGAATTGTTCCTAAGTTGAAGGCTTTCGTTATCGAAGTGATTCATGAGGTGGAAGTTCCTCCTTTGAAACACACTGGGACTTACGCAGCCATTGATCTAGGAGTTGATAATCTAGCTAGTATTACTTTTTCAAATGGTATTAATCCACTATTGATAAAGGGTTCCAAGTTAAAGAGTATCAACCAAGGCTATAATCGTTTAATCGCTAAAGCAACCTATAAACTTCCTACTAATCAAAAGACTAGTCAGGTCATCCACCGTCTTTGGAGAAATCGTGAATTGAAGCTCCAATCAGAGCTTCATAAAGTTACGTCTTTTCTCTCTCTTTATTTTGACGAGATGGCTATTGAAAAAGTCTTTATTGGTAAAAACCAAGGCTGGAAACAAGAAGTTTCTTTAGGAAAGAAAACGAACCAAACCTTTACACAAATCCCTTTTACAACCTTTATTTTTCAATTAACTTACAAATGTTTAGCAAGAGGAATTGAAGTTGTAGAGCAAGAAGAATCTTATACTTCTAAAGCTAGTTTTGTAGATCAAGATGAAATTCCTACCTATGGAGAGAGTGTTAAAAAATCTGCTTTCTCAGGAAAACGAGTAAGTAGAGGATTGTATCGAACGAAGAATGGTTTTCTTTTAAACGCAGACGTTAATGGTTCTTACAACATCTTGGTAAAAAGTCTTTTAACTTTAGGTAAATTTCTAGATAGAGAAAAAGTATCTTTTCACACAAGAAGTTTGAAGAATTGGCGGTCTGTATCTAATAAAGATTTACTATTACAATACATGTAAGCCCATATCTTAGAGATTCTAAGAGAGGGTCTAGGGGGGTCTTGTAGGAGGCTTTTGATGAAAGCAAGAACTATTGGTTTTTGTGGAACATCAAGAATCAGATGGGACAAATCGTTACATTTTTAACATTTGTATAAACCGTTTGAACCTATTTAGTAACAGCAGCATTATAGTCAGTTCTAGCTACATAGAACTAGAACTTGTTTTCTGTTCCTTCAAGTTCAACAATCAATGATTGAACTTGTTCATTGGAACGTAATGTAGGGTAATTTTCAGTTGATACAACAACAAAAGTTCCTACAGTAGATTTAAGTAATAAATAAGGAGGACTCCCAATGAAAGCAGGCGGAGAATTAGCTAAGCACCGTGAAGAAGCAGCAAAGGAAGCTGTTTTATTCAGTCAAAATTTTCTAAAAGAAAAAGGTTCTATTCTGGGTATCCAACAAGTTCTCATTACTGAGGACGAAGGTAGTGGAGACGTAAAGATAAGGGCTTCTTTCCAAAATTCAGGATTGGGTTCAGTTGAAATTTTCGATCTTGTCCTCAAGACACTGGTTCGTTTCTTAGGCGGTCCTCATGGTGAGCTTTTCAAAGAACTAAAGTTTACCGATAAAGAGGTTGAAGAACTAACAGAGGAGATCATGGTGATCATTTATGGCTCCTTAATGAACGCTTTTTCTAAAAAAGGAATCAATGCTTTTGATCCAAATGAATTTGAAGATCCATATGTGAGTGAATTCTTCGAAGATTTTACTGGTAAGGCCTTCATGGCAGCTTTGTCTGCTTCTGCAAAAAACAAAGAATTGATGTCAGCAGAAGAAGTTGAAGATTTGATTGATTCTGACGAAGATGATTAGATTAATTAATTTGAAATAATAAAAAGGACTTGGCATAAGCCAGGTCTTTTTTTATGAAAAAAGCATTGACATTCTTTGTTATTTATGATATACTTGTATCATAAATAAAGAAAAGAGGAACAAGTGATGTCAACAAACGCTTTTATTGGAGTTAGAGAAAATGGGTCTATCAGTTACATTTATAATCATTCTGATGGTTACTTAGAATATTTGGGACGAATGTTGCTTGAACATTATAATTCTGAAGAGAAAGCAAAGGCTTTAGTTGCTCTTGGGGGCGTTTCTATTGTAAAAGAAAAGCTTGACCCAGCAGAGGGTACGGTGCATAGCTTCAATGTTGGCGAGCGTCAAGATGGTGTTTCGGTATTCTACGGACGAGACAAGAATGAGGATTGGGAATGTATCAAACCTATTACTATTCAAAACACAGTTTTCGATGAACATCAATATTATAACTACTTATACGATGTTGAAGAAGGCCGCTGGTTGTTTACTAGAAATGGTAAAGACTTTCAAAAACTAGAAGAAGTTATTGCTGATGAACGAAAGGTTGCTAAAGACAAACTATACAAACGTCTTGTAAAAGAGTTTGATCAACAATTTGGGGGATTAGAAAATCAACCGCTTTACAAAGCGCTCACTCTTGAGGATCTGCAAGAAATTGCAGGTATTATTGATAGACGACTGTGGTTGGAAAGAACGATTACGAAGATAAATAATGCCAAAAACAAGCGGAAACAGTTAGAAACTAATCTTATGAAGCTTTGGAAAGAAAAAAATAAATTCTTAGCTTTAGATATGAAAATAAAGATCTCAAACGGAGCGAAAATTTGTTGTTCTGCTGCTGGATTTGAAAAGTGTGGTTTCGAAGTTGTTAAAGGCGATAAGGTCTTGTGTAAGCTTAACATTATTGCTAAAAGAGGTTATGATTCTGGATTTACTTATTTTATTCAAATGAATGATGAAGAAGTAGAGCAGGGTGTCTTAAATGGCGAAGAAACAGCTTTCGATTCCAAAGCGATTATTACTGAAATTCTTAAAAAAGAAGGGTGGGCTGAGAAAATTGAATCGTACATCTCTGTTATCCTAGAAGCTTTGGAAGAACGAAAAAAATAACTACAACACAAAAAGAACTGCTACAATTGTAACGGTTCTTTTTATTTATTAGTGATATGGTAGTAATCAAAAAAACGCCATAGAAGCTTTTTATTTTTTGTAATCTCGGTTTAGCTGGATAATTCCTCCATCAGTTCCAACCTTTTTCAATCTGACATAGAAATTGTAGCTTTCTTCCCTATCTAAAACACGAGATAAGGTCATGGAATTAATTTCTTGATCTATTTTTTTCCTTTCATCAACTGCAAAAGCTTGATAAAACGGAGATTTATATTTTCCTAATACTAAATCTTCAAGAATTTCTTTGAAATCTTCATAAGTTTTCAATTTTTTGGCTATTACTTCAGAAAAGCCATTCTGGGTATTATAAACAACAATCTTCATATAATCAATCACTTTATTTTTTATAGCTTTATTATAACACATCTAATTATAAATGTCAATACGAACTATTATTAAACCAATGTTTTTAGAACTTTTTCCAAAAACAATTGACTTTTATCATCTTTTATGATACAATTATATCATAAACAAAAAAGCAGGAAGAGGCTATTAAAAAATTCATAAAAGATATGGGGAAATAATAAATGGTAAGATTTGATCCAAGTATTAGTTATTCTGATGAAGCGTCAGAAATTTTTAGCCAGTATCGAAAACTAAAAGAAGAACAACAAAAAAATGAGCAGGACCGTCTTTCTGAACCTATAGGTTACGCCACATTGAAATTAGACCTTCTTACAGAAGATATGAAGGAGCGTGTGGAAACATTTTTCAAAGAAAATAAGCATGATTTTGAGTATGGCGGAGAAATTATCACGCGCGAATATTATAGAAAATATCTAAGCAAACATTTTGGAGAATGTTTCTTAACCCAAGGGTTGATTGATTTCTTCAAGGTGAATCCAGAACATAAATTTAAAGTAATGGCTATCCATGAAGGATTTGTGGTTGTTGAAATTTACTCTAAAGCTTATATTGTTCCTGAAGAAGTGCTGGAACTTGTTGAAAAGACAAATAGTGTGGCGGTTGCCAATGAGTTAATGGTAAAAGCTGATAATCAACTTACTTTGGTAAGCGAACTTGAAAATGCTAAAGAACTGATTGAAAAAGTTTCTAATTTTGAAGATGAAGCTTTTGCAGGGCAACTAGCAGCCATCAACAACCTGAAGGCTGAAATGGAAGCTAAAATTACAGCTATGTATGAAATGCAGGCTAAAATGATGGCTGAACTTCAAAGCAAAATTCAACTTTATGAGCATGAGCTTTTGATTATGCGTTCAGACTTAACAGCTTTTGAGTATCGTAATGGTTTGACAGTTAATTTTATGAACATTCACAAAGGTGCTAACGCCCCTGTTCATCAACCTATCATTATCCATCAAAAACTAATCTATCTGGACGAAGATTTGCCTCGTTTGACAGATTTGTATGACGTGGACTCAGGAAGTTTAGAAGTCGCAATCAAGAACTCTCCAGCTCTCTTGGAACATATTTGTCCTACAAGCAAGGGCATTACTTTCCTAAAAATGCGGAACTCTGCTGGAAACTATGAGCTAGAAAACACCGTCATGAAGTTTATTCGAAATGTAATGCCGAATGAAGTGGGTGTCTTAATTCGTAATGGAGAAAACACTTGGTTCACATGGCTTGACAGCAACGACATTTCTTTATCTACTGATTCGTTCACATCAAAATCATCTGATGAAGAAACTTCAGTATCCCTTCTTCAGTCTCGTTACTATTTGTTTAATCTTATCATGGGCTTAATTGAGCGTAATGAAATCTTACAACTGGACCATGTTCCGACAAATATGTTTGCTGACCCAAGCATCATCTGGTCTAGTGCCGATTCTCAAATTGCTGATTCAACCTATGTTGAATTAAGTAAGATTATTCCAATTTTGAACCGATACTCTAAAGCTGATGATCCAATCTATGTGTTAAACTCTTTTGCAGACAGTGCGAAATATAACGGACACTACGGTGGAGGGCATACTGAACGTGGGCGTGGGGATAACGCTCTGACAGACAATACCTTTGTTGACAAAGGGCTTAGTAAGATTAAGGGGATTGATTATCTTTCAGACTTTACATATCGCTTCTATGTTAGTGGAGAAAAAAGAAGTTGGTGGGGAGATTCTAAAATCAGTCCTAGCCTTTATATTGAAGAAGATGAATTTATCAATCTTAAATTCCTTACTAGTAGCCTTATTGATTACTATATTCATACAAAGCGTATTGGTAAAGTTTCAAATTCTGGGCGTTACGTTGACTTCTCTCACATGCTACCTATTCTCTTTGGAATTAAAAAGGCATTGGAAGAACAGGAGAAGGTTGACCGTCTCCATATCGTTGCACAAGACTACGATTTAAATCTTTTAACATCATTCAAGATTCTTCACGATGTGCGCGTGATTACTCCTTATCAAGCTAAACGTTACTCTAAATGGGTTGCTGGATTAAGCGAAGAAGATAAAACTTATTATAAAAAGTTGCTTCTTATCAATGATTTAGACAACGTTATTCGTAAGCCGAAGGTCTATGCTGCTATCACGAAGCCGACTCTTATGGACAATGAAGATCGCAGAGAACGTGATACTGTTGACTATGCTATTTTTTCTATCTCCGAAGCTGGCACGAACCAGAACTCTATTGCTGTTTCAAAAAATGGTTGGAGAACTAATTATAAAACTCTTACCTATTCTGAAATAGAACTAAGATATTCTTACTGGAATAAAGCAAGTCGAATCAAAACTTTTTCTAATCAAGAAGGTCTTGATAAACTCTTAAAAAATGAAATCATCTATCAGGCATTTATGGATCGCAAAAATACTTCTAACTTTGTGCTTGAAGATGATGGCATTGAAAATTATTTTGGAGAGCGTGAATGGTTCTTAGTTGATTTCTTTGACCGTGAAGGTAACACCAAAATGGTTAAAGAAGTCGAAGAGATGAATAAAGCTCTAAAAGAAGCTCAGAAAGAAGCTAAATAAAGAGACTCTTCATATATATAAATTTTTAAACGATGGAAACCTCTGCTTTTAATCAGGGGAGGAAATCGTTTTTTCTTTAAAATTTGTTAGTTATTTGATTTTTATTTACTTTCACTAAATATTTATGATATACTATATGTATGAAGATTAGTGGAAGGAGTCTGTAAATGGAAATCAGTTTAACCTCCAAATTACGAATTGTGTTTCAGTCAGAAACTGACCGAAAAGGCGCTTATGATACGCTGATTGCCTATCGTGATGCATGTAATTTTGTTTCGCAATATGTTTTCGATCATGATTTTGTTCTA